ATTCGTGAATGGGTTCTCGCGGATCTAGAAGCTAAAAAAGCTACTACTCAACTGATTATCAAAACACAGTATAGGGCACAGCATCATATGCCCAAAGATTTACTAGATACAGTAAACAATGAATTAAACAGCATAGGTATTCCGAATGTAGCATGGATGGATAGTTATGTTCGTCGCCCAGGCTCTAAACAATATCTTCATGTTGACGGTCGTGATTTTCCTTTGTTTTGCGCTATTAACATTCCACTAAGTGGTGTTATTGGCAGTAGGTTTGAATACTATGGTGGTGATTATACTGTTGAAAAGAAAGCGGAAAAAGGTCTTACATGGTTTGAACCTATATGGAATCGGCCACCTGAACTAATAGAAAACTTGGAACTGACCAGTGCTCATTTAATAAAAATCGATGTTCCGCATATGGCTGTGGCCAATGATCATGAACCAAGGTCAATTGTGTCAATGAGATTTGAAGGTAATCCCAGCTATGAATATGTTAGGGACTGTATTATAAGGAATAACAGATGATTCATATTAATTTTAATATAAGGAACCCATGGTCTAGCAGATGGGATAGAGGCCGAGTATGGTCTGGTTCTTTAACACAACACAAGTTTTGGGAATTGCAAGCAATGAAAACAGCGGACGTCATTGACTTTGTATTTGCATTTACTATTAGACAGGATCATGCAGGCCTGGACATGTCATTGGGACTATTGGGTTTTGCACTAAGATTTAATGTTTATGATCATAGGCACTGGAACACTGATGTTAATGCCTGGGAAAACCACAAGGAGTAATATGTATAAAACAGTTTACACAGAAGTCGAAGTTGATGTTGACCTTAGCGACTTTGATACAGACGATCTAATCGAAGAATTAGAAAGCCGCGGTGCTGGTGCCACAGACTATGGCGATGGCAAAGAGATCCTGGAGGCCATCTACGAAAAGCGTAGATTGGGCCGAGACTATCAAACCGAACTTAACCAACTAATTTGGTTGGGTCTTGGCAAGGTTATCTAACATTTGAATAGTTATGAAAAAATTTATCTTTTTATTACTGGCCTGTTGCGCCAATGCTTACTCTGGCCCTACTGCTAGTTATGCTTTATACGACTATGATGCACATCAGTTTGTTATCAAAGAAGATGTAGACCGAGTTCGTAGTATGGCCAGTATTACTAAACTGTTTACTGCCATGACTGTGATACGTAGCGGAGTTAATTTACAAGAAAAAGTAAAAGTAACAGGTCGTAGTAGAGGATTCGTGCCACGTAATTCGATGATTTCTAGATATGACTTGCTAAGAGCCATGTTAATCAGCAGTGATAACTTAGCCAGTGAAAGTCTTGCTAATGCACATCCTGGCGGATTTAATCAGTTTATAATCGATGCTAATTTTTATGCTGATCAAGTATTAAAATTAAGAGAAACTAAAATTGTCGATTCCAGCGGTCTAATGGCCGGCAACGTCACTAACGTGAACGATTTAATAGATTTGCTTGAAGCAACTCGCAGTAATGAAATTATCAAAAAAATTGCCGCAGAGCGTAATGCTATCATTACTATGAATGTTACTCGTGGTAAGAAACAAAAAGAAATTACAATTAATTTTAGAAACACTAATCCACAATTATGGACGTTTGATAACATTTTAGTTAGTAAAACAGGATATACCAATGCCGCGGGTCGATGCGTAGTTATGTTGGTAGAAAAGAACAATTTGCCTTTTGCAGTAATTGTGCTAGGTACTAGAAATATATACGAAAGAAGTAAACTAGCCAAACAGCTAATTGAAATACCAATCGAACCTAGAATCGTTCCAGTAATAGAACCTGAAATAAAATTTGATTCGGTAGATTACAATTTGTACTAATGGATTCACACGAAAAACTTTGGGCTATTGATATTAGGCATGCCAAAAATAATGTAGTTTGGGCATTTCCTTATCATGTGCCCGAGCCCAGTTATCCGCCTTTTCCTGGTTTTGATGTTCTTGAAGGATATTTACACGAACATTATGTTGGCTATTCTACAAATAGACTGTATAATAACGGTAGTCCAGTACTGGAAATTAAATTTGCAACAGAACAAGAAGCTATGATGTTTGTACTGAGATGGTCATGAGAGAGCTTAAAAAAGAATTATGGCCTTATCGGATCGTAATAAACAGCGACATTAAAAATGACATCACACCAGTGGAGCTCTGGTTAGGAGAACAACTGGGTACTTTTAAAGGTCGTTGGAATGTTGTTTATAGAGTTAACGAAACACATTTTTATTTTCGATTAGGCGAAGATGCTATGTTATTTTCATTGAGGTGGTCATGACAGTAAAAATTTTTGCAGAGCGTGATAATTTTAAATTAATAGGCGACAGCAGAGATATAGCTGTTGATTTCAATTATCGTAGTGCTGTATGGGATTGGTGTAACGACAATGATATTGATTTGGAATATCAAGGTTCACTAGGTAGTGTAGATCTTTGGCGTATTAGAAACGAAGAGCAAAGATTAATGTTTGTACTGAGGTGGTCATGACTGTGAGAACAAGATCCCGCCAACTTGAATATAAGGTTTTCAGCGATGTTGAACCACATATAGCCAAGGTATGGTGCAATAGTACTATCGGTGATCAATGGTGTGCCTTAGATAATCGACAAGGACTATGGACTTGTTTTTGGGCAGGCCCAAGTCATCTTAGAGAACGCAACGGAGAAACTGGAAAATATGTATATAGGTTTGCCGAAGAACAAGATGCGCTTATGTTTAAGATAAGGTGGAGTTAATGTCATTACATACAGTTGTTTATCATAGACTAGAACCAGGACAGTTAGCAGGACATATTCGCAGTCTATTAGATCATAATGTAGATCGTTGGTTGGCAGAACATTGTCAGGGACGCTATTATCATAATCCTGGCTGGACAGATACTAAATTTATTCAATTTGAAGATGCATTGGAAGCATTTACCTTTTCATTAACCTGGGGAAAATAATGACATTAATTTATGACGATTTCGATGATGTTTATGTTTGGGTTGAAGATAACGATCATAACATTACGCTAAGTCCGGAATATGACGACGAAGAAAGTGCCCGTCAATGGTATAGTCGAGTATATGCAATCATGCAGACTGCTAAATTGTCAGTATGAGTAGCACAGTAGTCACACTACCTTATAGACCACTATGGGAACCACTTGATTGGGCCAAAAAAAATTGTCCCAGCTATATTACTAATGACGCACACAGCATCGGTAATAACTCTTATGACAATAGTAAAATAGATTATTTTTTCAATGATGAACATGATGCTTTTAAATTTGCACTAAGATGGGGTGGGCAATGAAGACAACAACAAATTTTTATTCACCGATGCTAGAAGACAAGATACTAAAAGACGCGGCCAAAGAACTACAAAAAGAAATTGATTGGCAAGTTTTAAAAGATCTATTAATTGAAACAGGCTGGGTCAAAGTTGAATTAACTAGCAAGTGGCTACCTTGCACTGGAATAGAACTTGATGACTGGCGTAAAAAGAATCTTACTGGTCGATGGTATGCCAATGATAATATATGGATTTTTGAAAAAGCCGAAGATGCTGTTCTTTTTACACTACGATGGCAGTAAAAAGACGCAGATATTTTCCTAAAACTCCTGGCACAGGCGAGTATAGAATTTTGGACATTACACAGATTATCACAGACGGTGCAGACTGTTACCCATGGCAAGAAGTCTATGCTTGGTGGCCGGTTAAAACTATTAGCGGAAAAAGAGTATGGCGTGAAAAAGTGTTCAAGCGTCGAGTGTGGATCGTTTGGGGTGCAAGTTTTCATATGGAACCAGAAGTGCAATACGCTACAATGTTTGATTTAATTACTATAGACTGTAATGCTATCTACAATTAAAGAAAGAATAACAGAATGGCGAGATTATCGCTTTTTAAAAAAGCACGGCTGCTCGTCTTGGTACCAGTATCATAGAAAAACAGATCCAGATGTTTGCCAGTGGGCCAGTAGAGTAGATGACTTTTATCATGGCTATCCAATGAAGCATTGTTTTGAAAACTTTGATAACGAAATCTACGAATGGGACTTGGGTCGATGTGGCCTTACTAGATGCGAAAATTGGTGTAAAGAAAATCTGTCAGGCAAATGGAGATTTGATATGTTAAGAGTCTTTATGCAAACTCCTATTGGCATACACGGCGTTGAAGAATCTGAATACTGGATAAATGAAATAGGCGGCAGTGACAAAATATTTTTTGTTTGTCACGATGCCGAAGATATGTTTAAATTTAAATTAAGGTGGGGTTCATGAAAATAGGTATTATTGGTTATGGGGTAGTGGGCAAAGCAGTAGCTAACTCTTATGATAAAGAGCCCAAATATAAAGTTGAAATCTATGATCCCATGCTAGGATTTAACAGTGACGTCAGTGATTGCGATGCAGTATTTGTCTGTGTGCCAAGTCCTAGTTTGCCCGACGGTGCTTGCGACAGTTCTATTTTAGAATCTGCTTTGCAAAGACTGGGAGAGTTTAAAGGAGTTATAATCAGTAAAACCACTGCTACTCCAGACGTTTATATTCGACTACAAAAACAGTATCCTAATCTAGTACATGCTCCTGAATTTTTAACGCAAAATAATGCTAGGGAAGATTATCGAAACGGACGCCTTTTAGTATTGGGAGGCAACGAGTGGTACAGAATAGTAGCACATGGAATCATTAAACAGTCTGTATTTAAAACTGATGTCTTTTACACGGACATAGGTACTGCTAGTTTATTTAAATACATAGTTAATAGTTTCCTAGCCACTAAAGTTATTGCTATGAATCAGTATCGAGCACTAGCTGACTCTATAGGCTTAGATTGGTCTGAGCTTGCTAAAATGTTAGCCGGAGACCCTAGAATTGGTTCAAGTCACTTGCAAGTTCCGGGTCCAGATGGCCAGTTTGGATTTGGCGGTATGTGCTTTCCCAAGGACATTGAAGCCCTTTTAAATTATGCAGAACAGCAAAATATTAACTTGGAATTATTGTCAAAAGTAGTAAATATTAATAATACTCTAAGGAAATAATATGGTCGGAGTAGCTCGTTACTTACAGATTGATGCTTACCGCAAACAACTGATTAACAAGCTAAATCTTGCTGATTTTTATTTTCGTGGTTTTATAGACGATAAAGAAGTTGCTAAGATAATACGCAAAGTTCTTAAAGATCCTAAAATTATAATCAAGCGTCACTATAGCAATAGTGCAGAACCTGACAGGTTTATTACTAGTAGTTTTTATGATCCCGAAGAAGATTCTAAGCCCTACGAGCTTTATCTTATTTTTTACAAAAAGAACGTAGTAAGAAAATATACCAAAACATGGCGCTATATTAAAAATGAAATAGCGGACAGTTTAACACACGAATACGTACATTACCTACAGCACCAATCTGGTGCTGATTTTACGGTTAGTCCAGGAGATGACTTAGAGTATTATAAGGACTGTCACGAGTTAGATGCTCACGCTGTCAATGCAGCCTATGAACTTATCGATAGTTATGGTACTAATAAAATTAACTTCGATGCACTGGTGCAAGTTTATAGAACTCAACCTACTCCCTTGCAAGATTGTAGTATGACGTTATGGGATTACGCAAAACATTTTCCTGCTGGGTCAAGAACATGGAAAAGATTTTTTAAAAAAGTATATGTTCACTATTGCTGGTTAACCGAGGCTAGATATAAAATCATTTATGACCAAAGCAGTATCCTCGTTCATTAATATCTCGAAATGATTATATTCTAATTCTAAATATTTTATATTTTTGATATATTCTTGGCTGTTAATAGTAACTACTCCGTCGTTAGGTTGACTCATCAGTGGAACGTGACCTTTAGTAGATACAATTTGTAACCATGGTATATAAATGTTTGCTAATATATCTTGGGTATGCTTAACTGGCTCAGCAGTAGTGGCTACATCATGTAGCATTTGATATTCAGGAAAAAATATTGCCATTTGATTGGCCTTCTCACTGCCATTAAACGGGGTGCTAATAGTAACAACTGCTTTAATATTATTTTGACCAATAGCATCAACAATATGTGCCGCATACAATCCGCCCATGCTGTGAGCTACAATAACAGAACCTTTAAATTTATCTAAGTTTTGTTTTATTAATTCTAAATTTTTGACAAAAGGAATGGCAGTATCATAGTGAATGAAATCTCTTTTTGCTTTAATTTTTGGTGCCAAATAATTCCATATGGTAGGACTACAATTGGCTCCGTGTATAAAAATAACTTTTTGCATGTTGACAGTAAGATAAGTATCCAGTATAATAGTATTTAACCTTATGAAATTTCCAATTACACGCATCACACAGCTGAGAGAGATATTGAACAATCATCCATTGTTGTCTGAAAAAATTATTAATAATCGTCAAGACCTTCAACATTTTATGGAATGCCATGTGTTTGCAGTTTTTGACTTTATGAGTTTGATCAAAACTCTACAACACCAAATTTGTCCCAGCTCTACAGTTTGGTTGCCTAGTCCTTTGCAACGCAAAGCCAGTCGATTCGTTAATGAAATTATTCTAGCCGAAGAAAGCGATACCAGTTTAGTAGATGGCGAGTACATTAGTCATTACGATTTATACATCCAGGCCATGAGAGAAGTCGGTGCTGACCCTGATGTTATTATTGGATTTGAAGAACTAGTTAGAGAGTTTGGCATCGAATGGAGTTTAGATAAAGGTGACATTCCTGAAAGTTGTTATAACTTTGTTCGCAGTACTTTTGATTTTATTAATACAGATAAACCACATGTAGTAGCGGCGGCCTTTTGTTTTGGTAGAGAAACGGTTATACCTGACATGTTCACTGGAATATTAGAGCACTTGGGTATTACAGAGTCACAGGCGCCTGGATTCTTTTACTATCTGCGTAGACACATCGAAGTTGACGGTGGCGAACACGGCCCTGCTAGTATCAAACTAATAGAAACCTTGTGTGATAATGATCCTATTAAACTACAAGAAGCTGAACAGGCAGCACTAGATGCTATACAAGCACGTATTCGTTTTTGGAACGAAGTACGCAATGAGATTATATACAGATGAAACCTAAATTTAAAAAACTATACATGGACTGGGCTACTCGTGTGGCCCAGTTAAGTTACGCAAAAAGATTACAAGTGGGTGCAGTTATTGTCAAAGACGATACTGTTATCAGTTATGGCTATAATGGTATGCCTGCGGGCTGGGATAACAACTGTGAACACGATGTAATAGTTGCCGAAATTGATGGTGACCCAGGTAGGGTAATTAGAGAAAATAAAACTAGGCCGGAGGTTCTACATGCAGAATCAAATGCAATCGCAAAGCTCGCAAAATCTACTAATAGTGGCCTTGGTGCTGACTTGTTCATCACTCATAGCCCTTGTATGGAATGCGCTAAACTTATCTATCAGTCTGGCATTCGCCGCGTTTTTTATGCTGAGGATTACAGAGATAATTCGGGTGTCAACTTCCTCAGACATTCAGGAGTCGCAGTGGAACAAATAGATGACAGTAGTCAAAGTATTTTGGACAACTCTAAATCCGTTTAACGGCGTAGCAGATTGGCAAGATTGGCTGGATACTCACGCCGGCAGTCAGGGACGAGATTGGGGCTGGTTTCAAAGTGATGTAGTTGCCGGCGACTATGACGAACGCACAGTAATAGGTATATGGTTCAATAATGAAGCTATAGCAATGTTGTTTAAATTATCACACGACTGCGAGTTTTATTTAGGTGAAAAAACTGTTGACAAAGCAGACAAAGCACCGTATAATGATAGCTATGGAAAATGAAACTAAAAGATGGGTCGTCACTGTAGAAGAGGATCCCGAAACTGGTGATTTAATTTTACCCTTTCCCGATGGTCTATTAGATTCTATGGGATGGAAAGAGGGCGATGTTATCAATTGGAAAGAAGAAAACGGCGCATGGATTCTGACTCGAAAATCAAACGACATGTAATGATCGACTTGGAAACATTGGGAGTAACACCCGATGCTGTTATCCTAACTCTGGGTGCAATTAAGTTTGACCCCTGGGATGATTCAAGTACATTAAACAGTCAAGAAAATATTCAAATGGATTGTTTCTATCATAGAATCGATCCTGAGAGTTTTGGACCTGACGCTAGAATAGACAACGGCACATTGGCTTGGTGGGCCAATCAAAATGACGACGTAAGGGCAGAAGCTTTTGCTGAAGATAATCGACATCCTATTAGGACTACATTAACAGATTTTTACAAATGGTTAGGTAAATTTGACTGTGTGTGGAGCAACGGCGCCACATTTGATATTGTAATGTTAGAATGGGCTTATAGAGCTCAGGACAAAGGAATCCCATGGAAGTATTGGCAGGCTAGAGATACTAGAACAATTTTCGGATTGGTCAAAGATCACAAAGAATTTATGCCTGAATCTGCTTCTAGTATGAAACATCATGCACTTTGGGATTGTTGGGTCCAGTTAGTAACTGTACAAAATATTATACGCAGTCTGAATATTCCTCGCCCGGAGTAAATAGCATAGAGGACTTTAGGCATTCATCCCTCTTTAAAAATTCTGCATGTCATTGCTATTCAAGTAAGGAGAATAAACAATGGCAAACCAACCTATAACATACAAGTATACCAGCACTAAAGAATATGTAGACGCATTTCCCTGTGCTTATCGTCAGTGGCGAGCTGACAGTCACTGTAACTTAATTCACGGTTACAGTTTTTCAATGAAGTTCTACTTTGGTACTAATGATCTAGACGTTCGTAACTGGGCGGCTGACTATGGTGGCTTAAAAGAACTTAAAAAAATACTCGAAGATCAATTTGACCACACACTGATTGTGGCTCAAGATGATCCCGAACTAGAAACTTATAAACTGCTCCAAGAAAAGAAAATGGCCAAAATCGTTATTTTACCACGATTAGGCTGTGAGGGTTTGGCAGATCAGCTATATAAGTTTGTTAACGGAGTATACATACCTGATTACTGGGGTCCTAGTGAAGCCGAACGTCTATGGTGCTATCGCGTAGAAGTACGCGAGACACAGGCAAATATGGCTTTCCGTGAGGGGCATCGGGAGTGGGGTGAAGATTTGTTTAATTAAAAGGAGAACATTATGTTAGACAAAATTTTGGCCGGCGTTGACCGGGCACTTGCTTACAAATTAATGTTAGCGCACATCGTTATTATTGCAATTAGCAATTATATCGTTCAATTCAAGTTTGATTTCTTTGGCAATCCTATTGCATGGGCGGCGTTTACGTTTCCATTGGTAGTTGTATTAACTGACTTAACAGTTAGACTGTTAGGTAAAGAAACAGGTCGTGCAGTAATTACCTTAGCTTTTATTCCTGCTATTCTAGTAAGTATGGCAGTAGTTAAGTTAGGCGGTGCACCTGACTCTGTGGCTTTCCGCATCGGACTAGGATCTGGTGTTGCTTATTTTATTAGCAATTTGTTAGATGTGTACGTTTTCCAGTACTTTAGAGAAAAATACCAAACATGGTGGATCGCCCCTACATTGAGTGCAGTAGCCAGTACATTCATTGACACTTATGTATTCTTCTTTACAGCGTTCTACAAAGGTGCTAACGAATTCATGGCCGCTAACTGGCACATTGTTGCTACTAACAACAGTATCAGCAAAATCCTTGTAAGTCTGTTAGTAATTTTACCCGCTTATGGCGTGTTATTAAATTACCTACAACAACGATTAAGCAAACAAGAACCCTCTAACTAATGACTAAGCGAGTATTAGTGATCGGAGCAGGCATTACGGGTGTAATGTCTGCTTATTTTGCGGCAAAAAAAGGGTACGCAGTAACAGTTGTCGACCAAGAACGATATGCTGGTATGCGTACTAGTTTTGCCAATGGCGGACAAATTAGTGTCAGTAACAGCGAAGTATGGACTACTCACAGCAATGTCCTAAAAGGCATTAAGTGGATGTTCAAAAAAGATGCTCCATTACTGTTTAGACTATGGCGATTAGATTGGCCGATGTGGCGCTGGATTGCAAAATTTCTTTATTACACTTATACTGGTGCTTATCGAGCAAACACAGAACAAACAATTAAATTAGGTTTAGAATCTCGTAAATTGTATGATGTAATATGTGCAGAAGAAAAAATTAAGTTTGATAGAGACAACTGCGGCATAGTACATTTTTATAAATCAGAAAATTATTGGCAATCTGCTGTATCTGCAACCGAGTTATACGCAGACAACGGTTTAGATCGAGTTGAGATTCCCGTTGAACAAATGACTAAGTTAGATCCTAGCTTAAGAGACATTCAAGATTGTGTGGGTGCAACCTTTACGGCCAGTGATTGGACCGGTGACATACATAAATTTTGCTATGAGTTAATGGATATACTGGAAAAGAAATATCAGGTTGTATTTCATAACACATGTAAAGTCAATTCATTAACTGCATATTCAACAGCATTTGATGCTGTAATTGTTTCAGCAGGAGTAGGCAGTGAACAGTTGGCCAACAGCGTGGGTGATAGATTAGACGTTTACCCTGTAAAAGGATATAGCATTACAATTAATAATGTAAAACCTCCGGCTGTAAGTTTATTAGATGATGAAGCTAAAATTGTTACTAGCAGTTTAGGTAATAGATTTAGAGTTGCCGGCACTGCCGAATTGGCCGGCGAAAACTATGATATTAGACGAGACAGAATCGAGCCTTTGTTAAATTGGGTTCATGAAAACTTTCCTAACATGAACACACACGACTACAGTCAATGGGCTTGTCTAAGACCAATGACACCAAACATGATGCCCGTTGTTAAAAAGAGCACCAATAATCAAAAAGTATTTTATAATACTGGTCATGGTCACTTGGGTTGGACTTTGGCACCTGTTACAGCCAAACAAGTAGTAGAACTAATAGACGCTGATAATGAAAATAGATAAAATATATTCAAGTTCTCCTGATATTACAAGTCCATATCAATTGCCTTTTATACATTGCTTAGAAGGTAATGGTATAAATCAAATGACATTACAGTGGTGCGAAAAACATACATTAGGCAAATGGGCTTACTGGTTTGATCGACAACATTGCCTAGACAATTGGGATATGACTGCTCAAATCGCTTATATTGGTTTTACAAATAGTATAGATCTTTTTATGTTTAGAATATCTGCACCAGACACTATAACTGACCGACAAAACCTTAGTAAAATAATAATCTAATGCTAATAGCAATACATTACATGAGCGAACTACCAGACGAATTTGAAATAGTCGTGGGATTACTATTAGATAAATTTCTAGGCGAACGACTAGAGCATCTAAACGAGTGCCAACTTAGCTATCGTACTAGTACTGTACAACATCACTACGCAGTCAAACTAGAAATATTTGCAGAGTTCCCAACAAAAAATGATGAATTTTTGTATAGATTAAAATATCCAGAACCAAAAAGAGTTGGTATACCGCTGGGCCGGGATAACGAATATACTTAATAAATATTTTTATGCTAAAAGTGATTCAAGGCACCAAAGCTCAAGATCAGAGCTCAAAAAGATCAAACAAAGTATTAGATATTAATAATCGCTTACGTCGAAAAAAGCTAAAAGTTATTGAACAAAAAAACGATAACAGCTCAAATAAGGCCAAGTGACTACTTGATAAATAAAATACATATATAATGGAGGCAGACATGCTATCAAAATTATCAGCTTTTTTAAAAGGCATTATCAGCGGTAAAACAGAAGTTGTTGAACAACCCGCTAAACAGGTACAACAAGATCCCATGACGGGAATTATTGTTGCACCACAACCTCAGCCAGCAACTACGCCAATTCCGCTGGTCCCTGAGCAAAACAATGCTGGTTGGCCCTTCCCTAAGCCAGAAGAAAAACCAGCAGAAACTAAAACAGCAAAGAAAAAGCCAGCGGCTATGAAAGCTCCAGCTAAAAAAGCTCCAGCTAAAACGTCGGCACCTGCAAAAACTGCAACTCCAAAAAAAAAGGCAGAAGCAGTAAAGGTAACACCGATAGTAATAAAAGCCAAAGTTGATCCTGCTAGCTTAGAAGGAAAAACCAAAGTCGAACTATTGGCACTGGCTAAATCAAAAGGTATCAAAGTAAGTCCTCGTATGGGCAAGGCTGCATTGGTAAAAAGAATAGTTGGGCAATAAGTTGCATTGACAAACAGACACAAACACAGTATAATTTAACGATGAAACAAATTGACCTTAACAAATACCAACAATTCGTAGAAGCTGTTACTAGCAAGCCTAGCAATGACTTAACTACGTTTATAGACCAGTGCGATCGCTTGGATGCAAACTATGAACGGTTTGAAGGCGAGACAGAATCAAGACATGGACCAGATATCAATGTGCCATTGTTGCTTACTGCCTGTTTGGGACTGGCCTCAGAATCGGGCGAGTTCATTGAAATCCCTAAAAAAATATTTTTCCAAGGCAAACCGCTGAACGAAGAAAACCTATTTCACATGAAACGGGAATTGGGTGATATCATGTGGTACTGGATTAATGCCTGTCGTGCTTTGCATCTTGACCCCAATGACGTCATTGCCGAAAACGTAAAAAAGTTAGAAGCACGTTACCCAGGTGGTAGTTTTGATGCTTACTACAGTGAAAATCGTAAAACAGGTGACCTATGATCGATGCACGTGATCTCAGTTACAAGTTACTAGACCTGTGGAGAGAACGTGCCATGATTCATAACGATGCGGCTGCAATTGCAAAGAAAAAAATTATACAGCCTGTGTTAGTACAAACCGATTCGGGTACATTTGTAGTATCCGACGTTGAACTAACAGAACAGGGTATTGTATTAAAGTTAGGAGATAGACAATGAGTTATGGTATGCATTTTGATGCTAGTGGTTTTTCAATAGAAGAACTAATGCAAAAAGAAATAGAATTCCGTAAAAAACTCATGACTGCTCAAAATGCTGGTGCTAATCCACATATACTGGGACAGTTTGAAATGATTCTAGAAGACATCCGTTTGGCTATGAGCGAAAAAATGATGTTGGAAAAATTTCAAAGAGAAGAATCAGGTAAAAAGGACGACTTCGATGACAGCCTTAGCATCGGTTAAACAAGACAGTGTTGGCCGCATCAGTATCGGTCATAATGAACTGTTTGAATTAGTTTATCAAGGAAACAGTAAACAATTAACCGTTAAGCCCACTGCTGAAATAGTCGACTTTGAAAGACTGTGCAAAACATACGGAGTTTCTTTTAATTACAACTTAAAAGATACTTCAAGTATGTCAGATAAAGAATACGTAGAGTATTGCGTAAGTAATTGGAATATGCCTGACCAGTATATTCAATTAGACTTAGATAAGTATTTTGCCGCTAAAATTTCTTCTGTTGAACAAGCAGAACGTGTAAGTTTAGAACTGGCAATGTTTGAAGAACGTGGACTATTAATTGTTTTACGTTTTATAGTTTATCTAGTGGATACTATGAGAAAACACAATATAGTGTGGGGTGTAGGTCGCGGTAGTAGTATTGCTAGTTATTGCTTGTACCTAATAGGTCTGCATAAAGTAGACAGCATTAAGTACCAACTAGATATTAAGGAGTTTTTGAAATGAATAGACATAAAACAGCAAGAGGCCGTGAGTTTAACATGGCTGCATTTTCTGCACAGCAGGGAGATACAATTGCTGTGGGTAATACTCTTCGAAATGCAAGAGGTGACGTAATTGACAAATATGGAAAAGTTATAAAGACCGCAAAAGAAATCCAAGAAGCATATTATAACCGAAATCCTAATGCTGTTAAAAAAGTCAGCATTAAAGAAGATGGCACTTTGCCCACTGTTGATGTAGAAGTTCCGCCCGAAGATATAGTAGCAGAAGTAAAAGAATATGTTAACGAACAAGGAAACGAAGTTGTTGAACGTACTTTTGCCGACGGTAGTGTTGAGTTAGAAGAAAAACCTACTAAATCTAAAAAGAAGTAATTAAGGATAGACACAGATGACAATTAAAGATTTACATCCGTTACCGGATACAATTTTAGGCCGCGTATTATTTGGCGAAAGAACTACCGCCAGCGGCATTGTTCTTAGAGACGACAACGGCAAAGACGAAGGAATTCGTCCTCGTTGGGCCAAAATTTGGAAAGTGGGATCTAACGTAACAGATGTTAAGCCTGGTGACTGGGTATTAGTAGAACACGGACGTTGGAGTTTTGTTAGTAAAATAGACTTAGCGGGTGTTAGTAATGAATTTGAATTTCATAGAATCGATCCTAAGTGTATTATGATGATCCACGAAGGCGGCAAGCCTGCAGATGTAATGGAAGATATCACAGACTTTTAACTACTTCATCTAGTAACTTAAAATCAGCAATAGTCCAAGTAACTATAACTCGCCGATCCCTAGTTTCATTAACTACACAATGAGGCAAAGTCGTTCTAAACAAACAGGCTTTGCCTTTTTCACTGTCTAATGTATATTCAGCAATAGGCACTTTTTTGCCCATAATAGTAAAATATCCGTAATTAGCTTCACCCATAAAATTTACATAGTAAGGACCTGGTAAGTCAAACCATACAGTTGATGCGCCCGGGCCACAGTTGTTAATGGGAAAATTAAAAGAACAATTTCTAGGAGCATCAATATGCGATACTGGTATAGTACCAGCATGGGTAATAGAAAAAGTCACTATCTCTGAAAGAAACGGATATTTTTCCCTAACTTGTATGAAAAATTCATCACTGGTATAGTGACAAGTATCGCCTAACTTATTCCACATAATATCTGAATACTTGTTGTATAACCTTGATTGTTCTTCTTGACTGATGTAAAAGTCCGGCACTTCGTAATAGTATAAGTCGTGGCGGCACTGTATGTTTTTAGTGTCTATAGTGGGATTATGTTGTTGGTTCTTGCTCACGATAATCTAACTTTTCTAATTTATTAAAAGCCGATACTGCTTGATCAAAAGGATCCATTATGCTCCAACTCATTAACAATCGATTAGTGCTACCTTTATTTAAAACAGCATGTGGTTTTAGAACATTAAAAATGCAAGGCTGCGTAAATTGAAATCTAAACTTTTCTTTTAATGGACCCGATATTGAAACGATATTATTTTTTGGATCATAGGTATACTCGTTAACATCATCGTTGGGGTCTTCAAAGAAGATTGTATCTGTTTTATCAGTGCAATTCTGTAAAGGTACATTTAATGCACATTTCCTATCAAAACTAGTTTTACTCGAAGTATCCCAGTGAGGTGGCCAATATTTACTGGTAGTGGTCCAGAAGAAACTTACATATTTGGCCAGCCCGGGTATTCTTTCACGTAGATAAATTAAGTAAGGATCTACAATGTAAGGCAAAAGAAGAAAAGGTTGGCCTGGAGCCCTTTTACGAAAATAAATCCCTAATATTCTTTCAGTATCTAAACCAATGTCCAGTTCATGGACAAATTCGTTGTCAATTAAGTTTTTCATATGATAGTTAAAACTGTATTTATTTTCTTATTTTGGTGAAATTTTTTGCTATTCAAATTTTGAATAAATACAAAATATTGATTGGATTCAACTGCATATGGCATATATTATTAATTTAACAGACGGTAGCGTACTTTTAACAGTACAAGACGGGGAAATTAACGAATCAACTAGTGTGGCTCTTGTAGGCAGAAATGCAACTACATACGGTGAAAAAGTAATGGAAAACACCGTACACATGCTAGAAAATTTTGCTAGTTCTACGGCTCCCACAAATCCTTTGGCTGGCCAGCTATGGTATAGAAAGGACGTTGATGATCCCAAACTAAGCGGATTAAAAGTTTACGATCAGGGTTCGTGGAGAACACTGGGCAAGATTACCGTTAGCTCAAGTTTACCACAAGATGACCCCGGCTATACGCCAGTTATCGGTGATATGTGGTTTAGTCCATCCACAGGTAATTTATATGCATGGTATACCAAAGACGGTTCTACTAATTTCCACTTAGTCACCGGCGGGGGCGGCGGTGGAGGAGGTGGGGGTGGCGGTGGAGGAGGTGGAATTGACCTTCCTACTTTGCTGACATTGTTAGATGGTGCCCTAACCGAAAATCAATTAGCAGATAGTTTTATTCAGGATTTAAATCAAAAATTTGCAGATGAAGCCCAAAACCGCATTGCGGGCCTGGCCGCAGAAGCTCAAAACAGAGTTAGTGCAATCAATGCTGAGGCCGCCGCAAGAAATACAGCATTACAGCAAGAAACCAATGCTAGAAATAATGCTATTGCTGCCGAATCACAAGCTAGAGCACTTGCACTAGCCGCTGAAGCAACTACTCGCAACCAACAAATAGTTACAGAAGCAAATGCACGTATTGCGGGTATTACTGCCGAGGCGCAAAATAGAGCAACTGCATTAGCCGCTGAAGCAACTGCTCGTAATACAGCCATTACAAATCAAGCCAGTACTTTTAACGCGGCACTAGCAGCCGAAGCGGCAGCACGTGGTGCGGCGATTACAACCGAGCAACAACAAAGACAAACAGCTACTGACAGTCTAGCACAGCAAATTACTACACTTACAGCTAGTGTTAATAATAGTGTTGCAGGCTTGCAAACTACACAAAATACACAAGCAACTGCGATCAGCGCACAAGCTCAACAAATCACTCAATTAACTGCTAGAACTAGCACCGCAGAAGCTAACATTATTGCAGAGACTACAGCTAGAACAACAGCCGACACTAGTTTGACTAATCAAATTAATACGTTAAGTGCCAGTGTTGGCGCTAATGCGGCTGCAATTCAAACAGAACAGACTGCTAGAGCTAATGCTGTAGAAAGTCTTGCTGAACAAATTACAACATTGAGTGCCAGCACTGATGATAGTATTGCCCAACTCCAAGATCAAATTACTGCGGTAACTGGCGGAGACAGTAGTTTAGTACAGACAGTTCAGACACTAGTAGCTCAAACTGCGGCTAATACCAGTGCTATTACCAATGAACAAAGTGCTAGAACAAATGCTGATAGCAGTTTGACTAATCAGATTAATACTCTAAGTGCAACTACAGCAGGTAATACTGCGGCTATCCAAGCAGAAGCTACTGCTCGTAGCAATGGAGATGAAACCCTTACTACACAAATTAACAACCAGGCTGCACAGTTTAATACTAGTTTAGCTGGAATCCAAAGTATCCAAACTAGTCAAGCCAGTGACTTAAATGCATTGGCTACAGATATACAAACTTTAACTGCCAGCGTTGGTACAGCAAATGCGGCTATTCAAACAGAAGCCAGTACTAGAGCTAGTGCTGATACTAGTTTAGCCAATCAAATTACAACTATCAGCAGTAGTTTTGGTAATAGTATTGCTGAATTACAAACGCAAATTAATACTATGACTGGTAGTGATACTAGTTTAGTACAGCAACTTAATACATTAACTGCGGCAGTTGGTACCAACGCCACTGCTATTACAACAGAAGCTACTAGCAGAGCAACAGCCGACAGCGCACTGAGCACAAGAATCGATACGCTACAATCAACTGTTGATGGAAATACTGCGGCTATCACAGCGGAGGCAACAACTCGTGCTACTTCTGACAGCAGTTTAACTACTCAAATTAATGCGGCAGTAGCCAAAGCAGATAATGCACTAGCTGGTATTGTAACCGAAGCACAAACTCGTGCCAGCGCAGATAATGCATTAAGTACACAAATTACTACACTAAGTTCTGAAGTTGATGATGCATTTGCAGCCATTCAAACTGAAGCTACTACAAGGGCCAATGCCGACAGCAGTTTATCACAACAAATTACCACATTAACTTCTAGCACAAATACCAGCCTAGCACAAGTCAATACTAATATTCAAACAGAAACTACTGCTAGAGAAGCATTAGCAAGCCAAGTTACAACATTAAGCACCAGCGTTGCTAACGCACAAACAGCTATTCAAAACGAAGTTACTGCTAGAACATCAGCCGACAGTGCGCTGACTCAAAGCATTAACTTACTAGGTAGTGTAGTTGACCAAAATACTGCGGCCATTCAAGCAGAACAAACAGCACGTAGCGATGCTATTAGCAGTCTTGCTACTAGTGTTAACAGTTTGGTTGCTAGCTCTGGTAGTAAAATTTATCGTCAAAGCACGAGCCCTAATACAGGAATTGCCAAAGAAGGCGATTTGTGGTTTGACACTTCCAATGGAAACAGAGCTTACTATTTTAACAGTAGTACTAACCAATGGGTAGTTACAGACGATACACGTATTGCCGCAACAGCCGCTGGCCTAGTAACAGAACAAACTGCACGTACTACTGCTGACAGTGCATTAAGCAGTCAGATTACTACACTGACCAGTACAGTCAACGGTCACAGTACAAGTATTCAAACGTTGGCCAGCACAACTGACGGCCTAAGTGCTCAGTATGCTATTAAAGTTGACAACAACGGTTATATCAGTGGCTTCGGCCTAGCCAGCACTAGTGCCAATGGTACTCCAACTAGTGCATTCGTTATTCAAGCAGATACATTTAGTTTGTATAAAGCTGGTGCGGCCAGTCCTATTGCTCCTTTTACAATTGATTTAACAACAACGCCTGCACGTATGAAGTTCAACGGTGTGTTGACCGCTGATAAGATTATTGCAGGTAACTTAGGTGATGTTATTGGTCTAGGTAGCAACAACGTTCAGCTAGATGGACCTAATAGAAAAATTGTTGTTAACGACGGAACATATGACCGTGTTGTAATTGGACAAATCAGCAGTAACGTATACGGTATTCAAATCAAAGACAATACTGGTAAAACAATTATTACCAGTGGTGGCCAGCTAGGATCTGATATTACTGTTCAAGGCAGTACAGTACCACTAGGTACGTTGGCTAACAATGCCGCAGTTCCAGCTATTAACTACATTGGTGCTTTTAGTAGTGCTCCTAACGTCAATCAATACAGCGTTAATGCTGTATACAAAAACACAACCGACGGTAATAGTTATATTTTAGTAAGTAATAGCGGAGTATACAGTTGGACTGTTTATTTGACTAAAGGTACAGATGGTGCCGCAGGCGCTCAAGGACCAGCAGGACCAACGGGTGCTACAGGTGCTACAGGACCAGCTGGAGCCGCAGGCACTAACGCTAAGGCATTGTTCGTAACAAGCACAAGCCAAGTATTCCAAGTTACCAAAACAGGTTCTAATAGTCCAGCTAGTGTGACATTCACAGCAACTCCTGCTGGTGCGCTAACTGGTACTGCAACATGGTCAGTGACTTCTGGTACAGCTACATTAACTGGTGTTGGCAATACACGTACATTGACTTATGCTAACATGAGCACAGATGCTGTTACTGTACAAGCAAGTATCACTGATGCCAGCGGTACATATACTGACAGTATAACAGTTGTTAAAGTTCGCGAAGGTACAGATGGTGCTAACGGAGCCGCTGGTCAAGCAGGCGTGACTGCATTCTTAACTAACGAAGCCGCAACTATTGCAGCCGCGGCAGACGGTACAGTTGGATCTTTTAGTGGTGTTAACACTGACATTAAAGTATATGTCGGTTTATCAGATGATACTTCAAACTGGACCGTTACTAGAACAAACAGTACTGGCGTTACAAGTACATTAAGTGGCTCTAACGTTGCTATTACTGCAATGACTGTCGATAGCGGTTACGTTGACATTACAGCTACTAAGAGTGGAACTACTGTAACTAAACGATTTACATTAGCTAAATCTAAGACAGGTGCCAGTGGCGCCGCAGGTGCAACAGGCGCTACAGGTGCAACAGGCGCTAGCGGAGCTCCTGCAATAACTAGTTATTTGACTAACGAAAGTGTAACTATTAGCTGTGATTCCAGTGGTAATACTTTAAGTGGTGCATTAGCCAATGCTGTTACATCCATGAAGGTAATCAACGGTACTACAGATGATACTGCAAACTGGAGTTTCAGTGCTAGCCCTGCTAGCTCGGCCAGCACAGCTCAATGGACACTAAGTGGCAGTCAGTTGACAATTAACAGTTTTAGCAATACAATTGATACACATGGTGTTACAATTACAGCTACACGCAGTGGTTATCCTTCACTGAGCAAAGTCTTTACTTTAAGTAAGAGCAAACAGGGAGCCGCAGGTGCTACTGGTGCTACTGGACCAACTGGTTCAACAGGTGCCGCAGGCGCACGTGGTACTATGCAGTTCTATATTCCAATCGCAGGAGCTACCAGCTGGAGTGATACGCAGGCTAACAGCGCCACAACAAGTTATGGTGGCAACAAAGTAAATGATACAGTTACTCAATATAACAGTAACGGCGGATGGAGTGAAACACGTTTTTGGAATGGTAGTGCATGGGTAGCACCCGGACAAGTTATTGATGGTAACCTGTTAGTAACAGGCACCATTGGTGCTGCCAAAATTTCAGCTAATGCTATTACCGCGGAAAAGATTGCCACTGATGCAATTACTGCTGACAAAATCTCAGCCAATGCTATTACAGCGGCCAAAATTAGTGCTGGTGCTATTACTGCTGACAAGTTAACAGTTTCCAATCTATCCGCAGTTAGTGCGGCTATGGGTACTTTAACTTCTGGTAGAATTCAAAGCCCGGACGGCAGTTTTGTAATTGATTTTACTAATAAGTATATAAACATTACAGTTTAAGGCACAGACAAATGAATATTGAATTAGTAAACGGATTAATCAACGAAGTAGCGACTCAATACTCTCAGCGAGAGAAAGTATACTTAAAAAACGTTAACGGCGATGCTGAAGTAGTTGAACTTCAACCAGCAGATGATGACTTGATAGCTACAGTATATCCAGTTGATGCGCTACATCCTGGATCAATTGTCAACGTCACCGGCGACGAAAACAAATATATAAACGGTCGTCCTTTAGTTGTATACTGTAAAGGTACAACAATGTATGATTTTAGTATTCCTTTGGAATATCAAATGAATCCTCCATATACAGGACGTCCTTTTATACATCGTAAGTGGGACTGTTTTACACTACTTAGAGATTATTATAAAAGAGAATTAAACATTGACATGCCGCCCGTGGAATACTTTGACGAATGGTGGAACAAAGGTGAAAACTTTTATTTGAATACCAGCGGTGTAGCGGGATTCTACCCTGTTACTAGTTTACAGAAACACGATGTAATTGCTATGCGTTTAGGTAGTCATGTTTTTAATCATAGTGCAATTTACCTAGGCGATAATAAAATTTTACATCATGTGGGTGGAAAGTTTAGTTGTATTGAAACTATTAGACCAGCTTACATGAGAATGATGTTTGGTTATTTTAGACACAAGGATCTAGCAGTACAAAATGGCTAAAACTCTTTTTATGGGTAGACATACTGATGGTAATGTCTACACAGTTATCTATTCAGGAACAAACGGTACTGGTACACAGGACCTTATTGCCAACCCTTTAAATCGTATCAACGAAGTATTTTTTCACAGTAGCTTTGGTTATTTAAAATCAAATACTGCGGGTACATATACAATTACTTTACCTGCTAGATCATCAACGCAGGTCAGTGGAAAGAAAAAAGGCAGAACTGTAACACAACCAAGTTTCGGATCCGCACAATATACTTTAACAACTACTAATTATACAGCCGGTGGGTTCCCTCCTAACATTATTGCTGTTGAAACTAATCTAAATAGAACAATTACCGGTACTACTGTGGTACAACAACCTGCTCCAGAAACTATTAGATATATCACTATAGGTGCTGACGCCAGCGGAGTATATTTAGACGAACAATATTTTGCTTATACAACTGCGTTGCCTTCGATAACACTAACATTAAAAGTTTATGTTATTACTAATCCCGTTGAACAAACCGATCCTAATCGTGCTGTGCGAATTGAACCCGGCGTAGTTAAAGTCAACAACGGAGTGTTCAACAGTGATTTAGGTTATGTCAAAGTCAAGTCCGGCTACAGTCTCGGAGGATCAGTTAGTTCTTATACTGAAACTTCTAACAGCTATTATGAAGAACAAGGCGCACTACGCAGAGTATGGAAAGTTAACTTAAAGCAAGCAGAGTTAAATATAGGATGGGACGCCTTTGAACGTTACGATGGCATCAAAGAAGGTATTTGGTTTAAAGATACTACAACAGCCATTTCTACTTTAGAAGGACAAACATCTTGGTATAATCCTGCAGACGGTTGGACTTACTACAGGGGAACACAAGTTGAAGACACACATGACTTTGATTATACTTACGAAGTATGGGCTCTTAAGAGAAATACTACAACGGGTGTTTACTTTGATCCTTCGGTAGAAGGTAACTGGTTTTATTCAAAAACTTACAGTAGATCAACTAAAATTGGCCCCGACGAAATCGACTGGAAAGATGCTCAAGGACAAGCATTGGCCTATGGGCCGCCCAGTAAGCTAGCATTGGCTGGGGCTACATATGGACAAAGTAACGGCAGTAGCACAAGTTTAGTTAATGGTAGACCTTTCCTTGGTATTGCTATGAGCGGTCCTAATGCTGGAAGAAATTTTAGCTGGAGACTAATCGGCATAATTGATAAAGGTACAATGACTAGAGGATATCGAGTATATCGTAGTCGTAATGTACCGGTTAATACTGGTCGAGCAGGCGCGGCATTTGTTAACGGACCAACTGTTAACTTAGTTAATACCCCAGGCGGAGTAAGTACAGGTGTAGCATTTTTCTATGATGGTATTCAAAATGCCTACGGTGATGTGGTTGGTTATCCAACAAACACAGTATTTGGAGCCAAATTAATATGAGTTTTATTACGCAATCCGATAGAATTTATATTAGCAGTGGTTCGGGTGCCAATGCGGTAGTTAAATATGATACCTACGAACCACATCCTATTGTTTATAGCAGAGTAAACGGTACTCTTAGTTATTCTAATTCTGTCAGTAGTTACACATTTACTATTCCAGGCAGAGAAGGATACGGTACAGAAACCAGATACACTGCCACTGGCATAGATACTATATCTACCATTTATACAGCACCTGCCGGAGTAACGGTTGACTTTTGTATAAGTTCTGTTAGACTAACAAGTAGCAATGCCGCTGGCACGCCTAATACTTACTATTATTGGAGGATGCCAACTAATAGGTGGTATGCGGCCAATGGCAGTATTTTAGTAGACCAAGCAGTACAGCAAAATGGTAAACTGGAACGTGCTAGTCAATTGACTATATACACAGCCGGCAATCAAGCATTTTTGAGATTTCAAAGATCTCAATACAGCGATGATGCTAATGCGGTTCATTCATATACATTTGAATACAATGTAATGGTATGCAAGGTTAAGGAAACCTAATAGGAGTAATTATGATTGAGATTAGAAAAATCGAAAACGATTTTATCAACAAAATAACTGTAGCTACAGTAGATATTTACGAAGTACTAAGTGGTATACAACGTTTGCGCGATACATTTGTTATCCAGTTAGACGGTGTATTAGATATCTCTGACAGCAGTCTAGTTGATTTAATTTACGGAAAATTAAGTGATATTGGTTACGAAATTGTGGTACAAACCAATGCACCTTATAACCAGCCTGCACCTACTAGTGGTAGCGGCGGTATCAGTGACCCTGTTGAAGTACCTCCAGGCGCAGATAACCCGTAATAAGGACAGAAATGAAGACTTATTATTTGCCTTGTAGATGTCACTACGATCCTTTTTGGAAAAGCCTGTGCAATTTGTACGGCGGTAACATCCTTGACCGTACTAATACATTGACTTTTGGCGATTTTGCTTATAAGACTCTTACTCCTATTCCCGCAATGACTACTATGACTACTAGATTTTCTGATTTGTGTGATCAGCGAGCAGAAGAACTAGGAGCACTAGCAGAATTAAACAATTGCAAAATCAATTTAATGTGGAGTGGCGGCATTGATAGTACTACAGCGGCAGTTAGTTTTCTTAAAAACGAGCGAACAAGACCACGTTTAGTTATTTTATTACAAGACAAAAGTATTGGAGAATATCCAGAGTTTTACAATTTATTGCAACGAGAAAACGTAGTATGCAAATTAGTGCCAGATGCTAAAAAACTACTAAGTCTCAAAGACATTAACATTACTGGAGAAATTGGTGATCAATTATTTGGTAGTGCGGCATTCTTTGACGCTTGGAAAGTGGGCAAACTTTTTAGCAAGCCACAAGATTACTTTAGTCCCGAGCTATGGGAAGCACTACAACCACAGCTAGTTCATGCACCTTACGAACTAAAAGAAACCAAAGACGTCATGTGGTGGATTAACTTTAGCATGAAATATCAAAACGTACAGTTAAGAATTTATCCTAGTGTAATGCTACCATGGGGAGGCATTGTACATTACTTTGATACAGATTATTTCCAATTATGGAGTATGAATAATCCCGATAGTAAAATTCGCGACACTTTAGAAAGTTACAAGTGGCCAGCCAAAGATTATATCTACGAATATACCAAGGATGGATTTTATAGAGACAATAAACTCAAAGTAGGCAGTTTAAAAATAGGACCAGTTAAATGTTCTATTGATGAAAATTTTAAATATGAGGTATGCTAATGGCAGTTAATGAAACTTATCAACAATTTGTTAGAAAAGTCAGCAAAGGCACCGGTTATTCTAACAATGAAGTTATCGAACAAATTAATTCTCTAGACAAAGACAGTGAAGATTATCAAGAACTGTTAACTAGAGCGTTGGTACTATTGGCTACAAAAAAGCCATTGGTTACTCCACTTGTTAAAATTGCAGGCAATACTGCTTGGATGCAGTATATGAAAAGTAATGGTATTGACACCAAAGCTAGTACAATGGCCAATACTATTAAAATGATAGATAAAAGTCCTATTAACCAGTGGATCATTAACTTGTATGAAGAAAACTGGGGCAATACAAGAATGTTTGTTAACTATATTAACGGACTAAGATCAAATAACAAAATTCCTTACCTGCATATTTTATTAAAGAGTCTATATAAATCGGCGTATGATGAAGGTAAGTTAGAAACCGAACAACAATTAAAAGACTTGATGGCCAGAGAAGACTTGATCGACATTGTAGTTAGAACTAGTATGAATAGTGGCGGTCTAAAAAAGATTTCCGGTGAAACTGCAACCAATACCGGAATATATAAATGGGTTACAGAAAGTGGCGATTTTAAGGTATTACATCATGCTATTGCTAATGCAGAAGCCGCATATGATTTAGGCGGCGGCTATGCTACTCCGGCACTGAGCATTCAATTTAATAAAGTATTAACATCCCTGGACCTAATTGATCCTAAGTCTGCCAGGGACTTGGATGTTGTTAGTTTAAATATTGACTCTGACTTACAAATAAGTCCTAGAGAATATCTAAACTTATTAGACAGTCAAAGATGGCAAGAATTTGATGTCTTTATCAATCACATCGATCCTAGTTATAACAGCTACTTCATTACTAGCTTTGGTTTTGCAACTAGTACAGTAGTCGGTCTCGAAGGCAAAACATGGATTGATACTACTTACAATGCTATTAAATGTATTGCTGAATTAATTGCCATGGGCAAAGACGTTTATTTTATATTGTATGGCAGACCTACTACTAGAATACATCAAAATAAAGTTATAGGCATGAGATTCTTCAACAAAGAATTAGTGGATGTTGAAATATATCAAGATCCGTTTAGTACTGATACCAAATATGTTTTTGGTACTAATTCTACATTAGGTAATACTACGGCCCGCGGGTCAAACCTTGATTTTATTCGATAAAATAAATCAAAATTTATAAACGCTGACTATACACGCAAGCTCTCCAATCGTTGGTGTGACGGACTACACCTTGTGCAGAGCAAGTTTCTCTGGCAAGTTCCAAAGCAGTAGGACTGGTACATGCGGCAAGTAATAAAAACGAAATAAGGATAGTGAATTTCATCCTGTACTTATGCCAAATTTCAATTTTATTCGATAAAATAAATCTTGACTACTCAGTGTCTAGTGTGTATAATTTTACTACTAGACACTTTTTTACGGGCTGACAATGGATCAAACAAAAGAACTTAAACAACTATGGGTCGAAAAATATCGTCCTAAGACTATGGACGATTATGTGTGGATCGATAATAATCAAAAATCAATGATTGAAAGTTGGATCAAAGAACGTTATCTTCCGCAACTATTACTAAGCGGTGCAGCCGGTACAGGTAAAACTACTCTAGCCAAAGTACTTATTAATGCACTTAACGTTGAGCCTGCAGATGTGTTGATTATCAATGCCAGTCGCGATAACAACGTTGATACTGTACGTAATAAAATTACTAACTTTGGTCAAACAATGCCCTTTGGCGATTTTAAGATTATTTTGTTAGACGAAGCAGACTATCTAAGTCCTAACGCACAGGCCGCACTTCGCGGTGTCATGGAACAGTATGCTAATATTGTACGTTTCATTATTACCTGTAACTATCCACAAAAGATCATTCCTGCACTACACAGTCGTTGTCAGACATTTAACTTTAGAAGTCTTAATGAAGATGACTTTTTTGTTTATGTACTTAAAATTATTGTACAAGAGCAAGTAGTAGCCGATGAAGATACTATTAAAGCCTTTATCAAAGCTCATTATCCCGACCTTCGTAAAACTATCAATGCTATCCAACAGCATAGTACTACCGGAACATTGATCCTTCCCAGTGTAGAAGAAGATTCGGGCAAAGATTATAGACTAGAAATGGTTGCATTATTTAGGCAAGGCAAACTTAAAGAAGCCAGAGCATTGATCTGTAGTCAAATCAGTTTAGACGAATATGAGGACATGTTTAAATTCTTGTATCGCAATTTAGACTTTTGGGGTAGTAGTGACGACCAGCGGGACCTAGCTATTCTTAAAATCAGAGAAGGCCTTGTCAATCACAGTATGTGTGCCGATCCAGAAATTAATCTAAGTGCAACACTAGTTGAACTAGAAAGAATTGCACGTGGTTAATGTCGTATTCTATTAATCCTTTAACAGTCAATGAACTGACCGATCTTATTGGTAAAGACTTTGTGTCTAATTTCCAAAAGGAAATGGACCCTGTTTTACAGCCTTTACGCAAACATATTGCCTTAGGTAGACCTCTTAGCTTAGGCAAAGAACTTTGGGAATATGCAGTAGCCGATGCCATCGATGGTGCCGAATGGAACGGTGCTGGACATAGCTTAATTGATGTTCGTATAGGGTCAGATATTGGCATCGATGTTAAAAGTGTTAGCAAACAAACAAGAAGCTCTAACACTACAGAAGCCAGCATGTTTCAGAATTTTAATCAAGATGCTAAAACACATTTTACCAATAGAAACAGTCAGGGTGTATGGGATATACATGTTGCAGGTTGGCTAGAGAAAATACAAAACATAAAAGAATATTATCTGTTGGCTATTGTTAGAGACAAAGCTAGCCTAGACTGTAGCTTATGTGGTTTTAAAGCAGAAAATAATAAACTTGATTACTTGGCAGAGCGATGCACATTTAACAATGCGTCTATGAAAATCTTAGACATTGCTGATCCTGAGTTTATTAATATTAGATACTATAACAGCAAAAGCCGTCTTGAAATAACTTTTACTAAAAAATGCTGGACTGATAAAAACTATGCCTTACCAATCTACAGATTCTAAAAAAGCCTATGAGTTCTTAGTTCGTGCAGGTATTATCAGACCCAACGAGCGTACATTGGAAGGCCAGGAAAAGTTAGACGTATATCTAATTCTAAGTTTATTGGAACCTAGTAGTCAAAGCAATAATCAAAGATTCTGGACTGATCATTATATCTATGCTAACAAAGAATATTCTGTAACATATTTTGATAAAGACGACTACGAAATTATAGAAGTCATCCGGGGAGCTTAATCATTTGATAAAATTCTTGCATATGGTTAGTATCTAAAGAATCTGTGCTGTACAATAACGATACTAACTTTATAATCAATTCTCGGTCACTGTGACAATACCTATGAATATTAATTATATTACTATGGTCAATATGGTCTAAGTTAACAGTAAAATTACCATATGCCCCACTAAGATCATAGTGTGCTTTATATGGTAGCTTTTTGTTAGTCCAATACCAGTATAGATAAAATTCTGTAATATTCCAATCTCTGATATTTAGAACATCTGTTTTTGTACACAAGTCCCTGGTTAAAGTATTATTGAACACCCATGGGGTAAGGCAATAAGGAAATATTTTAGTATCTTCGCCGCCAGCCATGTGCATACTAGTAAACACATATTGCCATTCCCATTTAGTCAATCTAGTATCAACTATGTTTTCGTGTCCTATCACATAGATATAATCGGAGTTAATAAAATAACTGGCTGCAATATCTTTGTACAGCATATTTTTAGCATCTAGTATAATACTCCATTCGGTATCCACATAAAAAGAACTGTAGAGTTTGAACATTTGCTGTCTGTACCAACCTCTTGTTTCATGGGTTTGAGGAGCAGATTGAATCTTAACAGACCAACCAGTTGGTAATGCTTTTAATACGTAAGGCGCAGGGTCGCACCCATCTTCTGCAATTATTAAAACTTTTTTTGGACCTTTCCAATGTTTAGTTAGTGTAACCAAACTCAAATATAAATTTGGTAAGTCTTCTTGAAAAACAACGTAAACAATGGTAATATCTGATTGACTCTCTGCGGTATTCATGTTACAATTACTTATGAATAAAATTATCTTAACTGACGCAGATGGCGTTTTACTAGATTGGGAATACGCATTTGATGTATGGATGCGTACACATGGTTTCAATAAAGTTGATGGCGGCAACTTAAAATATAATATTGGAACTAGATATGGTATTGATCCCGAGCAAGGAAGAAAACTAATTAAGATTTTTAACGAATCTGCTAGCATTGGCTTTTTGCCTGCACTTAGGGATAGCATGTATTACGTTAAACGACTGCATGAAGAACACGGCTATGTATTCCACTGCATTACTAGCCTAAGCAATGATACTAGCGCACAAGAACTTCGTAAAATGAATCTTAAAAAATTGTTCGGGGAAACAGCGTTTGAAAAGTTTGTATTCTTAGACACAGGCGCAGATAAAGATGGAGCACTAGAGCCTTATAGAGGTAGTGGACTTTGGTGGATAGAAGATAAAATTGTAAATGCTCAAGTCGGCGCAAGCCTAGGATTAAATAGTTTATTGGTCGAACACGGACATAATATGAACTATGTGGACCCTGCCATTCCCCGAGTTAAAAACTGGAAACAGATCTACGAAATCATTACAAATGATACACACAATTAATGAACAGCCTTATGCAAACTTTGATAAGTTTGTTGATATAAAAAGTCTTAATGAAGTTAAAGAAGCTACCTGTTTGGCATTTGCTAGAAACTTTAATAGATTAATGCCAGCTACAGCAGGTGACCCGGAAAACTGGCCCGACGGTAGTGAGCCTTTTGTTCCTAAAAGTCCCTATAGAGAACTAAGTGATGCACTAAAGGATCACGCAACAAACAAAGACAGTCCACTGTGGCCTAATGCTAATGCGCTAGGTAAGGAAAACTTTCCGCTAGGTTATGCGTTTATGTCCTTGGTAACTGACAGTGTTGGTATTGGTACTTGTATGATGCTACGTTATATGAAAAGTACCAAATATGCAGATAAAAGCAAAGCAGAAGGTACTGCTTGGACTCCTTGGGCTACGGAGTTCGAACCTATATTGTCCTGGGTTAATAAACAAAACATATTCAAAGAACAAGGTCGTATCATTATTTTTTATAACGGCGAAGGGCAGGGATGTGGACTGCACAGAGATCATAGCCCTAATAAAAGGCCACAAACACCCGATCAGTTTATTTGGATTAATCTGTTTCCTGATAGAAAACAATTTTATTTGCTAGATGGGCAAACGGGTGAGAAACACTATTGCCGTAGTCAAACTGCAATGTTCGATACCAGTAACTGGCATGCTAGCGACAGCCATCCACTGCCTGCTTTTAGTCTTAGAGTGGATGGCCGCTTTACTGATGAATGGTTGGAAAAGACCAACCTTAAGTCAATTTACTCGTCGTCGTAAATCCTTAAGATTTCTGCTACAGCAGGGTGACGTTCGATTTCCTTATGACCGAACTGTACACTACCAATCATTTCACTGCGATTTTGTTCCATGCGCTGAACAAAATCCCAAAGGCCGTTTTCTTCGTAACCTCTGTCGTGTTGATTTAAGTCTCCTGTAGCAATTATTTTACTTCTATCTCCTATACGGGTTAACAACATCTTCATCTGACTTTGTGTTGCATTTTGCATTTCGTCAGCTATGATGATTGCGTCTTTAAAAGTACGACCGCGCATATATGCTAATGGGCAAATTTCTATTGTTTTTTCCTCTAACATATAAGCTATAGTCTTAATCGACCAATATTCTTCGAAAACGTCAAATATTGGACGAGTCCAAGGATCCATTTTTTGTTCCAATGTGCCTGGGAGGAAACCGTGCTGTTCGTCAACGCTAACTGCCGGGCGAGTTATAACTAGTTTTTTACAACGGCCAGCTTTTAGTTCTTGAATAGCGTACAAGCAGGCTAGTAGGGTTTTGCCCGTTCCTGCAGGACCTAGTGCGATTACTATGGGTTTTTTGCGGTTTTCTAATAGATCTACGTATTGCTCTTGCTTTAAGTTTCTTGGGAGGATTTCTACTTCTCTGTTACGCTCTCTGCGATAAACGTCTAACTCAATTACACCCTGTTGTTCGAAAACAGGTTTTCTATTACGTTTAGCCAATGTTGACCTCCAATTAGTAAAAGATGCTTACTAAGGATGCAAGCATCCAAAAGTATTTAAGCCTAAATCGTTTTATCTAACTAGGCATGTTATCAAGTAGGATAAATAGAAATGTATATTATTACGGATTAACATGCCCCATCAAAAAGAAATTGATAAAAATTTAGACTACATTCTTGGTAGCAAAACAGTATTAGATGTTCTTATGGAATTTGAGAATATGCTAGATACTGTTAATTTGTACGGTTTTAAGAACTGGAAATACGGAGAAATTGTAGAAGGCCCTAAACTAAGCAGATATTGGGTCACTGTTACATTAATGTATCCTTATAAATTAATGCCCGATCCCAGTGGCGCAGACCGCTTGACCAAGTACGACTGCCATGTAGAATATGAAAAGGCTCATTACCTTGTTCCTAGAAAAATCCGTACCCCCGAAGATTTAGAACAAAACGAAGAAGGTAAACGTTTACCTAAAGTAGATAAAAAAGAAATTTGGTTAGTTACTATTGAAATGCCACGTAGATTTATCGACGAAGAAACGTTTAATACTGGCGCCGTTGACACAGATGAAATCGACTCCGATGCAGTAGATGATGCTTACGACGAAGGTCTAGACGGCGAGGAAGCAGTCAAGGGTAATGCCGAACAACAAGCACCGGGTCAGCAACAACCACAAGGTGAAGGCTCCGCTACACAAGCTGGCGCAGAGCAACCATTACAACCACAACAATAATTATGAGCAACAGTTTACTTTATAAATTACGTGACAAAATCAAACAACTTAATGAAAGTCTTTTTGAAGGTGACCTGCATAGAATGATTTTTCCTATAATTTTAGTTGATGCTTATCAACCAAAGTTTGGGGACGAAAAACGTACTGTAGTTGTTAGCTTAACTGCTAAAGAAGAAGGTGCTGCCAGCGACTTAGTTGATTTTATTGATAAGGGCAATTACGGAATTCATGACTGTGACTTTAGTCCAGCACCAGATGAAACAGGAAATTTTATTGTATTCATCGAACTAAAACGTAATCGAAAAATGTTTGATATATTGGATACTATTCTTAAAGACGCTAGTAACATTACTAACATCGAAGAGTGGGAGTTTATCCCTTACACACATAGTAAAAAATATAAGTGGGAACGTGAGCAGTTTGAATCTACTGTTCCACAGATGCCGCATTTATATGGACACAATTTAGATGAAGCAGAGAGAGAAAAACTTAGAAAGAGAATTAAGTTTTTGCTTAATTATTAATGAGTAAAGAAGATTTAATACAGTCAGACGGACAAGTAATAGAAGTTTTACCAAATGCAATGTTTAGAGTAAAACTGGACAACGGCCATATACTGCTTGCTACAATTAATGGCCGTATGCGTAAGAATAATATTAACGTCAGTCTTAATGACAAGGTTAGCGTTGAAATTAGTCCTTACGATTTAACAAAGGGTCGTATTACATACAGACGAAGATAATATGTGGCAAGTTCAATGGATGCTAAGTCTTATTCCAGCTGAAATACTAAGTTTAATATACTGGATTATTATAGCTGTTGGTATTACCGGTATTGCTGCCGGGTGGCTAGGCCGTTGGATTCCGTTTTATGGAAAGTATGTTCAACTCTTAAAACCTATAGGTGTTTTATTAGTTGTTTTAGGTGTTTGGCTCCGTGGCGGCTATGACGTTGAAATGGCTTGGAGAGCCAAAGTAAAAGATATGGAAAACAAAGTTGCTATAGCAGAAGAACAAGCCAAGACTGCTACTGCTAAAGTAGAAACAAAAGTTGTAACCCAAACTAAAATTGTTAGAGAAAAAGGTGAAACTATCGTTCGATATGTTGACAAAGTAGTTACACAAGATAAAGAAGTTATTAAATTTGTAGAGCATTGCCCTATCCCACCAGCAGTAGTTAATACTATAAATGCTGCCGCTAAAAATCAACCGATAGAAGAAAAGAAGCAGGAGGCTAAAAAATGAAAAAGGGTTTAATCATTTTATTAGTGTCCTTTGCTACTGCACTTTTGTTAACTGGCTGTAGCACAACTGTTCCTGTCAAAATGAAATTTCCTGACGCACCATCTGTGCTTATGGAAAAATGTCCTCCGTTGCAAACTATAGATAAAGCCGAAGGAGTTAGCATAATTGATATTACAAAAAATGTAACAATCAATTATACTGCATACTACGAGTGCGGAATCAAAGTAGAAAACTGGATAGAGTGGTACGACCAACAAAAGAAAATATTCGATAGCATCAAAAATTGACATTCACTATAATAAGTAGTAGAATATGCAAGTATGGACTACTACAAGGTATTGGGTTTAAATTCAGGCGCTTCCGAAGAGGAAATTAAAAAAGCCTATCGGAAACTAGCCAGCAAACATCATCCTGACAAAGGTGGAGACACGGCTAAGTTTCAAGAAATCCAAACGGCCTACGACGCACTAACTAACCCAAATAGTCGTCACAGTCAACAAACAAATCAACAGTGGTCCGGGGAAAGTCCTTTCAATTGGGAAGACTTGGCCAGTGTATTTTCACAACATCGCGCTCAATCGGGATTTGATCCATTTGAACAAATATTCAAACACCCTAATGGCCCCCGCAATCAAGATTATCATGTAGACATTACAGTAGATCTCGAACAACTGTTTAGAAGCGATACTATATTAGTTGGTCTTAGATTGCCGTCGATGACTACACAAGATCTCGAAATAAAATTATCTCACGATTATAAAACTGGAACAAAAATTAGATATGCAGGATTAGGTAGTCGTGCAATTGGAAGAGCCAATCCCGGAGACTTGTATGTAACTATTATACAACGACCGCACATAAAGTACGAACGTGCTGGAGTTGATTTAACAGTTACCGAAAACATATCAGTTTGGCAAGCAATGACTGGCGGAGACTTGCAAATTAACACAATAGATAATAAAATACTAGAAATTAAGATTCATCCCGGAACACAAAACGGAACAGTTATGCGATTAAAAGGATATGGCATGCCATATGGCGCTAACGGTTTGCGGGGAGATTTGCTGGTTCGTTTAAATATTAGTATACCAGCACTTTCCGAGGAAGAAGCTAATAAAACAATTAACCAACTTAAAGGAACGGTATGAGCGATCAGGATAAGATCCATGACATGATTAGTAAGGCATTTAACTTAGCCTTGGACAATAAACACGAATATGTTACTTTAGAGCATCTGTTGTTTGCTATCTTAGAAGATGATAGTAATAAAGAACTGCTGGTGAAATTAGGATGCAATCCAGACGCACTAAATGCAGATCTTATGACTTTTCTTGCAGAACAAGAAAAATTAGATTCCGAGTCGGTTAAGCCCAGAAAAACTAATACACTAGAGCGTAGTTTCAATCGTGCCTTTACCCAAGCCTTGTTTAACGGCAGAAATTTTATTGCTATAACAGATATCCTGTTAAGCATTCTTAGCGAAAAGCAAAGTCACGCGGCCTATTATCTTGCAATTCAAGGTGTTAATAAAGATACAATTATTGAATATATTAAAAGCCAACACGAAGCAGAAGAGACAACCACTAAACGATCTACTAAATCTAATAGAAAAGACGAAGACAAGTATCTTGCTAAGTTTTGTAAAAATCTTTGCGATGATGCAATCGAAGGCAAAGTTGATGCAGTAATTGGCCGCGATGAAATTATTGAAAATCTTGTACAAGTTATTGCTAGACGTAAGAAAAACAATGTTGTACTAGTAGGAGATCCCGGTGTTGGTAAAACTGCTATTGCAGAAGGCCTAGCTTATAAAATTGTACACGATCAAGTGCCCGACCTACTTAAAAATAACGAATTATACAGCTTGGATGTCGGAGCATTATTAGCAGGGACAAAATATCGCGGCGACTTTGAAGAGCGTTTGAAAAACATCTTAGACATTTTAGAAACTAGGGACAATGCTATATTGTTTATCGACGAAATTCATATGATCATGGGTGCTGGCGGTGGTGGCAACAGTTCGGCTGACATGGCTAACTTAATCAAGCCTGCACTAAACAGTGGTAAGATTCGTTGCATTGGTAGTACTACTCATGAAGAATATCGCAAGATTTTTGAAAAAGATCGTGCAATGAATCGTCGATTTTACAAGTTAGATGTTTCTGAACCTACTGTAGCTCAATGTAAAGAAATCCTTCGCGGACTAATTGGTAGTTACGAAAAGTTCCATAACATTAAATTTACAACAGCAGCCTTAGATGCGGCAGTTGAATTATCTAGTAAGTTTATGTTGGATAAGCAGTTGCCCGACAAAGCCATTGACGTTATTGATGCTAGTGCGGCCCGTCAACGTATCAAGCCGGAATCCGATCGTAAATTAGTTATTGATGTTCCTGAAATTCAATTTGAAATCAGCAGTATTACACGAATCCCCTTGGATCGATTAACCACTGTTAACGACAAGGAAGTAGGCAAAATTGATTACGAAGGTAAGCTCAAGGCAGGAGTATACGGTCAAGATCATGCTATCGAAGAATTGCTAAATGCATTGTATATTGCACAAGCAGGCCTTAAGGATCCTAATAAACCATTGGGCAGTTTCTTGTTTTTAGGTCCAACTGGTACAGGCAAAACAGAACTAGCAACTCAGCTGGCACAAGCCATGGGCCAAGCCCTTGTACGTTTTGATATGAGCGAATATCAAGAACAGCACAAAGTTGCCAGTTTGATTGGTAGTCCTCCAGGCTACGTTGGATACAGTGATGGGCAAGCTGGCTCGGGGAAACTTATTAACGAAATTGAAAAGAATCCCAATTGTGTGCTATTGCTTGATGAAATCGAAAAAGCTCATCCTAGTGTCATTAATGTGTTTTTACAGTTAATGGATGCAGGCATTGTTAGTGGCAGTGACGGTAAAACAGTCAACGGTCGTAACATTGTGTTGATTATGACCAGTAACTTGGGCGCCGCTGATGCAGAAAAAAATGCCATTGGATTTGCCGCAGGTAAAGTGCAGGGCGCAGAAGATGCGGCTGTGAAAAAGTTTTTCACTCCAGAATTCCGTAATAGATTAGATGCAATTATCAAATTTAATAAACTGGACAAATCTATTATCATTAATATCGTTAATAAGTTTATTAATGAAATGAACTCGCAACTGGCCGAGCGTAACTTGTTTATTACTTTGGAGACTTCTGCTATTGACTGGCTGATAGAAAACGGTTATAATGAGACTATGGGTGCGAGACCTATGAAGAGATTAATTTCTACAGAAATCAAACAGCCTTTAAGTAAGAAAATTCTATTCAGCCAAAACTACAAAAACCTTACTGTCAAACTAAGTCGCACCAAAACGGGATGGAAGTTCAATGAGTCAAAACGAAAATCAGCCAATTAATCTAGGACTAAACCTTAGACACAAATATAGCCAAAAGCCTTATTTTGGCACAATGTTTTTTAAAATAGTTTATGATATCAGAGATCCTAAGGAACATAAGCGACCTGCTAAGGTATGGAACCTAACTCCAACGACTAGAAGAGACTGGTTTAGTAAAGCAAAGATATTGGCCAGCGCGATTAGTAGGTTTTGTGTCAGAGAACTAAAAGCCAATTATAGACAGCGTACAGAAAGTAACAGGGTCACGTTCTTTTTAGAAAAAGAAGAACATGCTAGAGCGTTGGTTAAACAATTTGATAAAAATATTGTAGAAGTGTATGTTCCTTATAACAACATGCAAATCCAAATTGGTTCCAGCGATATGATGGCTACGCCTTTGTTTAGATCTAAACTATTTGAGCAATCTAACTACTGTAACGGATTTAGGTATAAAGTTCAAGTAAATGCTACCAACGAAATAAAAGCGATGAAAAGTAACTTAAACTCTTTTTTTGCTAATATTAGCAGACAGGATTATAGTCTTAGTTACAATGCACAACTTATGCTAGATTCTGACCCTAAAAGAGGAGAAAGACTAGCTCGCTGGAATAAATTAAGTATGTACTTTAATGATGAACAGGATCTGTTGATGCTTAAATTAATGATGGGACTAACTGAGATGGAAGTTTATAAAGTTATTTTGCACAAAGAACTGATCTTCCAGGATAAATAAATGCATCTAGTTATCCTTTAAGGAGATTTATATGGCTATTACAGTAACCGAAAGAACAGTAAAACCCGCAGACAAAGCATGGTGGAGTGCCAGCAATGCCGCCGCGCTTGCTCAATTAAAAGAGTGGCACAAAGCATTTCCTGGCGTTGTATCCGTTAGAGGTTCTACTATTGATGCTAACACCGTTCAAAGCGTGTTAACATTTAACCAAATGTCTGATTATAATGCTTATAAAGCAGCCGTTGATTCTAATGCTATTTACAGAGCAAGAAGAACGTACAATGAGAACAATGGAATTGTAACAACAGTTACAGTTGCTTAATTACTCGATTATACAATAAAGCCCCTTAAGGGGCTTTTTGTTTGAACAAATTTTCAGGATTATAATAATCTTGTGGATTAAATTTTTCTAGGATTTCAAAGTCTTCGGTAACTGCTTCGTTTAGTATTCTGTGATTGAACACAGTAGTCAAGCTGGGACGTTTAATTTTATTTTTGAAATAATCAAAATCTTTGTTGAAGTTATAGATGCTTTGTTTAGCTTCTAGCTTGTAATTTTTCCAATCATCAATGTATCTAACCTGCGGATTGTTTATGCTCCACAGTTGGAATTCTTCTGTTTGATAAAAATGATAAAGATATGTAGAGTCCCACTGCTTAGTGATATTGGGTATTTGACTAGGGAATGTTAGGGCGTATATTCTAAAGTGTACTGTTTGCCATTTAAAGCAGAAGTTATACCACCAAAAGAAATCGCTGTTTTTTTCTAATTTAACTCCGTAGTTATTACTAGAAGCTACTACTGCATCTATTAATATGTTAGATACTTGGTCATCTTTTATATAGTGATTTATATGATTAAAAATACTGGATCTAGTAAATTTAGAATTTAATTCATCTGCTCCCTGATGTGTTAGATAAAATTTTATTAAATCACTACCAAACAATTGATCATTGAATTCACCAGTTACTAATATAATAGATCCGTTAAACATCCATGGTGTGTGTTCACTGTTTAAAAATTCAAAATTAGGCAGTATGTGTTCTTTATAAAACTTGGGATTTTCAAATGTGGCTTCTGTACTGAGAATAATTTTTATTCTACCTTTAAGATCTGCTAGGCTGTAGTTTCTCATAAACCCTACTACAACCATCGTACTGTCTATACCGCCACTCCACATTATACCAATGGGCTTATTAAGATCCACACTGGCCTGATAAATTTCTTTTACCCGAAGATCAACAGCATCATCATAACTTAAAGATTGACTAGACAACTCAGGCAATCGACAAGCATCATGCATAGCCAGGTTAATGGGCTGTACTAGTGTGCCTGATCTATCATTCATTCCCACTGCATGACCTATTAGATTGTATATCTTGCGCCATGCGGCAACATCTTCAGTTTTTAAGCTATTGATAGTCAAGGGATTAAAGTAATAAAGGGATTTCATATTAAACTGTTAAGCCAAAACTCTCTGACCATTTCACGTCTTGCGGCTTCGATATCTTCAGCAGTATTGCACTCGTTGATTTTATTGCGCCATTTCTCACCTAAAGTTTCTATTCTAAATTTAGTAATGTTGTCTGACTCGATCCTAAGTTTTAGTTCCTTGACTGCTTGATGTACCGGTACTTCTAGTGTACGTGCATATTCTTCTAATATGTAAGTATACCTATTATTAGCTATATCGCACTTGGCTATCTCTGCTTCGGCTACTACATCAAAGTGATCCCACGAATGCCTAGTAACTCTGGCCATAGTATTGTGTAAATGCGTTTCCCAATTAAAAAATGCTTCCTGTCTTAGCCTTAAAATCTTTTGCTTTTGTTTCCAGCTTTCACTAACATTAGCCGGGTCTATTTCTGTAAATGAATTTATAGTAGGATTTATTACATATAATTTCTTAAAGAAAAAGTCTCTGTCAGTGGGCTTAAAGTAATCAACAGAATTGCTGATTGTAATACCTCTGACCATACTGTCACCATCGCCGGCGGCTAACGCATTAGCAGTCAATACCCTGGGAGTCATAGTATAGACACAGTAATTTTCTGTGCTCCATACTATGTATTTCATGTCTTGCATAACCGTTCCCTATAATTATGTACGTATTTATTGAATAAATACAACAGCATCACTACGATGTTATCCAAATAAATACTATATTGGAGAGAGATATGGCAAAAATACACGAAGAACTAATCGTTATTAAACTAAGCAGGCTAACAAAAGACAGCGAAGAAACAGTTGTACCCACAGTGGATGCTAACATTGTTGCTAATTTGGAAGTGCTTGTACAAGAGTTAGTTGGTAATGGAGTAGTTGTGGAAATTATTAAAGATTAAACATGACAACAATTATAAAATCTAGGGGCGATTTACAATTAGACCCTTCGGGCCGACTTGTAGTTCACCAGGTAGAAACTTCGGATCCACCACAAAGCGAAAACAGTAACGTTGTTGCTACTACTCGCTGGGTTCGTACTGCCGTTACCGAGTTAATTAATGGCGCACCAGGAGTGTTAGATACTCTGGGAGAAATTTCTACTGCTATCGGTAATGACCCTAATTTTGTAAACAATATAACCACATTAGCTAACAATGCTGTAATACGTGCCGGTGACACAATGACTGGTCCGCTGATTATGAGTCGTAATCCGCAGTTACCGTTAGAAGCAACAACCAAGCAATGGGTAGAATATAAACTCGACGAACAAACTACTGATTTTATTGAAGAAGGTACTAATAACTTATATTTTTTAACTAGCAGAGCACGAAATAGTATCAGTGTTGTTGACAACGATATACAGTCTACTTTTTTAAGTTACGATAGCACTAGTGGTCAAGTAAGATATAACCCTAGAACCGATAGACTAATTGAAGTGCCTAGTGCTCGTTTCTTTACAGAAGCAAGAGCTCAGGCTAGTTTAAGTTATACAACGGGCGTAGCTAACTACAATTCCGGTACTGGTTTAATTACTATACCAAGAAATACTACACATATTGATGAAGGCATAAACAGATACTTTACTGAAATTCGTGCTAGAGAAAGTATTAGTGTACAAGGACCATTACTGTACAACAATCAATCTGGTTTAATTGATGTGCCTGCCAGCGGAGTAGTTGCAGGTGTGTATGCTTATGCTAACGTTACTGTTGATCAATACGGTCGTGTCACACACATCGAAGATGGCACTGGATCGGGGCCTATTAGCACTAATACAAATGGTGGCAATACCAGTATTAGTCTTATCACTGAAGGTAATGGTAGTGTTAATATCCAAGGTGACACTAGCATTGGTGGCGGGAACTTAAATGTTGCAGGTAATATTCATGCTACAGGCAATATCACAGCAGACGGTAACATTCAATTGGGTAATGCCGCATCTGATACCGTTACATTTGCCGCTGAAATTAACAGCGATATTGTACCGCTATCAACCGACACTTATAACATTGGCAGCGTTACAAATCGCTGGCTAACAACTTATAGCAAGACTACTGTAAACAACAAACAAATCATTATCAGTGATGCTGATCCTACAGTTAATACCAGTAATTATGTTTTAACTTGCACTACTAGTAATGATGCACCAACCGAACTAACTATTGTTGGTACTAATAAAATTCAAATTCCTGCAGGATCCAGTGCTAGCTTTGAAATCAAGTTTGTGGGTGCCAACGGTCTACAGCGTTATGCTAGTATTGTAAAAGGACTAGTAATTAATAATGGGGGAGTAACATCATTAGTTGGTCCTATTGTTAAAGAAACTTTAGCCAGTACTGGTGCTACATTAAATTCTAACGTAAGCATATCGGGAAATATACTAAGTATCTCTGCTACTGGCTTGGCAGGAGAAACTATTAAATGGACAGCTTTTGCCAGCGTAACAACGGTAACATTCTAAAATGAGATTAAGAGAATTATTTGAACAAGCAGTTTCCGAAGCACTATTAGTTACCGATGTACCCAACGAAGATTGGTTAGATGGTAAAGTAGAGTATGCTAGAAAAAAAGGCTATGACAGTTACAACAGCCCATATATGGGCAGTACAACCGGTTATGTTAGACAGCCTAGCCGCGTAGAAATACCTATAGAGATACTTAAAAGAATTCCTGGTGCTAGAAAAGAACAGGAAAATGTTCGCAGAGCAGATCTCGAAGCTATTATGAAAATAATGGACGAAACAGGCAAACTGCCAATGCATGACGGGAAAGAATATGCACCTTTTATTGGAGTTGCATGGAACGGTGATGCTAGAGTTTTAGAAGGTAATCATAGAATTATGGCCGCGGCTAAATTGGGCTGGAAGTCTTTGCCAGTAGAATTAAAATACTTTGATGGCGGCGAACGAGTGGAGTCGGGCATGTTATACCCAGGTAAAATTGGATTAAAAGAACCTGAACCCGGAACGACTATTGTTATGAATCAGGATTAATATGCAAGCTCAAGAATTTGATCATTTTGTTAGGTTAGTCAGCGACCAAGAATTAGACAAAGATACTATTAAAGATTTTTTTAGAATAGTATTTGATAGTCCTGTTGGAGCATTAATTGATCAGCAATCTGATGGCGCAGTTATGATATATCATGCCAGAGACCAAGAGCATTGCTATGATATTCCTTTAGTTGATGATCTTAGTAAATTGGATGGTGACATAATTTCCAAACGTCTATTGGATAAGTTTCCTTTTGATTTCAGCATCGAAGCCAGTACTAGTGTTTGACAACTAAATTAAATTTAGTTATACTAGTACATGATTAAAAACATCACTTCTAACTCCTCATTACTAAATGTAAGTTGCTATCAAGGCAATACTCCATATATCAGTCCAGGTGCCCAAAGTGCCGGTATGCTTAGATATAACACCAACATGAACTATTTAGAAGTCTATGATGGTGTCAGTTGGCAACAGTTTGGTGGTGGCAATGCTACTATTGATGTAGCACCTCACGTACAGGCTGCTATTGCGTGGGTACAATGTAAAATGGCCGAAGAAGCCGAAATGAAGGCTATGGCCGCAAAACATGCCAGCGTGGCCCATGCACTAGCTAACGTAGAGCAAGCAAAGAAAGAACTAGATTTAATTTTCCAACTAGCCAAGGACCACACAGAATGATTACAGTAGAATTTACCACAGACGACACACTAGAGCAACGCACAGAAACTATCGGCGATTTGCTACATCAGCACCATTGCGAAGTTACTTTTACCAAAGTAGACGGTTCGGTTAGGGTAATGCCCTGTACTCTCAAAGAAGGTAGCTTTCCCATCGTAGAAAGCAAAGGAACCAAAGCCAAAAATCCAAATGTCTACAGCGTTTGGTGTACTGACAAGTCAGAATGGCGTAGCTTCAAAATTATGAATGTTACCCAAATTACCGTTCTTGACTAATATTTTCATTTAATGTATAATAGTAGCATGACTACATTTGTCGCCACGGATTCGTTTACACTAGAACAAGTGCAAGACTTTGCACGTATTAGTGGCGACGACCAAGAAATTCATGTAGTACACGGTATTGTGCAAGGCGGATTCATTATCAGCAAACTGCCTCAATGGCTAGTATGGAGTAAGTTTACCGAACAGGAATATTTCAAAGACTGTAAGTATGCGCTCAGTGCAAAAATGGATTTGAAGTTTAGTAAACCTGTTAGAGTTGATACTCCTTTGACAATAGAATTTACTTGCGATAATATTAAGTCAGCAATCGTCACTATCGACTGGATTGTTAAAAGTGAAAATACTCGGCATTGCTGGGGATCATGGAAAGTTGTTACAAGAAATGGCACATAAACGAATTGGCTTTGCTTGCAAGTGGATTGACTTTCCGCATCAGACTGACGGTATCAAACCCAAAGATGACTGCAAGAAATACAATACTGGCACTACTACTATCAGTTGGTTAAATAGACAAACTAGATCTGTAGCCGAACAAAAGCTCTGGGACCTGATGGTTCAAAACTTAGAAGCTACTAAGTTGCTGGTAGAAAGAGTTGGCAATCTTGAACCGAAATTTCGTATGGTCCGCCTTAGCAGTGATTTGTTGCCTGCTTATACCGAGCCTAGCTGGCGCTATTTTTGGCATCAGCCTGGGACTGTTAGCTATCTTGAGCAACATTTTTCTATCATTGGCCAGCTGGCTAGGCAACTGGGTGTACGTCTTAGTTTTCATCCCGGCCAATATTGCGTACTGGCTAGTGAATCAGCTGACGTAGTTGATCGTAGTGTAGAGGAGTTTGAATATCATGTGGACATGGCCCGTTACATGGGATACGGTAAAGAATTTCAGGATTTTAAAATCAATGTCCACATCGCGGGTCGACGCGGTCCCCAAGGTATCATCGACATTATTCCACGACTCACTCCAGAAGCCCGTAACACACTTACCATCGAAAACGACGAAATGTCGTGGGGCGTCGAAGACAGCATCAAGCTCGTTGACCATTGTGCCCTTGTACTCGATATACACCATCACTGGATCCGTACAGGAGAGTACATTCAGCCCTCCGACGATAGAGTATTACGTATAATTGATAGCTGGCGCGGCGTTCGGCCCGTTATCCATTACTCTGTTAGTCGCGAAGATATTTTAGTGGGGCATTGCGTTGATACTCTGCCCGACATGCACAGTTTGCTAGCACAGGGCTACAAAAAAGCCAAACTTAGAGCACACAGTGACTTTTATTGGAATACCGCAGTTAACCAATGGGCTATTACCTTTAACGATCAATTTGATATTATGTGCGAAAGCAAGGGTAAGAATTTGGCCAGTTTTCAATTAAATTAGTATTCATTCACTAGAAAAAAGATGTGGAAAATGTTGCTCTGCAACATAAATAATGTTATACTACAGAATGTACTGTAGTACAAGAGAAACGCCTAATGATAGGGTTTCAAATTTAACCTCGCTTTTAAGGAGAAAATTATGCAAGAACTAATCAAAGAAACAACAACTGCTTTTGTTACTGATATCAACAAAGCCGCTTTAGAGTTTACAAAAACCATTGTAGAAGCTCAAACCCAAGTTGTTAAGACCATGACAAAAGAGTTTTCCAAGCACTATGACCAAGAAAAAGTAAATGCTTTTTACAAGCCTTGGCAAGACCTAGCTTTACAAACTGCTCGTTCTGTATTCGTTAAGTAATTTAGAATACTATTCACAAACCCCGCTAAATATAAGATTAAAACTTATATAGCGGGGTTTTCCATGAGATTTGAAGAATTTATTAGTCAGCCAGCAATAGGCGACATCATTGAAATTGAACTAGGCGAAGAAATAGTAGAAGCGGTTATCACTGCCGTTAACGGTGACGAAATTGTTGCTGAAACTGATAGTATATCCGGTGCCAACTTACTAGTTGAGTCTTATGGAAAATACTGGTGCAGTACAGATAAAAAGTGGAAGGAACGTCAGGGTCCTAAGCAAACACGCAGTAGTGAAAGCATTGAAGAAGTCAAGCAAAGACTAGATCCTAAATGCTGGGACGGTTATAAAAAACAGGGCACCAAAATCAAAGGTGGTGTTAGAGTTAATAACTGTGTTAAAGAATCAGCAGATGTTAACAGTCTAGCTAAAATCAGCGATGAAGCACTAGACAAAGCCTACGGGTACGGTCGCAGTAGTCCTGGTAACACATTTGGCTGGCAAGCCAATGTTATGAGTGCCACTTATGCTAAAAAACTAATTGATGCTGGAGAAACAGATATTGAAAAAATCTCTGATGCTATCCACAAAGGTTGGAATGTTACTGCACAAAAGTTTGTACAAGATCCCAATCAGTTTGATGATACAGAAAAACTACGCCAAGCAGGTAAACTAGATGCTAAGTTAGAGCAAAGAGCCAAGTTAATGAAAATTAACTATGCTCAGTTGTCCGAAGACGAAAAAGAAAAAGACCGCGTTGTTGCTCGTGCTTTGTTACAAGCTATTAACGGTGAGCAAGGTGTGGCGGAAGCTGAATATCAAGGACGCAATGTTCCCTTAGGCAAGCCAATGCAAGGCGATGTTAAGAAGTTTAAGGTTTATGTACGTGATCCAAGCACAGGTAATGTGAAAAAAGTAAACTTTGGCGATCCTAACATGCGTATTAAAAAGTCCAACCCTAAACGCCGTAAGAGTTTCCGTGCAAGACACAATTGCAGTAACCCAGGACCACGTACAAAGGCACGTTACTGGTCATGCAGAAAGTGGTAAGCTGTGCGTAAACATATCAACATTGTAGAAGCTGTTAGTAAAGGTTGTCCCATTGCCACACATGATTTGGAAGTTAATGTAAAGAATCGACAAGTGGGTATAGACCAACATCACTATGGGCCAGCTAATCCAGACAAGCCCGGCGACTACTGGAAAGTAGCTGCCAAGCAATGGAAGATAGATGAAAAGACTGCCAAGACTATGCAATGTGCAAACTGTGCGGCATTTAATATAACAGATGCTATGTACAAATGCATACATGATGGTATGGGCAAAGAAGCGTTTGAATCCGAAAAGACACGCGAAGCCGCAGACTTAGGTTACTGTAACTTATTGCATTTTAAATGTGCAGGTTCACGCAGTTGTGAGTTATGGATAACCGGCGGACCTATAGTAAAATAATATGCGATTTACTGAATTCATTAAAGGTCCTGCACCTAAACAAACCAAAACACAATTCACAGAAATGGAATTGGCAATAATGGAGGGCGGCGGCAGTTTAGAACCCGCAGTCGAGTTGCCAGTTGTCAAACGTCAAAGTGCATTATCGCAGGCCATGGGCGAAGCAGAAATGGGTACTGCTTATGCTCGTAACATATCACAAGAGTTTCGAAAACTAGGTTACAAAAAGATTGGCAGCGGTGCAGACAGTACTGTGTTTGCCAAAGAAGCAGGTTATGTAATTAAAATTCTTATGCCCGAAGATCCAGGTAGTCGTGCTGTAGAAGTGTTTAAAAAATTCTACGAATTTTGCCTGCAACATCAAGATCTTAAATGTTTGCCAGTAATCAACGAATATAATACTATCGATGTACTAGATAAAGAATACATTCAGATTGACATGGAACGACTTTTTCCTATTAGGAAAAATACGTTTTCCGAAGCAATGGTTTGGTATCTAAGTGATTATGTAAGCAATGACATTGCATGGCCTGCGGTTAAAGCGGAATTATCTAACCCTGATAAATGGGAAGAATCGCATTGGCCTAGGCAAGCTGATAAAATAGCTAACAAAGTAAAAAATCTCACAGCTGATCAAGAACAAACATGGAGTGAATTATATTCTGTAATGTCCATGTTATTTAAAACTGGACGTATCAATAAACTAGGTTGGGACTTGCATACTGAAAATGTCATGCAACGTAAAAACGGCGATCTAGTTATTATCGATCCGTGGTTTGCCGACAATACTTTGTTAGAATCTAATTTAGAAGAAAAGTGGAGTCAAAAGTACAAGAAGTCTATTAACTGTAGTAATCCCAAAGGATTTAGCCAACGTGCTCATTGCCAGGGTCGAAAGAAAAATGAAGGCGTTGAAGCCAATTTGAATACCAAGTATAGTCTAAAAAACATGTTCGGTGATGTAAAATCATTGGACAATTTAAGTCTTGAACAGTTGAACAAGGCCATGGACGGCCGTGTTCGACTTGTGGGAAGAAAATTTCGCAGTCAAGAAGGACGCAGTTTTAGATACGATGTTAAACTGGCCAATGGTGAATGGTATATCATGCATGTAGTTTATGTGCATGGCTTAATTGATGCTTGGCTCACCGATGAAGAAAACAATAAGATACCGTTGAGCAAATTTAAGGCAAAAGGTGTGGCGGAAGGTATTGATATTGGTCAGGAGTGGATGAGCGATACTGAACTCGACGACTATGTACCAATACAACTTCAAGACGAGTGGCGTGAGCTGTTGGGATTTGATGAAGAAGGAAATCCACATCCATTATGGGTTAACATGACTGGGGACTACGAGCCTAACTCAAACGATCCACAACATCGTGCATGGATGGTCAAAGTAGCTAACAAATGGTTTGCTATGAAAAAGATTCCTAATGTCAAATTCTATGATGTTAGGGACATAGATGACGAATTAGAATGGTTGGTTCAGATTGGTCAGCAAGGTGTGGCGGAAAACTTTGCTGACGGCAAAGTCAAAGGCAAAAGCCGGCCCGGTCGTGTAAAACGTGCAGGTGCTAGTTGTGATGGTTCAGTCACTGACTTACGTGCTAAAGCAAAAAATGCCAGCGGCGAGAAAAGTAAAATGTATCACTGGTGTGCTAATATGAAGTCGGGTAAAAAGTAAAACTAATAATGGTTACGTTAGAAAAAACTCATGAACAATTAAATCCGCAGGCTACATGGTCAAGACCTATAGACAAGATAATAGTGTCACATGACTGCATGACTAACTTTGATCAAAACGGCTACGACCTTACTCCCTTAGAGGAGCGTTATGCAGAAGCCAATGGAGCCAGTGTGCGTAATGTTAGATGGCGTAAAGCAATATTCAAAGATTGGTTTAGTTGCAGTTCTATAAAAGGTGTACATTTAAATCATGCTTGTTTATTTGAGCGTAAAGGCTTTAGCGGTACGGCTCTAAAACAAATACATCAGTTTGCTGAGCAGTTTACACCTGTATATAAACTAGTTCATATGAGACCTAAGTGGGGCATAGATATCAGTATAGACTATGCAGATGCTGACAAGGCATTTGAAGTATTTCACTACGAGTGGGATGATTTTAATTACGATTCAGTGGTTGAAAAACAATATCAAATAGAAAAAGTTATTACTAATGTTGATTGGCAGGACTTAGCTGATAAGTTTTGGCAAATGCGAGACCAGTGGTTGCATTTAGATTTTTACGGACAAACTAAGTTTAAAACAGATTATCTAAACCTAGAGCCCGAGCGTTTTAAATTAGTTACATGGACATTAAGTTAAATACTGTATGCGTTTAAAAGAAATTTCACAGCAATATCTTTGGCACGGATCCAGGAACAAAATTCCTGTTCTAGAGCCAAGACAATCACTAGACACTGGTGGCGCACCAGGTAGTAACCAAAACGCTATCTATGCTACCAGCGACCCAAAAGTTGCAATTGCCATGGGACTTACAACAGCTGGTTCTGACACTGGTATGTTTCCTAATGACCCTCAAATGGTTTTATTCAGTGGAAAAATTAGAAAAGGCGAAAATGTTTATTTGCACAAAGTACCTATGAACGGTCCTGATGGCAAGCCACAGTTTGTGCCCGGCGGTAACAGTAGAGAATTTCATTCCGTTCCTGGAGTTAAAGAAATTAAACCAGTAGAAATAAAAGAAGTTCCTGTGGACCAGTATCTTCATTTAATCAGAGAAGCTACTCCTGAAGACTGGGAACTACGCAAAAAGTACATGAAGCAAAGTGTAGACGAAGCACGTTATCACGGCCGTGAAGTAACACTGGGTATTCCAGTTAAACAGGGCGAACATTATTTTGTTTATCAACGAGATCCTATTACTCAAAAAATAAAAAAGGTAATACACAAAGAGCCGGCAAAGAAAGTTAAAAAAGTCAAAACTATACGTAAGTGATTATAGTGATATATAATGTGTCACTATGAAAAAACTTTTTGAGATTCGAAACTTAAATCCCGTTAAACGAATTGAGCAGGACTACGATGAAAAGCATAGACTGGCCATGGAAGCCATTAAGCCCTATGCTAGATCCGTACCACAAAGTAATTTAACTCCTGTTAGTATAGACTATATTAGTAGAAAAACTAGTATAGTATTTTTACTATTGCCAGAGTGGGCACATAATTTTCCTCCTTATAACGTGGCCCGCTTGGCCGCAGTGACTAAAGCAGCCGGCTACGAAACACATGCATTTGATCTTAACGCCAAAGCATATCAAAATCATACCAATTGGAAGTTAGACTATAATCCATGGGCCGGCAATAGAGATTGGAAGTGGCGCAGTCCGCACTATGAACAAGAACTCAGTCCACATGTCGAAAAATTTCTAAGTCCTTACATAGAAAAAATAGTAAAACTTAATCCTACGGTTGTAGGACTTACACTATATTACTGCAACGAAGAAGCCAGCAAATGGATGGCTCGAGAATTAAAAAAGCGTATGCCCAATTTAATAGTAATGGTTGGCGGGCCTAGTTGTCATCAAAGCTACTGGGAGCCTCCCAAAGAATATGACTATATTGTATCTGGCGAAGGCGAAAAAATGTTATTAGAAGCCATGGAAGAAATAGAACAAGGTATTGTCAAACCCAAGCCTGTATGGTTTAGACAGCAAGATGGACAGCGTTTAGACTTAGACAGTATTCCTAGTCCAGACTACAGTCATTTTCCTGCCAGCGACTATTCTGTACCTAATGGTATTAATGCAGAACTTAGCAGAGGTTGTATAGCCAAATGTGTATTTTGCAGTGAAACACATTACTGGAAATATCGCGGCAGAATGGCACGTAACATTATTGACGAACTAGCAGACTTGTATTATAATCGCGGAGTAGATGTAGTATGGTTCATTGACAGTTTAGTTAATGGCAATCTTAAAGAATTACGTGCATTTGCTCTAGGAGTAGTAGCACGTGGTATGAAATTACATTGGACCGGGTATGCTAGATGTGATGGGCGCATGGACTTGGACTATTATAAGGACCTTGCTGCCAGCGGCTGCTTTAGTTTAAGTTATGGTATTGAATCTGGGTCAAACAAAGTTCTCGCTGACATGGACAAAGGCGTAACTGTTGAAGAAATAGAACAGAATTTTAGAGACGGTGCCGAAGTTGGAGTCGAAGCATTTACTAACTGGATAGTTGGATTTCCTACTGAACAGCCGCAGGACTTGTATGACAGTATGCAGTTGATATGGCGTAATAGAAATAATAATATCAGCAGTATTGCCGCTGGTATGGGTTTTATTATTCCACCCGACACTATTATTGCACAGGCTGTGGAAAAATTTAACATAGCAAAAAACTACTTTGAAAATAACTGGATAACCAATGACTATCGCAACAGTAAAGTTCACAGACTTATAAGGTTAAAGATTTTTAACATATTGTTGATTAATTTAATTAACAAACAAGGACATGATTATACCAATAGACCAAACCTTAAACACAGCTATAAATTAAAGGCCAGTTCGTTAAAAGAAATTGAATTTGAGCAATTTGACTTTAATATATGCAAGCCTAACATCAGCAGTTTTGCAGACAGTGTTGTTAATGAAGTATGGCCTTTACTAAGACTGCTTTGGAGAACAAGGGGTGCATTTAGTATAGACTTGCAGTTTAATCCCGAACAAGACAGTCAAGAGTTTGGATGGAATTTAAGCAGTGATTTTACTGCACAAATTAAATTTGAAATCAACGAGCAAGGGCGATGGACTGCGGATTTTTACTATAAGTTCAAGCAAGCAGAAAATGCTTGGAATTTCAATGACTATTCAACAGCGACCAGCGTGGCTGCTAGCAGAGCTCGCAAATTAGCAGTACCAGGAAGCACAGGACAAGTAGTCTACGACGATGAAGAAAGAGACCGACATTTGGCTTTATTAGAACAGCGCAAACAACTGGATTTCAGTTTCGAATACACATACAAAGATATTGGACAATGGTAAGTTAAATATAGATATGAAACAATATAAAATTACCAGTGAAACTTTTAGAACTCAGGGCGATGATCCTAGTATTCCTGACGCTTATGTGGATCCCGCACAGCTAGCAGAACTTAAAAAACTAGCGGGTATAGACAGTTTGGGAATTATGGAACGACATCGTGCCCGTGACTCTCAAAGCCCTATCACTGGTGAAATTGGCACGGATAAAGCAGAATATCAGCGTAAGCATAATATTAGACCCGGATCAGACGAGTGGTTTAAGTTGTGGTTTGCAAGGCCCACGCTAACTGGAGAAAACCCCATGCCCAAGGCTTGACCCCAACAGGTAAATACTATATAATGGGGTTTTATTATGAGTGAGTATTACAAAAGATTACAACTAAACAATTTAGAACAGTTTCAAACAACAATCAGTGACTTATATGTTACTGATCCTATTGTTTCTAATGTTACCGGGCCTATCCCTTTATTTAAATCCGGTCAACCAGAACCCGAGTACAAGTATAGCTTGTTAGCATGGGCGCCTATTCAAATTTTAACTGGATCTAATAGTATTAGTCCTGCATATTTTAGAGTGTTTGGATTACCACAACAAACTTATCCAATAGTAGAACAGGGACATGACATTAAAGTTCACCATCGACAAGCACGAGACTCAAAAGAAGTATTAACGGCCCATTTATTACAACTAATAATGTATATTCCCATTTTAAATGGGGCCGATCACACTATAGAATTATATGATCCCGACTCTGAGGAGTTACTAGATAGTTTTGCACTAACTACGCCTGTATTGGTTGACAGCAACCTTAAAATGAAATCTGTAATTAATAATCCCAATGGTTGTTGGCATGTACAAATACAATTTGTAACTAAACATGCGTATGCAATGACAGGAAATATGCTACTTCAAACTATTGGTACTCCAATGGCTCCGGGAGCCTTATCTTTCCCTGCATCCCAAATTTTACCTGACTAAACCATGGAAAGAAAGCACCCGCTAGGACCAGCGACTACACAAAGTCAATTGCCCGAAGGCTACCAAATGAACTGGGCTGTAGCTAACGGCTGTCCCACTACATTCAGCTGGGAATACAACGACCATCGTAAAGAATTGTTGTCCTTGTACGAAAAGGGCAAGGCCGGCCAATGGGACGCACAAACAAGAATCGACTGGACTATAGAAACAGACCCAACTAACCCAATGGGCATTGACGAAACTATTATTCCTTTATACGGTACAGATCTGTGGTCAAAACTTAGTGCTAAAACCAAAGACGATATCGTCTACGATTATAATGCTTACCTAATAGGTGCGTTCTTACATGGAGAACAGGGTGCGTTAATCAGCGCGGCTAAGATTATTGAAAGTGCTCCTGATCACGATGCCAAATGGCTAGCTACTACACAGGCCATTGACGAAAGTCGCCACATCGAAGCCTTTGGTAAGTTTGCACATAGAATTAACATGATACGCCCAGTGCAACGCAGTTTGATGAAAATGTACGAAGTTGCTTTTAAAAGCGACAAGTGGGACTTGGTATTTCTAAACAGTCACGTAGTAGCCGAGGGGTGGGGAATAGGAAGTATGCAGTTGATGCGTGATAACGCTACTAATCCATTAGCTAAAAGTATGCTGGCCTACATTATGCAGGACGAAGCAAGACATATTGCGTTTGGACGTTATATTCTTAAAGATTATTATAAAGGTCTAACTGCACAAGAACTAATGGACCGCGAGGACTATTTAATTGCTTGTGTAATGTGGCTATATGCCCGCTTGGATTTTAACGAAATCTTAGATCATCACTTGGATATGAAAGACGTAGGGCGCCAAATCAAAGAAAACGTCAGCTACCACAAAGTTAAAAAACACATGATGAGCAGAATCGTTCCTATTATCAAGGATATTGGACTGCTGACCCCTAGACTGCAAAAGACGTTTGTAAAACTGGGTATCATTGAAAACGTTGACTTAAACTTTGATGATATGTGGCGCGAAGATGATGCTATTGCTACCAGCATGGAAGAAACCATACGCAATAGACTACAGCAAGTAGGTGTCAATACTAATAATCTCTAAGCAAAAATAAATGGTATAAATTCAATAAATACATGAATTGAGCCATTTATTATGCGATTACAAGAACTTCTAGCTGAAAATATCACATTACTCGAGTACAATCGAGATATCACCGCCCAAAACTATGGCAGGAAAATCGTCCCTATTGCTAGGAGAGATCGTAGTATACCCGCACAATTCAGAGATCCAGATCAAGTATCCGACGACCAATTATTAGATTTAGTCATGGACCAAATCGAAAAGTCGGATCCCACACAAAATAAAGAATACGCACAGGCCCTAGCAAAAATATACGGACAAGGACAAACAAAGTTCGAAGACATGGGCAGTACATTATCAGATTATCTTATTAAATTTGATAAACTTAAACGCAAAAAAGTTATTCCTAGTCCTCGTAATGATTTTATGCGCTATACTAATATTGGCGATTTTTTAAGTGTAGTTGACGAATATCCCGATGTAGACGAAAGCCCCGAAGCCAAAGGCAAATCCCACGAAATTTATAAAGATTCTGTTCTAAGAGTAATTCAACCTATTAACAAAGAAGCCGCTTGCTATTACGGACGTGGTACACGTTGGTGTACTGCGGCTAATACTAATAACATGTTTGACACTTATGCCGGCAAGGGCGAATTGTTTATTCTTATACCTCAAAAGCCTGCATATAAAGATGAGAAATATCAACTGCATTTCGAAACTAGGCAGTTTATGAATGAAAAAGATCATCCTGTACCAATGATAGATCTTGTAAAAAGATTCCCGCAATTAAAACAAATATTCTACGATCAAGCACATAATCTTAATATCAAAGCCTTGATACTTGACACAGAAGAATATGAAAAATTACTTAGAAAATTCCCAGAAGAAATAAGAAATCGTTTATTAGCATTTGTAAATGAAGACACTGGTACTGTTATTAAAAATATGCTGGTACAATTACTTCACGACGCAAAAATTCTAAAAGAGTTAGTTGATCCAGACGAATTCAAAGAACTAGCATGGGAAGCCTTTAATGACGAAGGTTATGATTTAGTTAATAAAATTACTAGAACCATTCGTGATATTGATACATGGCAAGAGTTTGAAGCAAGATATGATATAGTCAGTGATGCAATAGCAGACTGGACGCAGGAAAAAGATTTTTATCAGTTAATCATGGACGAATTAGAAAGCATCGATGAGCTAGACCTACAGATGGACTGTGCAATAGGCATGAACGGTGAAATACTAAACTGGCTAGATGCGGCCATTGAACATAACGTAAGGGAACTAATATGAGAGCCAGTGAGCTTTTTGAATCAAAACAGAAAAAATTAAATGGCCTTACGGTTATGAGCTTGGATCAATTTGTTGATCATGAACAACAGGACGTAGAAGAATCCGCAGGAGACAGTCAATGGCTGGATCGAGCAGATGTCTTAATTAAAAAACTAGGTAGACTTGGCCAAGCAGTTGTGACAAATCCTATGCATTGGAGACGTTACGAGTCTGCTGTTGAAAATAATGATACTGATTGGCTTTACAACTTTATTGCATATCACTTAAAGTCTAACACAAAAGAAATGCTAAAGCTCGATAACCTTATTGGTGACATAGGCGGCGGCCTAGGCAGGCTTACTGATTTTGCTTGGTCTGTTAAAGAAGGAAAATGGAAAGAAGATTTCTTAGAACCATGGGAAGAATACAAATCCAGCATGACTAGTGAAAGTCTGTCAGAAGCTCCATTTGGTCTAGGATCCAAGTATAGGGCAATGGACGACGATGAAATGCAGGATTTTTTAGGCCGCGTTAAAACTAAGACCAAAACTAAAAGAGACAAGTTCGACTATCCTTACGTGCATGGCAGTAACGTTGAAATCAAGGACGAAAAAGGACACAAGTACGACTTGGATGCACTTAAGGCCATGATCACTGCTAGACCAAAAAGTATATTAGGCCAAAACGCTAAAATGCAACACAGCGAAACCGGCAGTCAAGCAATCTATGACATTGGCTTACCAGCACTTAAAGGACTGGCAGTCAATGAAGAAACAGGTGAGTTTGTAGTAGTAGATACTTGCCCGGGCGCCGGCGCTTGTAAAACTTACTGTTATGCAATGCAGGGCGGCTATGTTATGTTTAAAGCTTCTAGTATGAGCAGTACTAGATTGTTAAACTTCTTATTAAACGATCCTGAAGGCTTTGCAAGTATGCTTAACACAGAAATAGAAAAATCTAAAGCCAAGCTGGGTAAAAAGAATGTTAAGATGGTAGTTCGTTGGCACGATGCCGGAGACTTTTTTAGTCCTGAATATCTAGATGTTGCTTATCAAATTGCTAATGATAATCCTGACGTAGAGTTTTATGCTTATACCAAGATAGCTGACGTAGCTACTGCAAGTCGTCCTAAGAATTTCCGTATGAACTTTAGCGGAGGCGCACATACCAGTCAGGAAAAGAAAGTAGACTTTCAAAGAGTCAAGCACAGCAAGGTTGTGCCGCAAGAAATGTTTTGGGACTTGATTGCACGTGATGGTAACAAGCTAATTAAAGATGCCAAAGACCGTATGCAATTTAAGTCCGGTGCAGAGTTAGAAGAATTTAAACAGCGCATGGCTAAAAAGTATGCATTAGATACCAGCAGTATCATTACATATGATGAAATGATGCGTACTCCCGAAGGTGATAAAAACAAATGGAATGTTATTGTAATGCCTGGCGACGGTGACAACGCAGCCAATAGAGATGATGTTTTAGGTAGCTATTTGCTATTCCATTGATATGAGACTACAAGAATTATTAAATGAAGCACCTCTAGTAGATTATGAACCTTTTGGTGACTTTAATAAGCCGGGCCCGTTTAGGGGACCTGACAAAAAACTAGTGCCTCATCCTGTTAACAAAGTTAAGGCCATAAAGTTTTTTGAAAAGACACCTTTTGATTTTAGATTGTTTTTTAGTAATGTATCGGGTACCGGGCGCTACAGTGAATACGGACCGATGACTCCAAGTAATGTGGAAATCATATTTGGTGATGAAGGTAAAGAAATTGTCAAAGGTCACGAAGATGCAATTACAGTAGTATTTGTGGGCAACAAAGGTGATGCTAAACGTATGCTGACTCCATGGGTTATGGCACATAGATTCGGCCATGCTATTGTAGCTGGTGGTAGGGGTAGCAGTGGAGATCCTGCTTGGCAAGAAGCAGAAAGTCACTTCTTTAGAACTATCAATCAAATTCTTCAGGATTTTTATGGCAACAGAGGTAACCCAGGTGGACAATTAAAGTTTGAACTCAGTAAAGAATACAATGCTTTATTCAATGCTATTGGCACACAACGCAGTAGTAGGGAAGGTGATATTAAAAGACCCTACGAGTTTTTATATGAACTATTTGCACAGTACTTGGGCACTGGCAACGTAACACTAAATCCGTTGCCAGTTAGTATCGGCTATGGACGGCAAGCATGGGGCAACCCTAGTCGTCAGTTAACTATACGTTCAGAAGAACTAAGAGACGAACAAGAAAGACGTCAAACAACAGAAGTTTTAGCTAGGGATATGGAACTGTTGTTTAATGACGTTTTGGGTAATTCTGTGGGAAAAATATATGTTATGTGAACGAAATAATGAATATCCTGTGTATCCTCCACAGGAAGGCGAGTGGGATAGACCCTTAAACCCATATAGTCCAGTATAAATATAATTATGAGATTAACTGAGCTTAAATCTGGTATTAATACACTTGGACGTACTGGCGCGGGCGATGTCGAAATCGCACGACTAGCCCGTAGAGCTCGTAGTATGTACCCCAATTTAGGTCATGACGATTTAGAAGCTGTACTAAAATACTTGGAGCTTGGCTTAGAAAAAGACCAAAGCGACATAGACGATGTAGAGCGCAATGATGCAGAGCAAGAGCATGAGCTGAATAAAATGGACAAAGAAATTGATCAACTTGACAAAGAAGTTGACGATTTAGAATCCAGAGAAGAAACGGATAGGGAACTGATCGCCAATCTCCGTGACACCATAAGAATATTACAATCAAGATGAGATTACAAGAATTAGTTGAAAACACATCCGGTGCTTTTGCTGCCGTTAGCGCACCAATCGGCTCTATGCAACGTAGAGTGAAAAAAGTAAAAGAAGATAGCGACAGCAGAGAAGCAGTATCTAATGCTATTTCACGTCGCATCCTAACTCGCCACCCAGAATTACTACAAAAATATGGCCCTGTACAGGTTATGGACGCTATTGACTCTGTGGCTGATTTTGTGGGAGATGTAGATGAAATTGGAACTAGCGATGTATCTGGATGGGTCATGCAGGTAGCTGATATGCTTGAAGAACACGGTGATTCAAGTCGATTAGGAGAAACTAACAAATATCGCCTTAAACCTCCCCCAGGTTACGGAGATTACTCCAAAGGCGCCCACAATTCAGATGGCACTGCTTCTAAACAACGTGAAATAGACAGAGAGTTTGACAAACAAGAATACGAGTATAGCCGTAGAAGAGAAGAGGAAGAAGAACGTAAGAGTCGTACAGTGGGCGAATCAACAGAAGAAGATATTATAAATTCAGGTATGCCTTTAAAACACATCGAACGAGAACTGCAACACTCTGGTCTTGAACTCGACATTCGTCGTTTTCTAAGATGGGCCATTGACAATGGTAGTTCTCACATAGAAGATGCTATAGAACTTGCCGACAAAGCTATAGCAAAGTATCCACAAGAAACCAAAGAAATAGTTTATCCTTTGCATCGTCTAAAAAAACTACTAAACAATGGTGTCGACGAAGCCGCGCCGTTCCCAGTTAAGATGGCAGCTGGTTTAGGCATGGGCGCACTAAGTGGTACTGGTGGTGTTATTATAGGCAGTATGTTGGGTGGTATTTTTGCTCCTATCATAGGAGGTTACACCGGTTATCAAGGCGCTAAATTAGGCATGAAAGCCGCAGATGACATTTGGGATTGGGCCAGTAGAAAGCTAGGCGGTAAAGAAGAAGATGCGGCTTTTGCACATATCAGAGCTGCCGCCGCTGGTAAAGATACCTTTGAATTCAACGGCAAAGAATACGAAGTTACATTACCTAAAACCGATGTTAATAAAGCTATTCAGGCTGTTAAGCAAGTTGCTGAAGCTAGATTAGCTTAATCATTTAATTTCATTTTCGGATAAATAATACTGAAAATCCCATTTATTGGGTAAGAATTCTGCGAGCCAATTTATGAGTAAAAAATCAATCCAAGAACAGTTAGTCGAAAGCGTTTTAGACGACAGCGACGATGCTGGCTTCATGGCAAAAAGCAATTTATATAATGCTATCAAAAATGCAATTCAATTGCATAGAATCATTAAAGATACAGATAACTTAGAACCATGGGTTTTAGAAAAAATTGCTATTGCCGCAGACTATATCGATACTGTTAAGGATTATGTAGAATACAAAAGCATTCACGATAACGAATTCCAGTTGGACGGTACTTATGCTCAGGGGCACGGGCACCATGAATATGAAGAAAGTGCGATAAGCGAAGCCTACGATAAGAGTTTCTTTGTTGTTGCTGATATAGGCCAGGGCAAACAGACTTTTAGAGCGCAAGGTCAAAACGAAGAAGATGCTCGCAAAAAGTTTTTAAGTCAACACCCTGGTGCTAAAGTTCTTCATGTAGTATTGAATACCTTTGAAAATGTTAACGAGGCCGGCGAACAGCAAGATCCCAATGCGGCTGCTGACCCAACACAAAACCAAGCCGCACCTGCACAAGAGCCTGCTCCAGCACCGCAAGCAGGCGCACTAGCAACAGAACCTGCCGATCCGCAAACTCAAGCAGACATCGGTAAGATCCTAGATGGCATCAAAGCTATTCAAAAATATGCTAAGAGCAGAGATGACTTAGATCCCGAATTTGACAAAGACAAGTTAGTTAAACTAGTAAGCAAAAAGATTCAAGGCACACAGCCTGAAGATGCAGAAAAAATTGCTAACTTTATTTTAGATACAGTTTCCGAAAGTGCTGTAATGGAAAAGGCCAAAAGCAAAGCACAACAGCGTTTCATGGGCATGGTACATGCCGCACAAAAAGGCGAAAAGCCTGCTAGTAAAGAAGTTGCTAAAGTAGCCAAAGACATGCCTAAAAAAGCAGCCAAAGACTTTGCCAAAACCAAACATAAAGGCCTTCCTGAAAAAGTTAAAGAAACAGCAAACTTAATGGATGAGTGGAATCAATATAAATTAGCTACTACTCGTTCCACAAGTAATGAATCTGTAGAAGCAGAAGCAATGGCACGTATGGCCAGAATGTTTGCAGGTAAAAAATAATGCCAACACCTACTCCGATGACTCCTGCTAAACCTATTGCTCCTGGTGCAACTAAACCACAAGGAACAACAGCGCCAGGAGCGCCTAATCAGCAAAATGCTAACACACCTGGTCAAAATTCAGACGAGGTTGTTCGTAATCCGGGTGAAAAGATTTACAGTTTAAAAACACAAAAAGATCCAAACGGATCAATGACTGTTTTTGCTAAAAACGAAATGGAAGCAAAAGCAAAATATCAGCAAATGGGCGCACCAATGGGCACAGTTGCACAAGCTATCGAAGTTAAAGAGGATAAAGCTATGACATATCAAGAACGTGTAGCACAATTTCATGAATCATCATTTCCTACATTAGAAGATGCAATCGTAGGAACACTACATGATCACTTATTAGAAAATGGTGTTGATTTTTATGTTGACGGTGCTATTAAAACACGCAGTCAACAGACTGCATTAGACATTGTAGAAACTCTACAACAGTTCAGCACTGATTTTATTCCTTTCGTTGTTGAAAGTGATGGCGAGTATATTATCAAAGTAGGTACTTTAGAAGAGGATACGTTATTAGAGGACGAGGTTAACTTACCTGACCCTACACGTATTTCTGTAAAACAAAATGCCGCTGGTGCTTTTAAAGTATATGTAGGTGAAGATGTTGCAGACACATTTGATAGCATAAAAAGTGCTTCAAAGTATATCCAAACACTTGTGTCTGAGACACGAGCACAATTTGATGAACTGGATGAAATGTTCCAGTACACTATCGGAGTAAGTATGGTTAATGAAGGCAAAAAGAAAATGGCTAAAGAAGGCAATGCCTTCGACTGGAAAAACAAAGAAGACGACGATAAGCCAAAAGTCGGCGATAAAAAGCGTACTAGCAAGGGCGAAGTAGAATATACTAAAACTGGATTAATCCACAGAGCACGTCAGAACTATGGCGGTGCTGATTCCGAAGAGGATACAGCAGACGGAAAAGATCCAGCAACAGGCGAAAAGCGTGGCCGTGGTCGTCCACGTACTCGTCCACTACCTGATCCTGACGCTCCTAAGCGTGGTCGTGGTCGCCCAAAGAAAGTTAAAGAAGCACAAGCCAGCTTGTCTAATCTTAAAAAGCAAGTTAAAGAAACACTACGTAAGATCGAAAGCCTAAGTGAAAGCCAGCGCAGTAATCCTAAGGTAGCCGAAGTAGTACAAAGACTACACGAATCAGTCACTAAGGCAGTTGCCGCGGCACGTATGCTATGAGATTACACGAGCTAGTAGAATCAAAAAGCAAACTTGGTACCGATTACACTACAGACAAAGTGTTTTCAGACCAAGTCAAAGCCACCGACAAAGCCACGAAAATGCCTGTTGCCCAATGGGGTACTAAGCATCCGTTTAACGGCAAGCTAGTAGGCGGCGGAGTATAACATGGAACAACTAGTACAAGAAATGAAAGTGCTACATGCTAGCACATTTTCTTTATATTTAAAGGCACACAACTATCACTGGAACGTAGAAGGTATTCACTTTCCGCAGTTTCATGCATTTTTTGAAGACTTATACAACGAATTATGGACAGCAGTAGATCCTATTGCAGAAAATATTCGTAAGCTAGGCTCGTTTACGCCTGGCAGTTTATCTAGATTTAATGAATTAACTATTGTTGAAGATGAATTAAAAATTCCTACTGCTATGGATATGGTAGCCAAGTTACACGACGACAACGAAAGAGTAATTGGACTATTATACAGAGTGTACGAACTAGCAGAAGGTGCCAAGGAGCTTGGATTAAGCAATTTTATCCAAGACAGAATTGACGTACACAAAAAACATGCGTGGATGTTAAGAAGTATTCTACGTAGAAACTAATCAGTTTCCCCGGGCTACTAAGTAGCCCTTTTCATTTTATCGATATGCAGAATTTAAAAAAACAACGGTATCGGCCGGCTCGGAAGCCGCACGATCATATACCTACTAACGAAGCTCAGTTACTCAGTAAACAATTTACAGAACAAGAACTAGACATTATAAAACAACTAGCTAGTAATCAATTAGACTATAATAGTTCTCAAGTAACAGATGAGTTGCAAGACAAGCTATATGATTTTTATCATTCCAAAATGCCTAGTATAACTAAAAGCGTTCACGGTAGTCCAGGTCTTTGGATTACGGCCAGATTAAATACAATATATAAGAATTCGCTCTAAGAGCAACCAGCCCCACCTTAGGGCCGTTAGTCGTCAACGGTATTAGGCGTCCGGACAATTGGACTGTACCCCGTTAGTGTACGCTGGATAAAGTAACCAGCATCTTTGACTTTAGACACTGACTCTTGTACAATAAAATATGAATGTTACCAACATAATCGACTCTCCTGCTATTATTGATGTTGAGTTTCCAGAATTCGAAAGATTTGATGTTGATCGTATGTTTGAGGCACCAGCGGGCAGAGTTGACTATGGGTCGTTAGATGTAGAGCCACAACGATTTACAATATTTCCACGTGATGATACCAACGACGAGTTTAGTAAATTTAGTAAAGAGCTCTATGAGCCGCTAAGGTTAATAACTAAACAATTAGTATCTCTAGATCCGTTACGGTACCCTATGTTCGATAGTCCTAACTTCGACATTTGGTTTACTAAACGTTATGCTAGTAGAACAAAAATAGCATTTAGTAGAGTAATCGATCAGCCTGGGTTCAATCAAGGCTGGCATTTAGATAATAGATTTGTATTGTTATCGGGTGTAATCAATGTACAAGATAACAATACGCAAACACATTTTTCTCATGAGAGAATTATGCGTTGGGTACCCGAACAAGTAGAACATGAATTTCCTGAAAAAATAATTCATCAGGGACAAAATAAAAAGTGGACCGGCACGTTTTGGCTTAATACTGAAATTACTTGGCACTGTGTGCCTTTAGTTGAAACTACAAGAAAGATTATTTTATGCAATTTGTTTCTTTAAAGAAATATACAACAACTAGCTGGAAAGTTCTTTATATACAAATTGCCGCACATCTTGGCCTTTTGTATCAAATATTTTATGGAGAAGCATGGTGGTGGTTAGTTAGTTTATTTGTTTTCGTAGCCAGCGGTTGTTTTGGTCTTGTAATGACTTATCACAGACTGTTAGCGCATAACAGCTGGCCTGCTAGCAGTAGATATAGAAAAATAGGTAGTCTGCTTGGTGCTTATGCGGGAATCGGTAGTCCCATGGTATGGACTGCGGTACATAGGGCGCATCATAAGTTTGTTGACACAGCTCGAGACCCACATGGACCCGAGCACTTAGGACTAGCCCGTGTACAGTTTCTAGGTATGTTTGGCCAAGCAGGCGGCGAGCATATTATTGACATGCTCAAAGACAAGTTTCAAACTAATCTAAATAGATACTATTTTAAGCTACATATAGCAATAGCAGTAACTTGGTTGATAATCAGTCCAACTCTATTTGTCTGTGCTTACCTTGCACCCATGGCATTATTATGGGAAATTGGCGGTAGCGTAAACACTATTAATCACTGGTTCGGCTACAAAAACCGAGATAACCACAAACATCATGCTTACAATAATCCCATTACAGCTATTTTATTCTTTGGTGAAGGCTGGCATGCTAACCATCATGATAATCCTATCAGCTATACAACCAAAGAAAAATGGTGGGAATTTGACTTTGCTGGTTTAATGATCAAATTGGTTAAATAATACTATGAGAGCTCACGAATTTATACAAGAACAAACAGCCATGGATATCGAACGTGCTAGAATCGATATTATTGGCCTAGGACATTTAGTACTATTTGGTACTTTGCCAGTGGGCAAGGATGCTAATTCCAGTATTAAACAGCTTAGTCAAGTTGGCATAACTTATCCTGACTTACATCAAAAACTCTTGGACTTTTACAATAAGGAAAAAGATCCACACGCAGATTGCATCCCCGTAATCAAAAAATGGCTAGTAGCACATAAACCAAATATTGCCAGTGAACTACACAGCGAACACTGGGAACATCACCCCAAGAGCTCTAACATGATGAGTTCTACTAAGAAGCAAAAGCCGCCTGAAATAACTTCTTGACATTGGTTGCAAATTAGCGTAGAATAAATAATCTACGCAGTTAATTATGCGACCATACGTACACACAAATCCACTTACAGCTACTGAAGTAGTTAAACTCAGAGAATCCAGCACCGAATGGCTTAACAGTCAAAGTGCCAGCATGTGTTTAGCTAAATGGTATCATGTCAGCTTACATTTAACAAATGGTAGAACACACAGTTGTTACCATCCGCCTACTCACGCTATCAGTATAGATCAAATACAACGTAGACCCAGTGCTTTGCACAATACTGATCAAAAAATAAACGAACGCAAACAAATGCTACGTGGTGAAAAACCCGAAGGCTGTAAGTACTGCTGGAGTCTAGAAGCACAGGGCAATGTCAGCGACCGTCATTACCGCAGTAGCGAACATTGGGCATTACCCTATCGTGACAGTATCAGTAATTTAGAACCTAATCCTACGTATGTAGAAGTTAATTTTAATCAAAGTTGTAATTTTAAATGTGCTTATTGCAGTCCACATCTAAGCACCGCATGGGAAGAAGAAATCAAAGAGTATGGTCCTTATCCAACTAGTACTCCGCATAACGCTATTTCTGCACTAGAGGCCAATGGACTAATGCCGTTAAAGGTTGCTAATCGAGACAATCCTTATGTAGAAGCCTTTTGGAAGTGGTGGCCAGAATTATATGAAACATTATTGGTATTCCGCATGACGGGCGGCGAACCATTAATGGATAAAAATACTTTTAGGGTATTAGATTATGTTGCTAACAATCCTAAGGGGGATTTAGAAATTGGTATTACCACTAATATGTGTCCTCCTACCCAGGATCTGTTAGACAAATTTGTTGCTAGTGTTCAAGCTATTGAAAATTACAGCGCCAGTGCAACTATTGTAGCAGTTAACAATGGCAAGAAAAGTCATACTAAATGGCCACGTCATGTTTTAAACAAAAATAAAGTTAATATCGACACACTACACAGATTACAAGTTAATGGTTTACCTAATATAGATAGTGTACCTGCTGATGGTAGCTTTAGTTACGAACTAACACGAACTAAGGCATGTCGTCACATTGGCATTTATGTTAGTGTTGACAGTGTAGGAGCACAAGCAGAGTACATACGAAATGGTATGAACTACAATACTCTTATTGCCAATACCAAACGTGTGCTGTATGATACACACATGACTACCATTAACTTTATTAACACCTTTAACATTCTAAGCGTTCCTGGATTACAAAAATATCTTGAAATGATTTTAGAAATGCGTAAGTATGTTAATAGTCTCAAGGACATTCCTGAAAAGAATCCCGAGTTTAATAACTACTGGGATAGACAACGTGTATGGTTTGATATTCCTACACTACGCACACCCGTTTGGTTGACTATTCAAAATTTGCCCAGCAATATGTATAGCTTACTTGACCAAGCAGTTAAGTATATGGAAGCAAATAGCACATCGCATCTTGGCGAACTTATTGGATTTGCCGACTTTGAAATAGACAAATTAAAACGCAATATTGATTGGATGAAAAGTTGTCAGTATACTGAAAACGAAAAACAGTTGTTGCGTAGAGATTTTTTTGCTTTTTTTAAAGAATACGATTACCGCAAAGGAACTAACTTTGCTAAAACATTTCCAGAATTAAGTCTATACTGGAAACAATGTGAGAACAGTTACAATGCAAGAGCCTAAAAGCTATTACGACAAGCTACTAGAAACAAAAGAAAAACTCAATGCCGTGGGCAAGGGCTTTTGCTTGATGAAGTGGCAAACAGAAACTTTATACCTGCACATGGGAGATAACCATAGTTGTTATCATCCGCGGCCGCACAAAATTAGAATTGAAGATATCAAACGTAGTCCCAGCGGCTTACATAATACCGAATACAAAAAGCAACAACGTAAGCTAATGCTAGAGGGCGAGCGTCCCAGCGAATGTTATTATTGCTGGAACATCGAAGACTTGGGCGGTGATCATATCAGTGACAGGTTTGTACACAGTACCAGCGACTATGCAATCGAAGACTACGATACTATACGTAAACTAGATGCTGACGCTGATTGGAACCCTAGGCATATCGAAGTTAGTTTTGGTAATGCTTGCCAACTTAAATGCGGCTATTGCTGTCCACAGGCTAGTAGTGCTTGGATGGAAGAAATAAAACGCAAAGGCGACTATGACATTACTACCAAACAGTATAGCATTGATTTCTTAAAAGACGGAGTGTTCTATGAACCTGACATGGACAATCCTTACGTAGATGCTTGGTGGCAGTGGTGGCCAGAGCTAAAGAAAGACCTGCGTGTGTTTCGTATTACTGGTGGGGAGCCTTTACTTAACAGCAACACATTCAAACTGTTGGACATGTTAGATCAAGATCCTGCTCCTGAGCTACAGTTACATATAAACAGTAACCTAGGTATGAAGTCTAGCCTAGTAGAAAAACTCAGCGAAAGAGTTAGTAAGTTGTTAGCAGAAAAAAAGATAAAAGATTTTAGACTGTTCACTAGCATAGACGGCTGGGGCGAGCGTGCAGAGTATATGCGTAACGGTCTAGACTGTGAGTTATGGGAAAAGAACTTACGCATCTTTTTAGATACTGTCCCTAACAGTAAAATTAATTTGATGATTACATTCAATGTGCTTAGTGTAGTTAAATTTAGATATTTGTTAGATAAGATACTAAAACTTAGAGAAGAATACGGTACACTGGAAAATATGTACACACAGCGTATTGGCTTTGACACTCCTTATCTCAAAGAGCCGCCACACTGGATGATTAATATATTGCCTAAGAACTTTTTAGATTATATGTGGGATCATTTGCGACACATGAAATATAAAGAGAGAACAAAAGATTTTACTCACGGCTTTGACAAAGTAGAAATAGAAAAGTTCAAACGTGTAGTTGACTACATGGCAGAAAATCCAGTAAGTCCCAGCATACTGCGCCAGGGCCGCAGAGACTTTTATACGTTCTTTACCGAACACGATAAACGCAGAGGTACTAACTTATTAGCTACCTTCCCAGAATACACAGAATTTTTTAATATGTGTGAACAAGTATATAGGAATTGGAAATGAGATTAATGAACTATGATGTGCCAGCCTTATATGGTCCTGGCGAAATAACAGGCATGCACTTAGAGCTCACTGACAAATGTAATGCTGGGTGTCCTATGTGCCCGCGTTACATTAACAACGGTGGTGAACTCAATCCCAAAGTCTTAGAAACAGAAATCACATTAGAACAGTTTAAAACTTGGTTCCCTCCAGAGTTTGTAAAACAATTAAAGCGTGTTTATGCTTGCGGCAATTACGGTGATCCTATTGTTGCTAAAGATAGTTTAGAAATATTCAAGTACATGAGGGAACACAATCCCAACATGGCCTTAACACTACACACTAATGCCAGCGCACGTACACCTGCGTGGTGGACTGAATTAGGCAAGGTTGTTAACAATTTTGAACGCGGAGACTTTTGCGTGTTTAGCGTAGACGGTTTAGAAGATACTAATCACTTATATCGTCGCAATACCAAGTTCAGCAAGATACTGGCTAACATGAAGGCCTTTAAGGCAGCAGGTGGAGTAGCTAAGTGGGACTTTATTGTTTTTAAACACAATGAGCATCAAGTTGAAGAAGCCAGAGCATTGGCCAATGAACTGGGCTTTGAATTTTTTAACGTTAAGCGTACTACACGTTGGCACAAGTGGACAGACCAAGGTCGTGGTTATTACGAAGTACTAGATAAAGAAAAGCAAGTTTTGTATAAACTTGAACAGCCAGACAATGAAAACTTTAGAGATAGTAATTTCAAAGAACTTAAGACAATTGGTATTGTTCCTATGTACATTACTAATCAAGAATTTGATCGAATGACACAGATTAGTTTGGAACATAGAGAATGGGACAATGAAAAGAACCAATGGGTTAGCTTTAGACACAATGACATTGAAGTTAGTTGTAGAGCACAGCATCACGAAAAGGGCGGTAACAATCAAGTAAATGAAATATTTGTTAGTGCTAGTGGACATGTATTTCCCTGTTGTTTTATTGGTGGTGAACCATGGCGTCATATCAGTGATGATAGGCCATGGGAAGTTGCCAAGCAAGGCGCGGCATTTAAAAATATAAGTGATGATGCTAGTATTCAAATGATAGAATTAGCAGGCGGCATGGACACATTAAGTCTGCACAAAAACACACTAAGCCAGGTACTTAAAGGTCAGTTCTTTGATAGATTCTTACCTAGAAGCCTTTACAAAGGACACAATATGCGTAGCAGACAATGCAGTACCTGTTGTGGAAAAGAATGGAACAAGCTAGACAACGGCGAGTTGGGCAATCAGCATCACAAAACACAGACCAATGGATGACTTAGATAAACTACGTGCTGTTAAACAAAAGCTAGATTCTGTAGGGACTGGCTTTTGTTTATTAAAATGGACACAGCAAACATTGTATTTGCAAACAGGTGACAATCACAGTTGTTATCATCCATACCCACATAAAATTGATATTAAAGATATACAAAGAACACCCAGTGGACTACACAATACAGCCTATAAGAGTAAACAACGAGAAATGATGCTGAACAAGCAACGTCCACCAGAATGTAGTTTTTGTTGGAATGTAGAAGATTCGGGCCATGTCAGTGATAGGATTATTAACAGCGCCAATGATATGGTACAGTTTGAAACTATACGCAATCTTAAACCAACCGATGATTACAATCCTAGCTTTATCGAAGTTAACTTTGGTAACGTTTGTAATTTTATGTGCGGATACTGTACTCCTACTGTTAGTAACAGTTGGATCAATGATATCAAAGCCAATGGAAGATTTCCTGTTGTTAGCAAACAATATGACATAGACTTTATTAAAGATAGGGAATACTATGAAAGCGATGACGACAGTAACCCTTACGTACAGGCTTTTTGGCAATGGTGGCCCACTTTAATCAAAGACCTACAGACTCTACGTATTACGGGCGGCGAACCTATGCTGAATCAAAATACGTGGCAACTACTAGACAAGTTAGAATTAGAGCCAGCACCGCATCTTACATTGTTAATTAACAGTAACTTGGGAGTCAAGCCTGCACTAATAGAAAAACTCAGCGAACGTGTGCGAACACTATTAACCAAACGTGCTATTAAAGATTATCGTATGCATGTTAGTTTAGACACGTGGGGCAAGCCGGCCGAATACATCCGTTGGGGATTAAATTGTGCAGAGTGGGAACAAAATTTTAAAACTATAATGAACAACTTCAAGGACATAAATGCCAGTGTTGAAATTATGGTAACTTACAATAACTTAGTACTGCCTAGCTTTAATCAACTGTTGAAAAAAATATTAGAATGGCGACAAGTATACGGCCGCAGGGTTGAATTTATAACACCCCATCTTAAAGAGCCCGATCATTGGAGCATTAATATATTGCCTACTGAATTTGTCAAGTACATCGATGCTGATATTGCATTTATGAAACAGCATTTAAATACTGGATTCAGCGAAGTTGAGATTGAAAGGCTAGAACGAGTACGTACACATTTTGTAAAGAATAGTTTGAGTTTGGCTAGAGAGTTAACTGCCAAAGCAGACTTTTATAAGTTTTTTACTGAGCACGATCGTCGTAGAGGATCAAACTTTTTAGAAACATTTCCCGAATATCAAGACTTTTTATTAGAGTGCAAACAACATGTCAAGTAAAACATTGTGCGTATTACCATGGAACACTTTGAGCATTGGACAAAGTGGGCATCAACGCCTATGTTGTAATGCTATTAATGGTGGCCTCAGCGGCGAAGGATGGCCCGGGCCTGTTACACAACGACTTGATTTAAATTGGCAACAAGGTGGCGCTATACAAAAAGTACGCGACATAATGACTGCTGGCCATAAGCCTGCACAATGCGAACGTTGTTGGAAGCTAGAAGACATTGGTGCTGAAAGTTATAGGCAAATTAACAATACCTACCGCTTTCCCAACAGTTATGCTCAACTGCAAGAAAACAAATTGGAAGTAAAGTTAGAAAGACTAGAATTAGACTTTGGTAATAAGTGCAATCTTGCTTGCAGAATGTGTCATCCTTATAGCAGTAGTTTGTTAGCGCAGGAAATTGCCAAGGATCCTACAAATGCTTACACATCAGTTGACTTAGACTTTTTAGAAAAAACCAGCTGGGTCAAACACAGCAGACTTTTTGACGTTGTTAGACAACAAGGGCACGACCTTAAAAGCGTATACATCATTGGTGGCGAACCACTAATCATGGACGAACAAGAAGAGTTTCTTGATTTGTTAATAGAATTAGACTTTGCCAAAAATATATCATTAGAGTATAACAGTAACATTACTACAATTGGTAGTAAGTGGTACGAAAAGTGGAGTCATTTTAAAGAAGTTAATCTAAACGCTAGTATCGACGGAGTAGAAGGATATTACGAGTATGTTCGTTGGCCTGCCAAGTGGGATAAAATTTACAGTAACCTTAAAGAATTAAAATATTGGTCCATGGATAGACCCAACAACAAAACTTGCATACACACCACACTAAGCAATTTAACAATACCCAGCATAAAACGAACTACAGATATCCTAGTAGGAGAATTGGACTTCAACTTATTTGTTATTAATGTTGATCATCCTAGTTGTATGCGACCAGAGATATTACCAGGTTCTGACAAACTAAGACTAGCATTACAGGGTGTAGAACATATTAATCAAAAGTATAGCAATCATTATGCATTGTCTAATACTGTAAAGACTTTGGAAAGAGTAGCTTATAGTCCTGATCCCAGTGAACAAGATAAAAAAGATTTTGTTAAACGTATGAAATTTATGGATCAACATAGACGACAAGATCTATTAGATTTGCATCCATGGTTTAAGGAATGGTACAATGTATATTAATAAACAAACATTTTGTATTCATCCCCATGCGGCTATGAGCACCACACCGGATGGTTTTTACAAAACTTGTTGTATGAGCGAGTTGCCTATACGCAAAGACGATGGAACCCCATACAGGCCTAGTCAAGATAGTCTACAAGAAGCGTTCAATAGTCCATGGATGGACAACCTGCGTCGAGATTTAAATATAGGATTTAAAAATCCCAACTGCAAAAGATGTTGGGATGAAGAACGTGCTGGCCAAAACAGCAAACGTATGAGAGACAGCAAAGAATATCTAAACGGTTCTAAAAATATACGTGCAGGTGAACATGTTATTAAAATTGTTGACTTGAAGATGGGCAATCTATGTAATTTAAAATGTCGTATCTGTAATCCATGGAACAGCAGTCAGTGGGTTGACGAATGGCACAGTTTACGTAAGCCCAACGAAAGCAAAATAGAATTTCATAAGCCTTTTAAGGCCATGCGTGATGCTTGGAATCCAGATCAAAACATTTGGAAAAATCTAGAACAAGCATTACCAAATATTGAACACATGGATATGTACGGCGGCGAGCCACTATTAATCGAAAACATGTGGACTATTTTAAAACACAGCGTTGAAAAAGGTTACAGTAAAAAGCAAACTATTCATTATAATACCAACGGTAGTATTATGCCCAGTGATGAACAATTTGCACTTTGGAAAGAATTTAAATTATTAGACATACAAGTTAGTGTAGACGACATTGGTGATAGGCATCACTATCAACGCTACCCCAGTGATTGGTCTAAAGTAAGAAACCATGTGTTAAAATTTAAAGAGCACGACTGGATTAGACTTAGCACTAACGCTACTATAAGTAATTACAATATTTTCTACTTAGACGAGATCACAGAAGAAATAGTAAAAAATATTGGCACTAGTGTGTGGTACAATATATTACATGCACCATACGACCAAAGTATAGCGGCATTAGATCCCGAGATTAAGAAAATTTTAGTAAAGAAACTGTCGCCTATTCAAGAGTATCAACCTGAAATTATTCCTATACTTAATTTTATAGCCAGCAGTCCAGACCCAGAGAAGATGCGTTTGTTTATGAAACGCAATGAAGAACAAGATGAATATCGTAAACAGAGCTTTAGGGACACATTCCCCGAGTGGTGGGAAATCCTTAGATCCCACTATCAATAAAAGTATCTGTACCTTACCATGGGTGCATCTACACGCATGGCCAGATGGCAAGGCATTTCCCTGCTGTCTTAGTGATCCAACTAAACCGGTAGGTAATTTAAATCAAACTAAGATTATTGATATTGTAAATGGCGATGCTTACCGACAAATAAAAAGAAAGATGCTGGCCGGCGAGCCTGTTGACACTTGCTATAAATGTTACGAACAAGAAGCGGTGGGCATGACCAGTATGCGTGTTAATAGTTTTAAATATCACCCCACAGACTTTAGTGATTTTAAACTTAAATACCTTGACATTAGATTTAGTAATGTTTGCAATTTAGCTTGCGTTAGTTGCGGACCTACTTTTAGCAGTAAATGGCATAATGATTGGATTAAATTAGGCCGCAGTAGCGGACATGCACGTATAGTAAGTTTAGATATTATGGAACAACTCAAGACAGATTATTTAGATGATGTAGAAAATGTTACTTTTGCAGGCGGAGAACCTTTGGTAACTAACCAACACTATGAGATACTAGAATATTTCATAGAAAAGAAAAAACAAGTTAACATTTCATATATTACAAACTTAACTAACTTAGACTATCAAAAAAGAAATGTCTTGGATTTATGGAAAAAGTTCGATAGAATTAGTATGCTGGTTAGTATAGACAATGTATGGGATAGGTTTGATTATATTCGCTGGGGCGCCAGCTGGAAACAAATACTAGAAAACCTAAGCAGAGTTAGAACAGAATGTCCTCATATTGATATTAAGATTACCCCAAGTATTAGTATTTTAAATATTTTAGACTTAGATAAGTTAGAAAGAGCTATTCATACATTTACAGGCATTCACAGCTATCAGTACAATGTAATCAGCTATCCTGAAAATTTAAAAGCAGAATTGTTGCCACAAGCACATAAGGCTGAAGTTGCTCGCATGACTGATCATCACAGGGACTGGTTAGCTGAACATAATTTAACTTCGGAAATGCCGGACTTAGTAGACAATTTAATGAAAAATCATTCTAGTGGTATAGAATCTACCAGGGCATATTTACAGGATTTAGACCGCATTAGAGGCACCAATAGTCAGCAGTTGTTCCCATATATTTGGTAAATATACGAGTTACAGGAGCACACATATGGCTAGAACAATAGGACAAAATGGTATGGACTTGATCAAGCATTTCGAAGGATGCTATGCGTCAAACCCAGGATCTGCCGCACTAGGTAGAATTAAACCAAAACCAGTTACCAACTTAATGAACACGGATCAAATGGTTTACAGTTATCGCTGTAGCGCCAACGTTCCTACAATTGGTTGGGGCAATACACGTTGGGCAGACGATACTCCAGTTCAAGACGGCGATGAATGTACATTGGCCGAAGCTAACGAACTATTTGAAACTGAAGTAGACGAGTTTGCACATAATGTCGATAAATTAGTCACTAATCCGCATGTTACCCAAAACATGTTTGATGCATTGGTAAGTTTTGCTTACAATGCAGGTGTGGGTAACTTACGTGCCAGTACATTACTTAAAACAGTAAATGCTGGAAACTTTGCAGGTTGCAGAGAACAATTCATGCGTTGGAACAAAGCAGGCGGCAAAGAGCTTCCAGGTTTAACTCGTCGCAGAGTCGCAGAAGCCGATTTATTTGAAACACCGGATGCTTAATATGCAAGAAGAATGTCCAATCTGCGGTGGCAAACACCCAAAGAAATAAACCAATATCTAAGATGTGACTTGACTGGCATAGGGCAACTAAATTATAATGTGAAACATTAATTTTTTAGGAGGCGCTATGCCAGGACGTTCATTCAATTCAGAAGATATTGCAAAACTCAAAAAACTATTCAACGAGGGTATGCGTGTAATGCGCGAAATGGAAGACCTTCGCGAAGGACTTAAAGACACGGTTAAATCTATCGCCGAAGAGCTAGATATGAAACCCGCTGTGTTGACCAAAGCACTTAAAATTGCACACAAAAACGCTCTCAAAGACGAACAAGAAGCTTTTAGCGAAGTTGAAGAAGTTCTTGAAGCATCCGGATATACCCTTTGATTACCAAAATAAAATCTTTGTTCACTCCCACATGGGAGTGGATAAAGCAAGACTATCACGAGTGGCCTTTTCGATTTTTCATCGAAGTGTTAGCTTGGGCAATTAGCATCGGCAATAGTATTGCAATGATGTTGACAGTACCTAATCCTCCGCTTATAATATTATATCCCATATGGATATTTGGTTGTTCACTATATGCGTGGGCCGCTTTTACTCGAGGTAGTTTTGGTATGCTGGCCAATTATGTGCTTCTTACAACTATTGATACTATCGGTTTAATTAGGATGATTATTCAATGAGCTACGTAGATGCTTTCTACAATAAACAAAAAGACTTAGTACAAATTGTCGAACGTATTAACGGGCAAAGAAAATTCAGAGACGTTCCAGTCAAGTATGTGTTTTATTACAAAGATGCCAAGGGCAAATATAAAAGCATATATGGCGAGTCTTTAAGTAAAGTTGCTGTTAACAATCACAAGTCGTTTGAAAAAGAAAAACGAATTTACAATAATAAAAGATTGTATGAAAGTGATATCAAGCCAGTGTTTCGTTGTTTAGAGGAAGAATATCCTAACGGCGACACACCAGAACTAAACGTTTGTTTCTTTGACATTGAAGTTAACTTTGACAAAGAGCGCGGCTTTGCTGACCCCAGTGATCCGTTTAATAACATCACTAGTATAACTTTGTACCTTGGTTGGCTAGATAAGTTAATTACATTGTGTTTAAAACCTAATACCTTAACTAGAGACCAAGCCGCAGATATTTGCAACAAGTTTGAAAATACTGTTCTTTGTAATACCGAAGAAGAAATGTTAGATATGTTTATTCATCTCGTAGATGATGCAGACATTCTCAGCGGATGGAACAGCGAAGGTTTTGATATTCCTTATACTCTTAATCGTATTGCTAGAGTAATGGGCCAAGATCATTGCAAACGTTTTTGTTTGTGGGATCAAAAGCCTAAAGCACGTGAGTTTGAAAAGTATGGTAAAACTGCTGTTACCTATGACTTAATTGGTCGTGTACACCTTGACTATCTTGAACTGTATCGCAAATATACCTATCACGAACTTCATACATACCGACTTGACTATGTAGGAGAATATGAACTAGGTGAAACTAAGGTTCACTATGAAGGTACTTTGGATCAGTTATACAACAATGACTTTGAAAAGTTTATTGCGTATAACAGACAAGACGTTATGTTGTTAGTCAAGTTGGATAAGAAACTACAGTACATTGACTTAGTAAACGTTTTAGCACACGCCAATGGAGTATTATTCCAAACTACAATGGGTGCTGTAGCTGTTACAGATCAGGCTGTTATTAAAGAAGCGCATAACAGAGGACTAATTGTTCCTGACCGCACAAGAGAACACGCCGAAACACAGGCTGCTGGTGCTTACGTTGCATATCCTAAAAAAGGTATACACGAATGGATTGGAAGCATGGACTTAAACAGTCTGTATCCTTCCGTGATCCGGGCCCTTAATATGAGTCCAGAAACTATCGTGGGACAACTGCGTATGGATATGACCAAAGCAATGATTCGCGATGGTATGGCGGCCGGTAAGAGCTTTGCTGACTGCTGGGACGGAAGATTTGCTACTATGGAATACGAAGTAGTAATGAATCAAGACATTGGCACTGATGTTATTATTGATTGGGAAAACGGGCGTAGTGAACAAGTAAGCGGGAAACAGGCTTATGAAATGATTTTCTTAAGCGGACAAAATCTTATTCTTAGCGCCAATGGCACAATATTTAATTACACAGAAAAGGGTGTTATTCCAGGTTTGCTAGAACGCTGGTATGCTGAACGTAAAGAACTGCAAAAGAAAGCTAAGTCGGCAACAGATCCCAAAGAGTTTGAGTTTTGGGACAAGCGACAGCTAGTTAAGAAGATTAACTTGAACTCTGCTTATGGTGCGTTGTTGAACGCAGGCAGCAGGTTCTTTGATCAACGCCTGGGTCAAAGTACAACCTTAACTGGTCGCTGTATTGCTAGGCATATGGCGGCGCAGGTTAATGCTATGTTTACTGGCGAGTACAATCACGTAGGTGATACCATTATCTATGGTGACACGGACTCCGTATACTTTAGTGCGTGGCCTGTTTTCAAAGGCGAAGCCAATCGAGGAGAATTGGATTGGAGTAAAGAAAAAATTGTAGAACTCTACGATACTGTTAGCGCCGAAGTCAACGATACCTTTCCTGCATTTATGAACAAAGCCTTTAATGTACCTAGTTTGTACGCGGCACCAATTAAAGCAGGTCGTGAAGTTGTTGCTAGTAAAGGAATTTATATTACTAAAAAACGTTATGCTGTTCTTATCTATGACAAGGAAGGCAAACGTAAAGACATCGATGGAGAAGAAGGCGAAATCAAAGCCATGGGATTGGATCTTAAGCGAGCCGATACTCCAGAGTACATGCAAAAGTTCTTAGAAGAAATTTTACTAATGTTGTTAGTTGGCGATGAAAAACAAAAAATTCTAGATAAGATTATTGAATTTAGAAAAGAATTCAAAGCCAAACCAGCATGGGAAAAAGGTACGCCCAAACGTGTAAACAATTTGACTCAACATACAGCAGTATTCAATAAGACAGGCAAATGCGGTATTGGACATGCATTGGCTGCTATTAATTGGAATAGAATTAAAAAGATGCACAATGACCAATTCAGTATGGATGCTGTTGACGGCATGAAAGTTATTGTGTGTAAATTGAAAAGTAATCCATTAGGAATGACTAGCATTGCTTATCCTACAGATGAGCAACGTTTGCCATTATGGTTTAAAGAATTGCCTTTTGATGAAGAAGCAATGGAAGAAGCCATTATTGATAATAAGATTGACAACCTCCTAGGCGTGTTAGGATGGGACTTACAGTCAACTAAAATGAAGAATACGTTCAACTTATTGTTTGAATAATTCTTGACACGACCTAAATAAACCTATATACTCACTGAAAGGAGATACAGAGATGAAAGACATCGTATTAGACATTGTTAGGCATACCAGCGGACTAGGTATTATTGACAGTCTCAAGGTAACCGGCACAGCCGAAGAAACGCAAATTGCGGCAATCGACCAAGACAAAACAGTCATTTTAAATGCTAAACTACACAAACCCGAAGGCGACTTTATTGGCGAATTTGGTATGGGTAATTTAGGATTTTTAAATGGCGTTTGTAACTTGTATGCTAAAGACGGTACAACTGTAGAAGTTGTTAAGACTAATCGCAATGGCGCTGAGTTACCAGAGACACTAGTGTTCAAAGACCCTGACGGCAATTCAGACAAATATCGTTTGATGAGCAAAGAAGTTATTGACACACAAATTCAAACTGTTAAGTTTAAAGGGGCTAACTGGGACGTTACATTTGAACCTACTAAGGCCAAAGTTCAAGACCTGGCACAGGCCGCAAGCATTTATTCTAGCATCGAGCCTACATTTACTATTCGCACAGAAAATGGCAACTTAGTGTTAGAGCTAGGTAGCGCCAACGGAGGCAGTCACTTTGGTAAGCGCACATTTGCTAACAATGTGGGCGGAACTATCAAAGGAGATTTGAGCTTTCCGTTAACTCAGTTCTTAACTATTCTAAAGTTAGGCATGGGCGGTATTTGTGCTGTTAACTTTAGTAACCAAGGTGCTTGTATGATTAGTGTCGACAGTGGCATTGGTTTATACAACTACATCCTTCCAGCAATGACTCGCTAATAGGAGATTTCCATGTACGAAAACCGCATCCGACATCTAACTGAAGCACATCACGTTTTAGATAAGCAAATTGCAGACATGGAGAGAAATCACCCTCATGTACAAGAACAAAAACTACATGACTTGAAGAAAAAGAAATTAGCACTCAAAGACGAAATTGCTAGACTACAAAGACTACAGTACGAACATGATCGGGAAAGTCTCGATCATTGGGATGACGATGAAAGACGATAAATGAGTAAAACAACAGTGGACTTAGATCCGCGCAATAAAGACTATGCAATATTCTTGCCTAGTATCAGTGGATTCTATAATACCTTTATTTCAAAACAACAAGAAGGCGAATACATTGAAGCTAGTCGTATTCCTGTTGAGTTTGAAAATGGTATCGAAGGTATGAACTTTCTTAATAAAGAAAAGGCATACTTTCATTATAGTCACGCATTGTATTCGGCAGGCCATGCACAGTTAGACTTGAAAAAGTCTTGGGTGCAGGAAAGCATGGTACAGCAACGTGACAAGCCAAACACATTTATTCTTGGCGACTCTGGCGGGTTCCAAATTGGTAAGGGTGTTATTAACTTTGACTGGAAGCACTTCTGGGAAAAGCAAGGCGATGCTGGTTATATCGGAGAAGCAGATAAAACACGTATGGCTATCCTTAACTGGTTAGAGTTTACTGCTGACTATAGCATGGTACTAGACTTACCTACGTGGGCTAGTAATCCTATTAATCAACCTCGCACTGGCCTTAAAGACTTTAACGACTGTTTAAAAGGAACTTTGTTTAACAACGATTTCTTCTTAAAGCATCGTCAAGGCAAGACTAAATTCTTAAACGTTTTACAAGGCGGTAATAACGTTGACGCAGAGATTTGGTATGACGCTGTCAAGCACTATCCTTTCGAGGGTTGGGCTATGGGTGGTAATAACATGAAGGATGTAGACCTCATGTTACGCCGTTTAATCAAGCTACGTGATGAGAAACTACTAGAGCCGGGCCGCAATGTTATTCACTTTCTGGGTACTAGCAAACTTGAACTTGCCTGCTTATTAACGGCCGTTCAACGTAATATTCGTGAGCATGTTAACCCTAATATGAAGGTTACATTTGACTGTGCCAGTCCTTTCTTGGCCACTGCTTACGGACAAGTTTATACACAACACGTTCATCAAAACGATCGCTTCAGTTACTTGATGACTAAGGCAGTTGATAACAAAAAGCTAAGTGGCAGTAAAATTCCATGGCCCTGGACCAGCCCAGTTGGTGAACGTATGACTATGGGCGACTTGTGTTACTATGCTCCGGGTATGCTTAACAAGTTAGGCAAGGAAGGTAAGACCAGCTGGGATAGTTTCAGTTACTTCTTAATGATGGGTCATAATGTTTATCAACACATTGAATCAGTTCAACGTGCTAATGCATTAAATGATGCGGCCTGTGCAATGCATCAACCAGATCCTAGTGCTTGGCATAAAGTTAAGAAGGGTGCAGATGAGTTTAGCGAGTGGGTTCCACGTAATGTAATTTACATGAACGAACTTGTTAATCGTGTGTTTACAAGTCAAACTCCTTTTACAGAGTTGGACCGGGCACAAGACTTGTTGGCAAACTTTAATGGCACTAAGACTCTCAAGAGCACAGTGGCTGGATTTAATAATCTGTTCGAAGTTGAAGATGCTGGTAAGGACAATGACAGTAATATGTTTGATGATCCTGAAACAGTTGAACAAGGAGAACAACTACTAGAAAGTATTCTCGAGTGAAAAGTCTAATTGTAGGGATGGGATTCGGTAATGCTGTTTACCGACCAATATTAGAAAGTATGGGTCATGAAATTTTTACAGTTGACCCGTTTTTACCTTCGGATTACAAAACAGTTGATGCGGCAGTTATTGTTAATAAAAGATTTGATACTGTTCATATTTGTACACCAAATTGGACGCATGAAGATATAGCAAGAACTGTTGCTCACTATACCGGCATTGTGTTTATTGAAAAGCCCGGTGTAATTAATAGTCAAGCATGGTCAAAACTTATAGCCGCATATCCTAATACTAGATTTATAATGGTTAAAAATAATCAGTATAGACAAGAAATTAAAGAATTTCAAAGACTAGCTGAATCTAGTGATACTGTGTATGTTCGTTGGAATAGTGCAAATCGTATTCCTAATCCAGGCAGTTGGTTCACTACTAAAAAATTGTCCTTTGGCGGAGTTAGCAGAGACTTAATGCCTCACATGCTAAGTTATTACTGTGCCTTGACAAATTATCAACAAGGCACTAAACTAAAAGAAACTGCAACTCAAAATTACAGTTTAAAAGATATTACCAGCACTGACTATGGCATTGTTAATCCTAGTGGAACATATGATGTTGATGACTTTTGTCATTTAGAATTTCAAAATGGTAATACTAAATGGGTGTTAAGTGCTAATTGGAAAACTAATTTAGATCACGATGACAGTAGCATTTCTTTTAGTATGAAAAATTCCGCAGTAAGACATGAACTAGGACTTTGTCCTGAATCTGCTTATCGTACAATGATAGAAACTGCTATTAAAAATAAAACAAACGATAAATTTTGGCAGGATCAACTTGCTCAAGATATATGGATTCATCAACAGATAGAAAATCTATGAATAGAGTATTAGCCACAGAAGGCAACGGTATTTTTTATGAAACTGAATATGCTTTGCCCGATTGCGACGAAGATGGTATTCAAGTACGTGCTGTTATGACTGGTGTTTGTCGCAGTGATATTGATATGATGCAGGGCAACTTTGGTCCGTTGCCATTAGGTATGCAAGGTCACGAGGGACTAGCACAAGTAGAGAAAGTAGGAAAGTATGTCCAAGACGTCAAACCAGGAGACTACGTCGCAACCAGAGGCGAACCAGCATACGCAGATCGATATACCGTTCGCGCTAGAGAGTATGTTAAGGTTGCAGAGCCTTTACCAAGAAATATTTTGGAACCAGTGGCTTGCGGCATTAACGTGGTACAGCAACCCATACGCGAAATCGCAGAAAGATCAGGACCAGGACGTAGACTATTAATTCTCGGTAGCGGCTTTCTTGCGTGGGTAGCATACAATACAATTAAACTTAACCATTTAGATTTTGAAATAACTGTAATTGGTTCCAGTAATCAAGAACTTTGGGGTCAAAGACTAACGTCATATTACGGTGGCAAGTTTGATGTTGTCATCGACCTAAGTAATAGAGATGATGTGTTTACACAAGACATTCTTCACAACGAAGCACTAATTGTATTTGGAGTTGAAAAAACTATTACCACTTCATTTAGCAATTTACTTTGGAAAGCCTGTACTATTATGTTTCCTAGTCCCAGGACAGATGGCTTTTATAAATGTATGCAAGATGCCGCATACTGGGTAGAGATGGGTGATATTGTTGTTGACAGCTTCTGGTCTAAGGAGTATAATAGAGATACAGAGTGGCAACAAGCATTTACAGACGGTGTTACTAGGCCTGCTGGATACTCCAGAGGCTATATTAAATGGAATAATAATGGCTCTTGATACTGTAGAACGACAAGCGGTAACTTATTTTTTCGGTACTGAAGTAGAAAATACTGCTATGAAAGGTGAACCAACTTTGTTTGTAGTTGGAATTCAACCTGTTGATGTTATTGCTAAACATATCAACAAATACAATTTAAATGCCGGTAGGCCTTGCAGGCATGTTTATCTTGGAACTAGTCAGAGTTTTCATCCAGGGTCTGTTGACGAATGGCATGACTGGAATAAAATGATTTCCGAATTGTTGGATGCTGGCTACTGGGTTACATTGGACTTTGGTGTAGAGTACGCAGAGGAACTACACGAAGATGGCTGGTGCGAAAACAATCGCTTTATTCCAATGATCAGTGTTAAACTTCCATACATTAAGTTATACAATTACAATGCTACTCTAAAAATTGATGATGTTACTTGGGGACACAGTAATCCTGGAGTATGGTGTCACAGTTTACACGATTTAATGAACCGTTCAGTCTATACAGACTGGAAAGACTATGTAGGCGATACGCCTGTTGGAGAATAATATGCAACAAAGATGGATTTATGTAAAATTCCAAAAAGAAGGTATTCACAAATACCCAGCGGCTTTAACCGACCCTAACCTAGCTACAGGAGATCAATATGATGTTTCGTTTCTTGGTTATCCTCATCGCCACATTTTCCATTTCAGGGTGTGGATTACTGTTGTACACGATGATAGGGACATCGAGTTCATCCAATTCAAGCGATGGCTCGAAAACCTCTACAACACAGGAACAATCCAACTCGACTACAAGAGTTGCGAAATGATGGCCGATGACCTTTACCAACAAATTTCAACAAAGTATCCAGGACGCAGTGTCCGGATCGATATCTCAGAGGATGATGAAAATGGCGCATACATTGAATACTAAGCCTATGATTAAACCCATGATGAGCATGGATAATATTAAGTATGATTTACTTAAAATTGCAGAGCCATATGATGGCGTAATGTACGAAGGTAGTGGTTACCTTGTAGCAGATTTGTTTCATGCTTATTTGCGTGACCTGCAACGTGATCGTTTGATCTATGGCTATGACTTGCCAGAAGAACAATACAAAGAAAACTCTGTTACGTTTGATGCTATTATCCAGCTGACAGAAGACCGTAGTCCCAAGAAGCTGAAAATTCACGTAGGCGTGTATAAGAGTGCTTGGAAAAACTAATGGCTAATGTATTTTTAGTTGATCTTGAACCTGTAGAAACAAGGTACACGGGTCAGTGGAAATCTCATGTACCTGAACTACTAAGAAAGGCTGGCCACAATGTTCAAATTTTATCTGGTCCTACGGATATTCCTAGTGCAACCACTCCTGGTGCTTTTCTTAACTTTGGCGGCACTAACATCTATAAGTCTTTACAAGTTGAAGGAATGGGTCGTTTATTCTGCTCCGGAGCAATTAAGCCTGGCGATCATTTTTTGTTTACTGATGCTTGGCATCCTGGCATCATAAACTTAAAATACATGAGTGAACTGTTACAGATACCTGTAACTATTCACGCATTGTGGCATGCTGGTAGTTATGATCCACAGGACTTTTTAGGTCGCCTTATTGGCGATGCTAAATGGGTAAGGCATGCAGAGATTAGCTTCTTTAGTGCCATTGATCACAACTACTTTGCTACACAATTTCACATTCAAATGTTTGCCGATGTTTTTGCTGATGGCGCCGACTGGTGGATCAAAGAACAGCTAATGACTGGTAAAATTGTACGCAGTGGCTGGCCTATGGAGTACTTAGACGAAACCCTGTCTACGTTTAAAGATATTATCAAAGAAGATATTATTTTATTCCCTCATCGTATTGCTCCAGAAAAACAATTAAACATTTTTAAAGACTTGGCCGACGCTATGCCTGAGTACCAATGGATAGTTGCACAAGAACATCAATTAACTAAACAACAGTATCACGAACTGTTAGGTCGTAGTAGAATTGTGTTTAGTGCTAACTTACAAGAAACTCTGGGCATTAGTTGTTACGAAGCATTGTGTGTTAATGCTTTCCCAATGGTACCAAATAGACTTAGCTATACAGAAATGTATCCCAATGTGTTTAAGTATGATTCCCGTTGGACTGAAAGTTTTGACAGTTACTTAAACTACAAAGACAGGATGATTGAATATATTAGAAAGACCATGAACGAAATGAAAGGTCAAGGGCATTTAGAATCTATTGTGCAGTCTAAGAATATTATTAAAAATAATTTCTTTACAGCATCTGCTATCTTAGGAAATATAAAATGATTGATAAGGAAATAACTTTGTTAACTTTAGAACTTAAATCTTATGTTGATCACATAAATTCCGTTATGGAAAAATTACATAAGAAAAATTGTGAAGTCAGAATCAGTTATAAAGATGCCAGTGGTGAAAAGGCGCCCAGTATAGAACTGTGGCGTGTTATTGAGCACAATGATTATCTTAAAAGTTCTGCTCCTGCAGATTCACCCAAAGACTTTATAACAGAACTATCAAAATTCTAACAAGATGATATTCAGTAAAGCAAGAGAACTAAAAGAGCAGGGCTATAAGATTGGCATTACTTTTAGCCAATTTGATATGTTACATGCTGGCCATATTGCTATGTTGGCCGAAGCCAAAACTCACTGCGATTATCTAATTGCCGGACTGCAAAATAATGCACAATGGGATCGCCCTGAAAAGAACGAACCAATTCAAAGTATTGTAGAACGGCAAATCCAATTGGCTGCTGTGCGCTATGTGGATGAAATTGTTGTGTATAATACCGAACAAGATTTAGTAGACCTATTGCTTATTTTACCTTTAGATGTTAGAATACTTGGTGTAGAATATGCACACAGAGATTTTACTGGTAAAGACGAATGTCATGCCCGTGGAATTGAATTGATCTTTAATGGTAGAGATCACAGCTTCAGTAGTAGCAGTTTGCGTAGGCGTGTAGCAGAAGCTGAAAATTTTAGAAATACTGTTAAATAAGATTGCTACACAAAGGTAGCAAATTTCAAATTTAACATCCGCGTAAGGAAGGATACACTATGTCATATAACAAGACGAAAACCGACCCAGATTTGGGTAAACAAGTACACGAACATTTAGTTAAAATGGGCGTTGAGACTCCTACATTTCATACATCACTAGACCGCAAAGATAAAATTGCAGAGATTGAAAAGCATTTCAGTCATATTATGCAAGTTCTTGGTTTAGATTTAGAAGATGATAGCCTTATGGAAACACCCAAGCGTGTTGCCAAGATGTATGTCAACGAAATCTTCTGGGGTCTAGACTATGATGCTTTCCCAAAATGCACTACAGTAGACAACAAGATGAAGTATGACGAGATGGTCATTGAACGCAATGTCAATGTTCAAAGCAACTGCGAACATCACTTTGTTGTGATTGATGGTGTGGCCACTGTTGCTTATATTCCCAAGCAGAAGGTTCTAGGCCTAAGTAAGATTAATCGTATTGTAGAATACTTTAGCAAGCGTCCTCAAATTCAAGAACGTCTAACAGAGCAGATTTATCATGCACTAAGCTACATTCTAGAAACAGATAACGTAGCAGTGGTTATTGATGCACAGCATTATTGTGTGAAGTCGCGTGGCGTTGAAGATACTGGCAGTTCAACTGTTACCAGCAAGCTAGGCGGCTGTTTTAAAAATGAACCTGCTGTTCGAGCAGAGTTTATGAACATTGTTAATAACTGTGTGAGATAAAAATGGCTGACCCGATAGATGACTTAGCAGACATCTCATTTGAGTGGTCTAGCGATGATGCTACGATGACAACTATTGACTTGTCAGGACTTACAGCCAGTGGCACTTGTCCTACTACTATGGCATCCACATATCCTTCTGGCAATGTAACCATTGCGTCTAGTAGTACTACCAGTACCACCCTTGGTCCAATATACAGTATCGGTAGTGTCGGTAATTTAGGTATTGGTGCCCAGGGATCTACAATTAACAGTGGCTATACAATTAGTACTAGCCAAGGATGGAATGGCACGTTTGCTGGGGATCAACCTAAATTATCCATAGATGCCAAAGAAGAGGGAGTGTTTTTTAAAACAGAAAAACATAACGTTAATTGGGATGAACTAATTGACGATATTAACTCTATTAAACGTGCGTTTTTGGCTATGAACGCTAATGACGAACTAATGGAAAAGTATCCAGAAATTCGTGACATGTTGTCCGAGTGGCTAATAAGAGGACTAAGCAAATGAAAAAGATTTATATAGACGACAAACAATTAAAAAGTTACGTAGCTAATCTGGCTAGGCAAATTACTATCTCTAGATGGAGGCCTGATTATATAGTGGGTCTAACCAGGGGTGGACTAGTGCCTGCAACAATGCTAAGTCATTGGTTACAAGTACCTATGCATACTCTTAATGTTAGTTTAAGAGACGATTCGGGTATGGGCCCTGAAAGTAATCTTTGGATGGCCGAAGATGCCTTTGGCTATCCTAAGCCCGAGCGTTTTGTAGAAGATGAAAACGATATAGGTGCTGTGCTAGATGCGGCGGGCTCTCTGCTAGAAGAAGGCGACACATCAAAAAAGATACTTATTGTCGATGATATCAACGACAGCGGTGCAACATTTAATTGGATTAAAGAAGATTGGCAAAGCGGTTGCTTGCCAAATGATCCTGATTGGAATTATGTTTGGCATCACAATGTACGTTTTGCTGTTGTAGTCAACAATGACTCTAGCGAATTTAAAAATGTCGACTACTCTGCACTTAACATAAACAAAGCAGAAGAAGATTCGTGGGTGGTATTTCCATGGGAGAACTGGTGGGAATGAACAATAATGTGTTACCAGGATCTAAGTGGTTTAGTTCCGATTGTCAAATATTTAAGGTAGAAATGGTCTACGAAAACAGTGCCGGAACATGGGTTACATATATTAATACAAAAACAGATCAAGTATACGACTGTTTAATTGAAGCATTTTTAAATAGATTTACAGAAAAGGCCAATGAAGGATGATAATGAAAGATGATAAAATTTTTTCAGGTATTCCTGATAGTAAAGAAGATAGTACTGCCCCGTGGGACGATATGGTTTGGGAAGATTTTCACGTGGCAGTATACAAGGACAAATATCCTGTAAATCATGGGCACTTGCTGTTTGTGCCTAAATACAATACTGTTAGTATCCTAATGGATGCTTTTGAAGATGCTGTTAATCACGGTAAGAAAATGGTCAAAGACGGACAATGGGACGGTTTCAATATTGGTATGAATTATGGTTCTGCGTCTGGACAAACAGTTAATTGGCCACATGTACATTTAATCCCTCGCTTTCATGGAGATTGTGAGGATCCAACCGGCGGCGTTAGGGGTGTTATTCCTGGCAAAGCCAATTATAAAAAGGCACCATAATGAGCGAAACATTCAATCTCAATACAAGGACTACAGTTGTTACTGACACACCTTCGTTTAAAATGACTATCAAAGTCAATGACATCAAAAGTCCTCCTAACCTAAAAGCCATTTATTTTATTAGAGAAGAATTTGACCTTAAAGGCGAACAAATTAATTCTAGTACATATGAATTCTTTCTTACACCAGATGAATTAAAATCTGTTGCTACAGCATTGGCTACAGTTTGACTATTGCTAATTTATATTGTATAATGCAGTATGGAAATCAATGATACTGTCGATCTCGCCGCCGATATTAAAAATTGTGCATGGATAGTGGAAAAAGTTCGCACTAACAAAACCTATGCACAAAATCTTTATGCGGCCTTGTGTAATATAATTTGGTTTAAGACCAATGACTTTTGGCCGGCACTAACTGGTAACAATGAATGGAGTTGCAGTTGGCGATGGGCAGGAGGTTTTGTTGCTGAATTGGAGGATCAAGGCGGTGATTACATGGATTGGTATTGCAGTGGTATCCGTGGTGACAAAGATGAAAATAAAGAGTTATACGTTGGTGAAGGTTATGTAACCAACGAAGTAGCAGATGATTTAGCTAAAATTGGATGGAAATGGAAAGAATATGAAGATCAAGGTATCTGAGAAATTTTACAGTTTACAAGGCGAAGGAAGGTTTGTAGGAGTACCCAGTGTATTTTTACGAACCTTTGGTTGTAATTTTACCTGTGCAGGCTTTGGCTGTAAGCCTGGAGAAAAAAGTACAGGTGCAGACGAAATAGCACAAGTTGTTCATATGTACAACAAGTTCGAAGATTTGCCATTGGTAGAAACAGGCTGTGACAGTTATGCTAGTTGGCATCCGGACTTTAAGCACTTGAGCCCTAATTATGAAACTAGTGAGCTAGTTGATGCAATGCTGGCACTGACACCAAACGGTAAATGGGTGCAGGACAATGGCAATGATGTGCATCTTGTTATTACAGGCGGAGAGCCTTTGCTGGGTTGGCAACGTGCTTACGAAGAACTAATCAGTAATCCTCGTATGCGTGACTTACGCAATATTACATTTGAAACTAATGGTACTCAAAAATTACAAAAAGGATTTAAAGACTTTTTGCAAGCATGGCAACAACCAGCACTAGGACAATCACAGACACAGTTTGTGACTTTTAGTGTTAGTGCCAAACTAAGTGCCAGCGGCGAGACATGGGAAGATGCTATTAGGCCTGAAGTAGTATGCGAATACGCCAGCATTGGTCATACTTATCTTAAGTTTGTTGTTGAAACAGATGAGCATATCGAAGAAGCTAAACGTGCTACAAAAGAATTTAGGGATGCAGGATTTACAGGAGTAGTATATCTAATGCCGCAGGGAGGCATTGTTGCTCCGTATGACGCAAATAAAATTAGAATTGCTAATATCTGTGCGGAACAAGGATGGAACTACAGTCCCCGTTTACACGTTGACTTATGGGGTAACGGATGGGGCAAATGATTCAAGAAACTCATAAACGTACATTAGCTAGAATGATCAGTTATAGATTAACTGCATGGTCATTTACTATTTTTTATACTTGGTTGTTCACTGGTAACATTGGAACCGCTACCGGTTTTGCTACACTATTACATATACTGTTAAGTATCGACTATTACTTTCATGAACGTATTTGGTTAAAAATTAAATGGGGTCTCAAATCCGATGATGTACCAAGACAGTGAAGTCCAATCATACGATTACTTTTGGGAACGAGCAGATTGGACTTACAAATTTGCACTAATTCCAAAACGTTGCGCCAAAACCAATAAATGGATGTGGATGCAAACAGTAGCACAGGCCCATAGAATGTATACTGGACCAGGCGATCCAATTCATGAATATAGATATATTGACAAAAATGAGTTCTTTATGTTACAATTACAGGGAGGACTGAAAAATGGCATTCGTTGATAAAATTAAACGTTTCTTTAAAAAGAAAGAAGAAACCCGTAGTGAAAAAGACCAAGCTACACTTAAAGGTGAGCCTTGGGTTAAAGTAGTTAAAGTTGATGTTGATCCGGAAAATCCAAATCAAGGCTTTTTTGAACTTGACTGGAACGATCATTTTGTTACAATGCTAAGTAGGGCAGGGTATCAGGGTTCTACTCCTGACATTATTGTTGACGCTTGGTTCAATGATTTGTGCAACAGTATTGCTCGCAGTACTATTGAAGAAGAAAAGTTTATAGCTGACGCAGATGTTCTGCAAAAACGTAAAGGTTAAAAATGACTTATATCCTAGTCGATGCTAGTAATATGTTTTTTCGTGCTCGCCACGTTGTTAGGGGAGACGACCCTGAAACTAAAGTAGGCATGGCTTACCATATTATGTTTGCCAGTATTAATAAGGTATGGCGAGACTTCCAGGGTAAACACGTTATCTTCTGTTTCGAAGGTCGCTCGTGGCGCAAAGATGTTTATCCTGCTTATAAGGCCAATCGTGCGGCTGCTCGTGCCGCACTAACTGAAAGAGAAGCCGAAGAAGATAAAATGTTTTGGGAAGCCTTTGATCAGTTCAAACAGTTTCTAACAGAAAAGACTAACTGCACTACACTTCGACACGAAAATTGTGAAGCAGATGATTTTATTGCTCGCTGGATTCAAAATCATCCCGAAGCCGAACATGTGATAGTCAGTAGCGACAGCGACTTTTATCAGTTACTGGCTACCAATGTAAAACAGTACAACGGTATTACCAAAGAAACAATTACTGTTGATGGTATTTTCGACGACAAAGGTCGCCCCGTACTAGATAAAAAAACTAAAACTCCCAAAGTAGTCGAAGATCCGCAATGGCTTCTTTTCGAGAAGTGTATGCGTGGCGATACTAGCGATAATGTCTTTAGTGCTTATCCAGGTGTGCGTGAAAAAGGTACCAAAAATAAAGTTGGCCTGCGTGAAGCCTTTGCCGACAGAACTGACAAAGGCTATAATTGGAACAATCTCATGCTTCAGCGTTGGACCGACCACGACGGTAAAGAACACAGGGTTCGTGATCGATATGAAGAAAATAAACGCATTATCGACTTGACACAACAGCCCGATAACATTAAACTAGCACTGGATACAACTATTGCAGAATGCTTGCAAAAAGAGCCTAAACGACAAGTAGGTGTAGAGTTTTTGAGATTCTGTGGTAAATGGGACTTACAAGAAATTGCCAAGCGACCAGATGATCATGTAAATTATTTGAATGCAAAATATTAATATGTTAGCAAAAACTATCATGCCCGGCAAGTTTTGGATACTTGAAGAAAGCGGGCAGAAAATTGGCACTATTCATAATGGTGACAATGTGTTTACCTTGAGCTTTAAAGGTGGCCTTAAAAGATATACTGATGTTAAAGTGCTAGAGGACGAACTAAAAGTTAATTTAGGTGCTAGTGCTCAAGAAGTAAACATTAAAAATAGTAACGATTTTGTACAGGACTATCCGACCAGCTGGAATAAGATTTTTAATAAAAGTGAACAAGATGGTTTACCTGTTTTTACTAAAACAGAAAAATCAAAAAGTTTTCATGCGGCTGGATACTATGGTATTAAGTTTCCAAATGGCTGGACTACTAGTTTTTGTCCTAGATTAAATACTTTGAAAGGCTATAGTTATATCGGTCCCTTTAAGACACAAGCGGACATGATGGTAGCTATTCAACGTAAGAAAAATGAAAGAACTTAATTTCGCTGTAGTTAAAAAGCTCAGTGATACTGTAGAGACTGCTACTAGGACTCATAGCAAAGATATACGTCTAAGTACCGCAGATGCTGTATCTTTACTGGCTGTAATTGCAAATTTAAGCATAAAAGCCGTTGAAAAACCGCCAGTTATAACTGCCCTACAAGCTACTGACGGCGGCACTTTTAAGTGACTTAACGCCAATAAAACTTGCTTTAATGGATAAATATCCATGAAGAGGAAGTTAAGATGGCGAGACCGAAACCACAGATACTGTTAGACTACACTAATCCCAAAACCTATAAAAGCGAGCAAATATTAGAAGCCGACGCCATTTATGCAGTCTTTTATGACGGGCACCCTATTAATCTTCGCAGTTTAAATAGCCTAGTAAATTACCCGGGGCCGAAATACAAAAAGGTTAGCTTTAGTAACAGCGGCCATGCTTTTAATCTAGCCGAAAGACTTAACAAACTTTTCAAAACTGATAAATTCCAAGTGTTTGAATTAACACAAGGGAAACCCATATCAGATGAACCTAAGTGAAGTTATTGTTGAAGAAATTAAAAAGTACCACAAGTTAGACAAAGTAAATCCTTGGACTATTTTTTACAATTACAACAAGGGTAAAGGCACAAGATTAACCAAGCAAGGTTTTTTACTGCTACAACCAATATTCACTAGTTACAAAATTCCCTTAGATAAAGAACATAGAATTCGAAGCAAGCACTTGATAATTTTGGAAAGATCCATGACCTTTCCCTATTACATAACTGGTAGTGCTATTTGGCTTTTTAGCGAACAAGATGCTTTCATGCTTAAACTAAATGGCGGTGACATTGAGCACTTGGGCCAAACGGTTGGCGTCAGCCTTGACTCTAAAAACGATTAATGCTACACTTGTTCTATGCATACTATCTATATTGAAGACAAATCCAAACATTTACCACCAAAACTTTTGGACGCACTACATGTGGGCAAGGGCGCTTGGATCGCAGGCGGTGCGGCTCGTTGTTTATTTTTAGGAAGTCCTTTAAACGACATTGACGTATGGTATCCTAGCGAAAAACTATGGCAACATTCTGTACAAAATATAAACCGGTACAGAGTATCTAGCCCTTATGAAACTGACAATGCAACCACGGTAACTGTATCCAGTGATTGGTCTAAGGAAGCTACTGAAACTACACCTTTAGTTGACGGAGCTAACACTGACTGGGTTGGGTTACTTAAAGGTATCACTAGTGTATTCTCCGACAATACTATCAATGAATACAAAGTACAAATGATTAAAAAGAAATACTATACCTGTATAGAAGAAATTTTTAATGATTTCGACTTTAGTGTTTGCAAAGTAGCCACAGACGGTCAAGGGCAGTTTACTTTTGATGAACAAGCATTAGAAGATATTGCACATCAGCGTTTACGTTGTACACGATATTCGCCTGAAGGCTTTCTCACAAGATTTATCAAATATAATATCTACGGATACAAAATGCCCAAAGAAGAACTCAAGCACTATTTGAGTTTGCCAGATTTAGATTGGAAAGTTAAGGATGACAGCACTCTCTATTGAAGAATTTAATCAAGCCAAGTTGGTCAGTACGCTGTCCAGACGACCAGTTAGAGTCAATAAAGACTGGGTTGTATGGTTTGATATTGCACTGACCCCGGTGTTGTGCCTCGCACTAATCGGCAAGTTCTGTGGTGCAGGGGTTGGCAATCTCAGTAAAGATATCTTGCTCAATGACTACAACAGTATCAAAGATCAATTGCCTCGAGTAATGCAACCAGGACAAGAATGGGTAACTGATTTCTTTTATAACAGAAAGTTAGATGCACTAGGCGACTCTGGTCCCGGATGGTTCAACTTAATTAGACGTAGGCTGGAATGGAAAAGTGAAAATCAGTTTCCCGAAGATTTGCTTAAAATTTATTTGGAACAGGTATATATAGAGTAAATAAAATCATGCACTTGCCTTACTTTGAATTAAAGTTTAGAACTGGCTCCGAAGAAGACGTTAATGAATTTATCGATATTTGGGAACAGCACACTATCGAATCAAGGGAACCTGTTAATAGACTAACTGTGATTAACGGTAGACTTTGGCGAAAGGCAATGCTATGGCCTAATAAAACAGTTTTTTCTGCTTCAGTTGACCTAATAGGGCAACAAAAAAATCATACTTGGTCAACTAGTTTAAAATTAAAAGACGAGTTAGTCAGCAAGGGCGATCGAAGCATAGGAAAAGTTTCTGCACCGTGGGCTACTATTTTTCCTTTAAGCGGAAAAATAACAGTTCATTTTAAAGGCGACGATAATAACACATTACTTACTTTGCCTATCACCGTACCATATATGGTACCTTCTTTCTATCCGGTTGATATTGTCACTGAAGGCTGGGCTAGCGTATATTTAATACATCGATATGTGGCCAGAACACCCAACAGTAACGAAAAAAATCCTACTGCTGAAAATATATGGGCAGGGCATCATCGTCATATTATAGAAGTTCCTATGTATATGTTAAAAAATATAATGCTCAAAGACAAAGGTTGACACAAAATCCAATTTATTGTATAATTGGACTATGAAAAGAAATTTCGATGAAATAGTTCAATGGATAGGTGCAATAGCCATTGTTAGTGGCCACACACTTAATACTCTAATAGAGTACAACTTTAATGTTAGACCCTGGAATATCCTGGCTTTTAGCCTGGGTACTATAGCATTTTTGATATGGGCGTTGCGTGTTCGCAACGGTCCCCAGATCCTTGTTAATATTGTAAGTATGACTATCTGCGCCTTGGGCTTGTATAGGGCACTTTAATTGGTTGACAAATAATCCAATTTATTGTATAATTATGGCATACTGAAAAAGGAGCTTCGATATGCGAGTAGTGTTCAATAAAATGCTTAATGGTTGGTACATTGTACGTGGGCGCCACGATACCCCAATCAGCGGTCGTTTTGACACTAAGGAAGCCGCACTGGCACACCTGCGTCGTCGTAACCCCTTTCACGTGGCCTAACATGGACAAAGTCGTTGCCAATAACCCTGCACTCTTTAGGGCTTATATGAAATCAATTCCTACCGTGGATCTCAAGTTCTGCGAATACGACAAGAGCCGCAAGGTTCTTAAGTTGGCGTCAGAGTTCTTTGGCATGCCCAAGGAATTTTACGTCAAGAGCCATCACACTGGCAAGACTGTTCGCTTTACTCCAGTGGGTCCTGAGGACAAACTTTTCGACCCGGACCAGTGGGACGGCGAACAACAGGTCTATCGCCCCGTAGGTGTTGTGCCTGGCGTGGATCACATGGTTATCTATCACGCATGGTAATATGAACAGCCAACAAATTTCTGATGCTGTCTATGCCTGGGCTTGCCAGCAGGACTTTTCAGCACCATACGGTGTGCTACAGGGTCAGCATGTTAATGCAAAAGGTCATAAATTTCTAGCCGTTACTTTTGGTCGTGCCAGAACCCTGGATGCCACTGTGGAAATTTATAACAGAAATTTTATGTTAGTGCGTACTAACAGACACGGAACCCAAGTATTTAAAGATGTTGTAGTTTTACAACAATTTCTAAATACCCTGTGAGTTGACAATAAATCCAATTAATTGTATAATATTGACATTGCTTAACAAAAGGAGTTCACAATGAATTGTAGCCCCACCCTTACTGCTGAAGAATTCAAGACCCTGCATAACGGTCTTTGGGAATTAGATTGCATGGTTAATAAATTGCTCAACGGCAATGTCTATGAAGGTCAGAAGTTGGAGCAGATTGCCAAGACTCTGCGTGACAGCCTTAAAGGTGCTTACGAGCAAGACCACAAGGCATTTGAAACAAAAAGCAACCACTACGACGATGTCAAGGCTCAGTTGGGTCTAGACCATAGCACCTGGAGCATCTACGAAGTAGACAATCTTGCTGACCGCCACCCCTTTGAAGGTGCTACTCATGTGGTTTACAAAGATCACTGGGGTGACAAGCCTGTTACAAAAGAAATTATGGGTTCCACTTGGGCCGCTTTGTATGTTGCCGCTAATGCCGCTATTCGCGACAGTGGTGATGCTCATCATATCTTTATTGAGCAGTTCAAGCCTACTAAGGCCGACTCTAAAGTTCTTAACCTTTCTACCGGGAGTTAATATGGGTGCAATGAAAGATCTCAGTTACGACATCGAGCAGTTGTTTATTGAAGGCCTTAATGCCGGACAAATTGCTCGAGAGCTTGGCTGTCCTAAGGAAATCGTGTTCCAGTGGATTGCGGATCAAAGTATTAGACCGTTTGATCAGTGGAAGCCTGACGCACAGGAGCGTTTGATTAAAGACTTAGTTTCTGAAGAACTTAGTCCGTTTCAAACGGTAAACTCGTGAACATTAGAAAACCGCATCCTAACTTAGTTGTTAGGTCGGCGGCCGCCGTAAATTTTTCAGCCGACCAGTGGGGACTTAAAACTGACCAGTTCCCCAGGATTGTAATTGAAAAAGTAGCATCCTATCTTAACAATCGTCTTAGGATGGCTTATAATCGAGGCGAAGATCAGGAGTCCGCTCGAGCGGCTGTTACTATGCTGTTCAAAGATTTTGAAATCTATGGCGCAGGAAGTACTAAGTCAAAAGAACTTCTAGATAAGGTTATTAAAAACCTTTACGTTACTAATATTAAACTGTAAGGAGCTATCATGGGATTCTTTAGTTGGCAATGTGCAAAAACACAAAAGCCTGTGATGAGTGAATATGCCGTGGGCGCAGGCCCGTTTGGTTTTGCCAGTCAGGTTGTAGTGCTGTTTAAAAACGGCGACCGCATTACAGGCACTTATGATGGCTATGGACGAGTTGATGGCTTTGAGCTAGTAGACCATCCTGAAGAACGATGGCGAATGGTTATCCAAAGATACTACAACGGAGAAACATTCGATGAACTGAGCCAAAACAAATATGAGCCCGGACAGGGCTACTTTTGGGATGACGAAGACCTTGCAGAAATTTTTAACTAATATATTATGTTGATGAAAACCAAAGTAACCAAGCTCAGCAAGACTAAACAGAAAGAGCAACGCATTCGAGCGTTTCTTTCTAACTATGCTGTTCCATTCGAAATGGAAGATGCGGCTATTGATTTGCGTACAATGGCTCGTAATTATACTAATGGCATTATTCCTAACAAGGATATTGGGGAAGCCATTAGTGCTGTACTAGGCCCTAGTGCTATTCCTCGTTTGAGTATCGACCCTCGCAATTTAGGTGTGCCGCAATTTGCGTGGGCACCGATGGATGATGTTGGCATTGACCCTCGATTTCAACGAGATGTAGCACCTAATCACGTAGAAAAGATTGAAGTCGATTTTCAGCCTGACATGATTATTGTGCCTTGTGCTATCAAGGATCCTAAAACTGGCAAATACCTACTTTGGGACGGACACCATACTACTCGTGTCTGTGAGCGTATGGGTTGGACCCATATTCCAGTATGGTACACCGAAGCAGAAATCGACAACGAGCATAGTCTTGCTGAAGCTGAAAAAATTCTTATCTTGAAAGCAGGTCGTAGCTTCTTGACTATTAATAAGAAAAACAAGCGACCTGTTGGTAATTACGATGCACACATGATCAGTGTAGAGTGCGGCGAGCCTGAAGCAGTGATGGTACAAAACATTGTCGACGCTAATAACTGTCAGGTTAAGCGAGCCAGTAGCAAAGCCGGCGACATTAGTCACATCGAACACTTGTACGGCGCTTACGATCTTGTACAGGCCAGTTCAGGCATCAAAGGCATTTACCTTGCACGTAGTTTGAAGTTTCATCGTGACACTTGGCCTAAAGAAGAAGTTCGCGGTATTATGATGCTGGCAATGGCTCGACTGTTCCAACAGACCGAAGTGCAAACAGGCAAACTTTTGCCTTCAAGTTTTGACACAGAGTTTGGCGCTATCTTGAAAAAGGTCTATGGACAAAGTGAAAAAGTCCACACTCGTCTTAAGGAGCAGTTTGAAGACCATTTTGGTAGCTTGGGTGCTCACCCCGTTGTAGTTACTAGTGGTCTTGTGCTGACTTATATGAAGCATGGCACTAAGCACAAGTTGAGTCAACCTGAAGCGACTTATCCTGTAAAATGAGACCTTACGGACTTTATCTTCGCAAGTGCCCGGGGGTTAAAAAGCCTCGGGACTTCAAGATTGGTATTGCCGCACTAGACAAGATTCGTACTCGTCTTGCGGCATACCAACAGGCCGTGGGTCCTGTTTATACCGAAGAGTTTATTTGTCTTTGGATCGGCGAAGACATTGATGTTAAAGAAGCCGAAAAGAAAATCAAGCAACAATTTAAACACAAGATTGCCAGCGCAGAAGCAGGGCTCAGCGAATGGATCGGCGACATTGACATTAAAGACATCTTAGCCTTTGTCGAAGAACTTAAAACTGAACACTTTATTAAACTAGTAGAAGCACCCAAGGAGTTTGTGCCCTTAACTATGAATAACTGCGAAGACTTTTTGGAGTGGTTTGAGCCCGAAAAATTGGTTGACAATTAATTCAATTTATTGTATAATATTGGCATAGTAACAAAAAAGGATCGTAAATGATTACTACAGAAACTCGTAAGAATTATGACGAACGCCACGGTGGACCTTTTGACCGCGGTTCGGCAGACAGTTACTACGGGCGTGGCCGAGACCCTCATTTTTACGTGGGCGGCACGGGCACGTCTGAACGTGTCAGCCAAGAGCAAATGACCCCTGAGGAAATTCAAGCCTATCTTGCAGGCTATCAGTACAACGAACAATTTGGCAATAAAAAGAATTGGGACTAAAATGACCGAGCGTAGTGCTATGTTTTTGGTTATGGTGGGTCTCCTGACTACCGGCTTTGGTGTCGGTGGTGTGGAAAACTCTATGGATAATTTGGAACTATTGTCCGGCCTGCTAGTCAGCGTGTCCGGGCTGGCAATTATGGCCGCGGGCGTACTGGGTCTAAAAACGGTTGACAATAAATCCAATTAATTGTATAATATTGATATGCTAACAAAACAGGAGTCCATAATGGATTACACCCAAGAGCAAGTTAATACTATCGTTGCAGAAGCCAAACAGGCTGCTCGCGACGCCGCTACTAAGTTTTTCAACGAAAAGCTCAGTGGCCAAGACCAATTTGCCTGTGGCTTTGCCTGGGTCGACATTTACGGTGTGCGTGGCAATACCCGACTGGGTAAGATGCTCAAAGCCGCAGGTGTCGAGCGTAGTGATTACAAGAAGTGTTTCAGTCTTTGGAACCCTTCCGAACTTCCCGTCCAAAATGTCGACACTAAAGAAGCAGGTGCCTTTGCGGCCGCTCGAGTGTTCGAAAAATATGGATTCCGGGCCTATTCCGGAAGCCGTTTGGATTAAAAGAATTTATGTTGCTGTCTAATCAATTTCTCCAAAATCAATTGACAGGAATTCGATTTGATAGTAACATAATGGCTGTAGCAAGGTGCTACAATTTTTCAACAATGACAGGAGTCATATATGTCTAATAAAACGTTTACTTACGTTGGTGTTTCTACTCTTAAGGGCAAGGTTAAGGCCCGCTTCACTAATGATGCAACCCGCATCAAAGTGCTGATGAAGAATGGCCACACTGATGTCAACTTTGTGGAGTTGCCCCGCGCAATGACCAAGGCTGAGATCCGTGCTGAGGGTCACTTGGATAAAGTGATGCCCAATGCCACTGAGGCAGAAAAAGACGCGGCCAGCGCCTAAATATACAGGGGCTAGGCCCCTGTATTTTCTGTCAGTTTAAGAAATTGAATTGACAGAAAATACATTTAAATGTATAATACATACTTCAACAACACTTTTTGTTTTATTTAGGAGCAACAAATGGCTGAGAGTCGTACTGTTAAGATTAGCGAAGCGAAAGTTATTATTCGCAAAGCATTGGCCAAAGGCCGCCCTGTTATGATCTGGGGTCCTCCCGGCATCGGTAAGTCCGACCTCATTGCAGAGCTTGCACAAGAAGATAATCGTCCCGTAACGGACGTTCGTTTGAACTTGTGGGAACCTACTGACATTAAAGGTATCCCTTATTACAACTCTACCGAAAACACTATGTCGTGGGCACCTCCCGCAGAACTGCCTACTGACGAAGAAGCCAGCGACATCCTGTTTCTAGATGAACTTGTTAGTGCGGCTCCTGCTGTTCAGGCCGCGGCCTATCAGTTGGTTCTTAACCGCCGTGTTGGTACTTATAAACTGCCTAAAGGTGTTGGCATCGTTGCCGCTGGTAACCGCATGTCAGACAAGGGTGTTACTTATCGTATGCCTAGCCCGCTGGCTAACCGTTTCGTTCACATTGAACTTCGCGTGGACTTTGAAGATTGGCAAAAGTGGGCTTTGGCTAATCGCATCGACTCCGATGTGGTTGGTTACCTGAGCTTTGCCAAGGGCGACCTGTATAACTTCGATCCTGCTCAACACGATCGTTCGTTTGCTACTCCTCGCTCATGGAGCTTCGTCAGCGACCTGCTTGACAGCACACTTACCGAGTCTACGCAAACTGACATTGTTGCAGGTTGCGTTGGTGAAGGCCTTGCTATTAAGTTTATGGCACACCGCAAGGTTGCTAGCAAACTGCCTAACCCTACTGACATTCTTGCAGGTAAGGTCAAGGACTTGAAGGTCAAAGAAGTGTCTGCTATGTACTCGCTGACTGCTAGCCTGTGCTATGAACTTGTTGACGCTTACCAAAATGCCAAGAAGGCAGGTAACCTTACTGACTGGCATCCCATGTGCGAACACTTTATCCAATACATGATGGATAATTTCGAACCTGAGATGGTTATTATGGGTGCCCATACTGCATTGAAGACTCATGCACTACCCTTTGAGCACAAGAAGCTCAAGAACTTCCCTGAGTTCTTTAAGAAGTATGCACACCTTGTTATCGATATCGGTAACTAATGATTGCTCCTGGACGTGGCACTTCGGTGCCCGTCCTTTTTTTGGTATTGACAGTAAACTCAAAATAATGTATACTAGCATTAAATAGTTAGGAGCACTATACAAATGACTACACAATCAGAACACAAAACTTCGCAGACTTTTCCCAAATGTAATCTTCCTTGGGAAAAGATCAAAGACCGTGTTACCAAGGCACGTGTCAAACTCTTGCTCCAACATCCCTTCTTTGGTAACCTTGCTACTCGTCTTAAAATTGTAGACGCTACCGATCGTATTCCTACTGCGGCTGTTGACGGTCGCAATCTGTTCATTAACAAAGACTTTGTTCATGCACTAAGTGATGGCGAACTAATGTTCCTTATTGGTCACGAAGTCATGCATTGCGTTTTTGAGCACATGATCCGACGCGGCGACAGAAATCCTCAAGTGTGGAACATGGCAGGTGATTACGTTATTAACCTCATTCTTGAGCGCGACAAGATCGGCGACGTTATTCGTAAAGTAGATATCTTGCTGGATCGTAAATATGCAGATATGACTACTGAACAGATCTATGACAAGCTCATGGAAGATGCTGTTACTATTAAAATGCCGCTGGACATGCACATTGACCTTACTGCTGACGGTAGCGGCAAGGAAGGTGAAGGCCAAGGTATTGAAGTTGTAATGCCAGGCGCTGGCAAAATGTCAGAAGAAGAACGCAAGGCTCTGCAAGACGAAATTAAAAATGCTGTACTGCAAGCCGCGCAGGCCGCAGGCGCAGGCAAAGTCCCAGCGGCTGTTGCTCGCATGATCCAAGAACTTACTGCTCCAAAACTTAACTGGAAAGACCTGTTGCGTATTCAATTGGAAAGTATGATCCGTAACGACTATTCGTTTACTCGTCCTAGCCGTAAAGCATGGCATACCGGTGCTGTACTGCCTGGCATGTTGCCTGGCGAAGAAGTTAACGTACACGTTGCCATTGACACTTCGGGTAGTATTTCGGAAGAAATGATTCGAGATTTCCTCAGCGAAGTTAAAGGCATTATGGATAACTACGATGCTTGGAACATTCGAGTGTGGTGTTTTGATACTGCTATTCACGCAGACCAAAACTTTAGTTCTGACCAAGGCGATGACATTCGTAGCTACCAACCCGGTGGTGGTGGCGGTACTGACTTTATGGTTAATTGGGAATACATGAAAGAACATGACATGGAACCCAAACAACTGGTAGTCTTTACCGACGGTTATCCCTACGGTGAATGGGGCGACAAGGACTTTTGTGATACCCTTTGGGTTATCAATTCTGGCAGAGACATTACTGCACCTTTCGGAGTAACGGTACAGTATGAACATAGTTAATGAGCTATCGACATACCGTTGTCGCACGTGATCCAAATCATTTAAGCAACATTATTTGGATAGCCAAAGACTATCTGGCCCTGCATGCCACAGGGCCTTTTTCCGTTTATGCAGAAAACGGAAAAGCAGTAATAGAGCTCAACGAAGCTGAAGACAGTTTTTTGCTCAAACTCAGCACTTGGAGCGAAGTGTTGGATCATGACCCAGCATCTTAAGAAGCTAAATATTATAGCTAGCTTTAACAGTAGCAATCATACACAGTAACAAGGAGAACTTTAAAATGGAATTACAAATTTCCGATATTCAATTGGCCGCTCAGATCATTGACATCGCCGTACAACGCGGTGCCTTTAGGGCCGCAGAAGCTAAATCAGTTGGCGAATGCTATGAGCGTATTCAGGCTTTCTTATCTGAAGTTGCCAAGCAACAAGAAGCACAAAAGGCAGAAGCAGAAGCTAACGCACCAGCGGCAGCTCCGGCTGAAACTGTACCTGCCGATGCAAAAGTACAGTAATTGGAGACTAAGATGAAATTTCTCAGACACGTGGGAGTTTTAAATGCAACAGGTCATAGAGCACTTGTTGTTTTTAGACAAATCCCAAACGAACCAACTAATTGTTTGGTCGTTGACACAGACGCCTTACCTGATAAGTACCACGACGACTTAATGGATGCTGTTGAAACTATCACAGCCCAGGAAGCCTTAGATTTTTATGAATATGCAAATCGTCAGTTCTTTAGTGATGGCACCAATATGTTAACCACCATGCATCAAAAAGGATGGTTAATGAAGGTTAAAACAGATGCAGTCACAATGCGTCCTAGACCTGATATTGAAATTAGTTTGTTGGAACTCAACAATCAGATTTCAGCCATGAATGGTGATGAGCCTAATACTACTGAAGGTGTGTTAGATAATAGTAAACTAGCATCCGATCTTCGTCGTCAAGCATCTCTGTTTGAAAAGCAAGCAGAAGACTTACGCAAGCAAGCTGACGATTTAGATCCACCTAAAGTTAAAAAATCATCTAAGAAATCTAATGTCGTTGCTTGACAAAATTTTAGAAGAAGTTAAAATAGAGCGACAACGGCAAATAGATTTGCCAGGAAGCGAATATGACCTTGTTAATAATGTAAATGACTGGCTAGCAATAGCTGGTCATTACTTAACACAAGACTGTACTCGCAAAGGTATAAAACCTACTAGACTGGATTTTCATAGTAGTTTGGTAAAAGCGGCGGCTGTAATAGTTGCGGCATTAGAATACGAAGAAAACTTAGTTCGAAAAGGTCACATAAAAGAATGACATGGCTATTAGAAAAAAAGATCGTGGCTTTGACGACATCCTCGACGATGTTGTAATGAACCAAGTTCCTGCTGAATATATTGAAGAAGTATTGGTTCATTTAACTAACGGGCAAACTATTAGATTTACAGGAAACGAGATAGCAAAGCTAGACAGTTTACCAGAAAAATTACAAGAAGAAGGCTTAATTGAAACCAAAGAAATGGTATCCGATGTTGAGATAACCATGGACCTTGCAAGAATCAAAAAACACATGAAGAAGTATGTTAGTACATTAATGGCTAAACATTTTGAGAGCGGCGGAGACACAGATGACAACAAGAAGCGAAATTAATTTTGAACAAGATAAAAATTATGTTCCTGTACTAGATCACGGCTTTGTAGGACTAGTGGATCACATGGGCAGTGACGGAGCAGTAGTGCAGGCTGCTCGTGTTAGCTACGGAGCAGGAACAAAACAAGTTCAAGATGATAGAAATTTAATTCGCTATTTAATGAGACACAAACACACAACACCATTTGAGATGTGTGAAGTAAAGTTTCATATTAAATTGCCTATTTTTGTTATGCGACAATTAGTACGACATCGTACTGCCAGCATGAACGAATATAGTGCTCGTTATAGCGTGATGACAGACGAGTTTTATATTCCTGAACTAGAACAAATACAACAACAAAGTTCTACTAACAAGCAAGGGAGAGAAGACAATGACTGGGGATTCGAAGAAAAACGAGGAGTGCAACATGCCTTCCAACGAAGTTTTTTCAATGCTTATAAAGAATACACCGAGCTTTTGGGAAAGGATGGGACTGGCCTTACTCGCGAACTGTCCAGAAGCGTACTCCCAGTGGGCGGCTATACAGAACTCTACTGGAAAGCAAACCTCAAAAACTTCCTCCACATGGCCCGACTAAGAATGGACAGTCATGCACAATGGGAGATTCAAGAGTTTGCAAGAGCGATGTATGACCTGGTAAAGCCCTTGTTTCCTCAAGTGTGCGAGGCCTTCGAAGATTACGAACAATACAGCATATCGTGCAGTAGAATGGAAGTAGACTTAATTAAACGTTTAATCGGTCAAGATAAATGGTTAGACCTATTAGAAGACTTCAGGGATATTAACGGCATTGCTAAACAGTATGGCATGGGACAACGTGAAATTAAAGAATTCACAGAGAAATGGTTAACCAAGTAATTGTAACTGACTTATGCAGAAATTCAACGTATTTGGAATTGTTCAACAAAGTAGTAGAAGAAATTCAACTAGGCGATGATGAGCTAAAAGCCAATTACGTTGATATTCAGCCAAAAGATTTTGCTAGCCTCACTGTTGCTATACGCGGTAGTGAGGTTTTAGCTTTTAGTGGTATGCAAATTCAACCTGACAGGTGGGGCACAGGTAAGGCTAGAGTTAGTGCTAGATTTTACATACCTCCTAAATTTAGACACGCACATTTACAAAAATTTGAACCCAGTGATAGGTACGTTAATAGCGCATATCTAATACCTAGACAAATAGCTGTTGCCAAAAGTTTGAATTTAGATTGCGTGTTTATTAGTCGTGAAGATAAACAAAGAAGTTTCAGTAAATTTATAGATTTAGTTAACGCCAATGGCGGCTATAATTTTAAAATGCATGAAACAAAATTAGGCGTATGTGGACCATTACCTAAAGGATATATGCCCAGCGAGTGTTGTCAATGGGTAGCAACTATGCCACTTAAAGACGGAGCCGATTATGATTTCATTGGCTACTTAAAACAAATAACCTGCGAGAACTGCAATGAGACCAAATAAGATAGCTATTACTGGACACACTAAAGGTATAGGATCGGCCTTGGCCAATTACTACACAGCCCTTGGTATAGAAGTTATAGGCTTTAGTCGCACTAACGGATATGATATCAGTAAAGGTGTTGACCAAGAACGCATTATAAACGAAAGTCAGGACTGTGATTTGTTTATCAACAATGCTTACTTTAGATATTCCCAAGTAGACTTACTACAACGTTGGTATAATTTTCACCAAAAGAAATCTAATTATATGATTGTTAATATGAGCAGTTTGGCTGGCGATGCTTGTATGCATTTAGGTAAAGTTTATCCATATGGTCTTCACAAAAAAGCTCTAGACGATGCTAGTTATCAAATGAACTTGGCCGGTGGCTGTAAATGTAAAATTATCAACATCAAGCCCGGGCATATTAAAACTGACTTCTTAACGGAAACTAGCACATATACCTATGCACAACTGCGCCAGCCTAGCAGTATTATGTCTGTAGATCAGTTGGTAAAGGTTGTTGCATTTGCTGTAGATATTGCCGATGAGAAAAGTTACATAAGTAATGTAACATACAAAGGCGACACTAGTACAATATAATGTCAGACACTTTAGACGTACAAAAATTAGATATTAAATTTGATCCGGCAAAGTTAAAAAGAGAGCTGGGCTTATTATACCACCAATATCCTTTTCATAAGGATGCCAATCAACTGGCTCTTAGTCACAGCGGCAAATTTACAACTGTTAAAGAACAATTATACGACGGAGTAGGTAGCTTATATGATCGTAAAAACAATGTAGAGATAGATCAAGAAGACAATTATACTCATATTTGTGATTACGTTAAAGGAAGATACTGGGAAGAAGTAATTAATCAAATAAAAGAAATAAGTCCTTTACCGTTAGGTCGGATTCGATTAATGTTACTCAAACCTAAAACTTGTTATAGTTGGCACAAAGACAGCGATGAAATTAGATACCATGTACCTATAAGTACTAATGCCAATAACTTTATTGCTACAGAAAAAGGCCTTTACAGAATGGAAGAAGAGGGTAGATTATATACATTAGTAAGTACAGTTTGGCATACAGCACTGAACGCTAGTTTCCAACCTAGGGTACACTTAGTATGTTCTACATATAAAACATGATATTTTTTGACCACATTGCATCCAATTTAAATGTTATACCTGCCTTAGAAGAAGTAATGGCAAATAACAACTTATTTGCTCCTCATACAAAAGTTAAGGCAATTAGTCCTGCACTAGAAGAAGTAGAAAGCATACATCTACGCATACATCCGCCGGTAGAAGTACAAAGCCGAAAAGAAGGCGAACACTGGGACGCCAAAGACCTTGCTGATCAACAGGCTAGATCTATTATTGATACAGAAGCTTTTAAACAGTTAAATCAGGTGCGTAAACTAATAGAACATGCAATGACTCTACTACCCGCAGGACATTTAGGCAGGGCATATATATCTAAACTTGTCCCAGGAGGAAAGATTTATCCGCACGTAGATCCTGGATTATACTTTGCTATACATAATAGATATCATATTGTATTAACTACAAATCCTGACGTAGAATTTTTTACAGAAACAGAAAATATTAAGTGCCAGCCAGGCGAACTGTGGCGGTTTAATAACAGAGCTAAACACTGGGGAGAAAATAAAGGCAGTACAGATAGACTGCATATTATTTTTGACATTGCACATAATCCTAGATTTTATGACTATTAAACATACACCTATTAACAAAGACATTGGTAGTCTAGTAGAAGCATCCTTTGATGAAATGATGCAGTTTGACGACTTTGAATTAAGAGAATTAATTTATCGACGCAAGGCTCTTGTGTTTAAAAACGTTAACGTTAGCGCCGATGAAATGGCTGCATTTAGTAAGAAGTTTGGCAAGCCATGGACTGCTGACATGTATCAAAATCATACTAAAGAACATTTCAAAGTAGCTGCCAACGAAGTAGCATATACAGAGTACGACGACAAAAGCTATCCTAGATTATACAAAAGTCTAACATGGCACTGTGATATTGCCAATGAACGAGGATTAGAACCTTTTCCCTTTAGACTGTTATACTGTACAGACTTGCCTACTAAGATGAAAGGCGGGTCCACTGATGTTGCAGACTTAGGGATTATTCGCAGGGATTGGGATAACAAGCCGCCACATAACATTAATTTAAAGAATTTAAATTTCTTATATAATAGTTGGCAGAAAAATTTTACAAATCAAAAATGGTATCCTGCAATTGATCGTCATCCATGGACAGGTGAAGAATTTGTTAGATATAATGCATTTGGTACTGACGGTGCTTGGATACTTAGAACTGTTATTAAAAAAGAAGACGGTGATGTATGGTTACCTAACGAGTTTATGCGTGATCTTAGTGTTGGACAAATTGAAGCTACAGACTTTCTAGAGCATAAATGGGAAGTGGGTGATGTATTAATATTTGATAACTGGGCAACAATACACAGACGAGGAGATATGGAAATCTTGGAGGGCAGTGAAGGTCGTAGAAGTTTTATACGTATCAGCATTGACCACGAATTTGACAAGATGCCACCGTATATACCATGATAGAGTACACAGAAAATAATCACTTTCACTGGACCTATGACAACGTTCCGTTTGCATTGCGTAAGAATCCTTATAGCACATTTAAAATGCACTGGGGTAAACCTAGCCGGCCGGTAGGCAACTTCAAGGACGAAAGCCTTAATGTTTGCCGTATGTTAGCAGACCGATACCCTAATCAAAAGTTTAACGTGTTCTTTAGTGGTGGTATTGACAGTGAACTTGTTCTACAAGCATTTATGTGGGCTGGACTAAAGCATCGTACAAAAGCAACTATTATTCGTTTCAAAGACGGATACAATGATCATGATATACAATATGCCACAGATTTTTGTGTGTATCACAATGTTCCGCATACTGTTTTAGAACTAGATATAGTAGAATTTTATCGCAGTAAGGAATATATTCCACTGGGTATGAAGTATCAAAGTATCCAACTAGCACAAATACAATGCTTGTGGGCACTAGACAAGATACAAGATGATATCCCTGTATTGGGCACCGGAGAAGTATTCTTTGAAAAAATATTCAATTGGAAGTCTTGGATGGCCGACGAACCCAAACAAGAATACAATTGGGTGTATTATGTCAGGGAAAACAATGATCTTAGTGTGCCAAAATATAGTGTATTGAATCAGCGACCTGTTATCAGTGAGTTCTTTAGTTATACTCCCGAAATCATGAAAGCCTATGTAAATGATTCTATTGTACAGGATTTATTAGCCGATAGACTTCCGGGAAAATTAAGTATTGCAAGTAGCAAGTATTCAATATATAATAAGTACTTCTTTCTCAAGCCTAGAAAAAAATATCACGGCTATGAAACACTCAAATTGTTAAACGTGCAGGCTCAACATGAAATGCTACAGTATATACCTTATAACGACCATAGGTTTGAAATGTTAGCCACAGACTTTATTAAGACGCTAGAATGAAAATCGTAAAACTAGACCTAAGCTACTTTGACCAAATCAACGATATTCAGCAAGATTACAATACTTTTGCAGGAGTTGATGTTAGTAGTGTGCCTTATTACAGGGCAGATATGGCTATGAGTCGCCATAACAATCTTGCTAATTTATATTTAGGAGAAGACAATCCACAATTTATGATGTGGGGCTATGTCGACGAAACAAATAACAATCGATTGTATGCCGCAATGACTCAGTATTTTAATCCTGATGTTAACATGTGGTATATTCAAAAAGCTATTACACGTAGAGCAGAACGTATTCCTAGTTTGGGCAACAGAAACGGCTTAGTTGAAGTAATGCAACATGCCATCGATTTTGCAGAAAAACGAGATTGTTTTCAATACATTATGGCTTATCCTAAACGCTACTATTTGGCGCACAAACGTATTTGGCCTAAATATGTCAAACAACGTCAAGAACGGTACGACAGCGTAGTAATAAATGTAATTCCTGCTAATACACGACCACCATTTTTAGACCAATGGATGTGGTTAATGAATAGTGCATTATGGCCCACTGATTTAGTTGTTACTATGCAGTACCTACGTCCAGAATTTAGACAAGAAATTGTCTGATATAAATATCAATATGAAAACTACTGGACACAGCATAAAACTATTTTGGCCTGTACATATTGCAGCCTTGCTGGGCGCTATTGCCATGGCATTATGGGGTAATTTAAATTACCTTTGGTTCTGGCCTGTCGGCTGGATATTAATTAGCGGACTAGGCAGTGCTATTGGTCTGCACAGAGTACTAAGCCACAAATGTTTGCCGGAAACAAGTAAGTTTACCAAAAGAGTTCTAACATTGCTGGGCTGTATGGCCGGGCAAGGAAGTCCTATTTTCTGGGTAGCACTACACAGGGGCTATCATCACAGTCACGCCGACACACCTCGAGATATACACAGTCCTATACACGGTTTATTTCATTCTTACCTAAGTTGGAGTTGGAAGATTACTCCCACTGATGTTAACTTGAAATATGCTGTGGATCTATTACGTGACAAATTTCAAGTATGGGTACATACCAACTATTATAAACTAGTATGGAGTGTAATCATTGTTACAGCATTAATCAATTGGCAGTTAGCCGTTTGTTTAATTTTGTTGCCTATGATTACAGGTATTCATCAAGAAGCTTGCATCAACATGTTCTGTCATTTAAAGAACGTTGGTTATAGGAATCACGAAATCAACGACAACAGCCATAATGTACCTGTATTGGGTTATTTTGCTTGGGGTCAGGGTTGGCACAACAACCATCACAAACATCCTGGTAATTATAATTTTGGAGAAAAGTGGTGGGAATTTGACCCTTGTATGATTTTTTATCCTATACTCAAAAGAATTTAATGACTGTCGATATTTTAATTTTTACTGAATTTACCAGCACGACCGTATTTCAACGCCTAATAGGTGCGTATCGTATTGCCACGGAGTTGCGTAAAAATGGCTATACGGTACAGGTAGTAGATTACTTAACTGAATGGACACCCGAAGAGCTTAATCAAATTGTAGATAAATTTGTAGGTTCCAATACATTATTTGTTGGCTTTAGTAGCACTCTTTATGCTATACGAGATCAAGCACTCAGCGATAACAGTAGACCTAACCATTATCGTAGAGAATTAAGATATACAGAAGATTTTCCATTTAGACCCGAAGTCAGTTACGCATTTATTAAACACATTAAAGAAGTCAATCCTAATACTAAAATTGTTTTAGGTGGCCAGCGCAGTCAATACAAAAACAGTAAATTAGTAGACTGTTTTATTCACGGCTATGCGGACCACACTACTGTAGAATATGCACATTATTTGTCGGGCAAGCCTTATGATCAATCTGTGTTAAAGATGATTCCTATCAATGATCATCAAATAGAAATAGATTGGATCAAAGATCCTGAGTGGAACTTTCAAACTAGCCAAGTACTATGGCAAGACAATGACTTAATTTACGACAATGAAGTGTTGCCCATTGAAATTAGTAGGGGTTGTATCTTTAGATGTGATTTTTGTAGCTTTCCTATGAATGGCAAAGACAAGTTTGATTATATCAAAGACAGTACACCACTTAAAGAAGAATTTATACGCAACTATGAAAAGTGGGGAATAACGAATTATATCTTTGCTGACGACACTTACAACGACAGTATCTACAAAGTAGAAAAACTTTACAACGAAGTATTTTCGCAACTACCATTTAAAATACAATTCAGTGCATATTTGCGACACGACTTAATTCACGCTAATCGAGATATGGCGCCGCTACTAAAAGAAAGCGGACTTAAGACTTGTGTGTTTGGTTTAGAAAGTCTAAATCATAAAAGTGCATTAGCTATTGGCAAAGGCCTGCACCCAGAGAAAAGCAAAGAATTATTGCACTGGTTACGTGACGAAGCATGGGGTAAAGATATTACAATGAGCAGTGGCTTTATTGTAGGCTTGCCACACGAAACAGAAGAAACATTTCGTGAATGGATGGAATGGGTCGAAGATGAAAACTGTCCATTGGATGGATATACTGTTGAGCCGCTGGGCTTTAACATTAACGAAAAGAAAATTTGGCCCAGCAAGTTTGAAGCTAATCCGGAAGCCTATGGTTACAACATTATCAACAAAGGTGTTGCTAACAATAGTTTTTTCCGTTGGAGTATGTGGAGCAATCCTCATATGACGCTACCTAAAGCGTGGGCAATTGCCGATGAATATATTATGCGAGGGTACCGAAGTGGGCGGATCAAGCCAGCTGGCTTCTTCCAGTTCATGTGGATGAATGGCACTGGTTTAACCGCCGACGATTTAGCAGGAATGAGCGTTAAAAATGTCAGTGCAGATTTTTTAAAAGACAAAAAAACTGAATGGTTTAAACTTTACAAACAAAGACTTTTTAATTTATAAGAGAGACAGACATGTGGGTACACATATTAACTAACAGTATGAATAGAGTGTTAGTACATGCTCAGGACAAGAAACATTTATATTTTGTTAATGAATGTTTTTTTGATACTCATGTATACACAGGAGATCTAGACAAGAATCTCGAATCACAATTTAAATCTAACCCTAGCGACTTTATGCTTCGTGGTTCTAAAATTGTTTATAGTCCAGGTGAAAATATCGATGACTATCGTAAGTTTGTAGAATACAAATTATGGAGTTACTATGATATATTAACTAAAATAAATCTAGCTAGAGTAAAAGAAATTGAAATTTGTGCCGGGCAATCAGAAGTATACAAGATGAAATACGATCAGGCCTGCTTACTAAAAGAACACAGCTACGATGCTAAATTAGTTGGCCATAACCGAGTACAACTAGTACTAGATTATGCAGAGTTAGATAACTGTACTGTTGAGCAAGCCGCAGATCAAATCATATTGCAATATACAATGCATTTAGAAATGATGACTAAAACAGAATGGTTTAGAATCAAATATATGCGATTACTAAAACAAGCCAAGACTGCTGGAGAAGTAAAACAAGTTATGGATAGCTTGCACAAAGAAACATTTTTGAATATACTATTATGAGTTCGTTAATATATTATAATCAGTTAGACTTATATAAACCGCAATGGTGCTCTAAGTATCCTGAGCTAGATAAATTCAGTGTATTCAGTAAAGCATTTAACAGTGGCATAAGCCTTGTAGACCGAACTGGAACTATAAAGATGCCGGTTAATTTAGTTAACAGACATCCTATGCCTGCGCTACAACCAAGTGTATATACGTTTGAAGAACTTTGTTATCTAACATGGCAAAAAATTGAACTGCATATAAGAACTACTAAATTAAGACCTGTAATTATGTACAGCGGTGGAATTGACAGTACTTTAATTGTTAATTTAATGCATACATACGCCAGTAAAGAATTTAAAGAAAGATTGTTAATTATATTAAACAGCAATAGCATACAAGAAAATCCTGTACTATACGAAACTGTAATTAAACGAAATTACAAAACAGAAAGTTCTAACAGTTTTGAAAATTATTTCAATCACTTTAATTACGTTATTACAGGAGAGTTCGCTGACAATGTATTCGGTAGTTTAACTTTAAAATCTAGCATTGATTTTTTTGCAACCGAGGCCGTTATTACTGGCAACTACAAAGTATTTGCATTTGATTTCTTTAACGCTAAAATAAATGATGCAGATAAAACTAATTGGTTCTTGGACCAAATGGAGCAATTGATAAAAACTTGTCCATGGGAAATTAAAACATGGGCTGATTACTTATGGTATCAAAACTTTGCAATGAAGTGGCAGGCCGTTGAGTTTAGAATTATGAGTCATAAAAATGATTCATTAATTGTCAATGACGAATTCTTGAATAAGCATGTATGCCATTTCTGGGCTAGCGAAGAATGGCAACAGTGGAGTATAAACAATCCTGATAAGAAAATTAAAAATACGTGGGTAAGTTATAAGTTCCCTGCTAAAGAACTTATCTATAAATTAAGCAAGGACAGTGACTATCTTGAACGCAAAACTAAATTTCCTAGCTTGCCTGGTGTATTTAGATATCGAAGAGTTAATAACTTTATTACAGATAAGTTTGAATTTGTAGATGACATTAAAATAGAGGATTATCTATGTTAAACAATGTTGCATATCAGTTAACTGTTGACGATTTGCCCCGCATTTTAGAAATTTATAAAACTAGAAATTCTAATTTGAAAGTTAAAATAACAACAACGTTAGATCAATATTTTCAAAAAGCATTCGAAGTTGCATGTAGTAATCGACTAGGTCATAGTGCATGGGGTTACAAAAATGACAAGGGCGAACTTATAATGTTTGCTACACGTAGTCATTGGTCTAGTATGCCTTATGCCACTATAGGAAATGTCTTTATTGACTCTGAAAATTCTTTTTTTGGATTAAACAAAAAAGGCCTAATGACAATGAATCAGTTTTTAACTGATATTTTTTATGACAGTGCAATAAATCATCAACGGTATGTATCTTATATGGCGCGAACATATAAAGATGCTGTAGTTTCTATTAAAAGCATTAAGCGAACAGAACAAGATAGAAACTTGATATTTAAAATGGGATTTGTTGAAATTATTCCTCCTTATAATAGAGCTAAATTTGAATTTGGTAGTAATATATTAGGAATACTTGAAGGTAGGAATCCCGAACCTGTAATTATACGTAACTGGACTCTGGAGCCCAATCAAATACCTGCACTTGCCAGATTAAAGAATTATGAATTTGTTATTAACTAAATATACAACTTGGAGAATATTATGAGCATTAAAATTATCACTATTATGAAGCGTCCCAGCGAAGATATTGAGTTTTTCTTTCTGAAGTACAAGGACCATCCTGTTATGACACAAATGAGAATGAATGCCATGGAGCATCCAGGATTTGTGGGCACAAAGGTAGAAATAAGCGAAGACCGGTTAACTAGTACAGTTACCATGGAGTTTACCAACGACAACGATTTAAGGTCTTTTGTTAATGCCAACGAAGAACTACTAGTTCAACGCGGTATGCTAATGGACGAATGGGTAACTGCAAATAACTGTCAGTTTGACGTTTATATTGGTTAACGTTTAAAGCCAATAATCATAAACCTATGCCAGCCTGCATAGGATATAGAGCCAGAATAAACAATGTCAATGTCATGGCATTGTTTTTCAAATTCCTCAAGAGTTTCTACACAATTAACATGATCCTGCATCTCAAACATATTATTTGTTTGAAGTAGTAATAATTTTCCTGTAGGTATCATATCTAACCATGCTTGAAAGTTGGCTACATGCTCGCATATTGTATTGACAATTGTGTCATGGACTGAATAATCAACTGTATAGATATCATGATCGACAGCCAAGTACTTTCCTTTACTAGCTAAATCTAAATTTAAAATCATACCAGCACGATTAGCAACATCATCTATATCGTAGCTTATAACTTTTGAATTATCATTGGCTTCTATTAATATAATTCGGGCCAGCGTTCCTATCCAGCCTCCACATAAGCATATAGTACCCAAGTCGTAAGACTTTAGTTGCTCTGCGGCCCAGATTTTACTTTGTACTTGAAACCTACTTAGGCCGTCTCGCCAGTTGACTTCGGGAAATTCTTTTATAGCTGTTTGTAAATTACTTAATAGAGTAGCATCAACTGTATGAGTCGCTAAAAATAACTCTATTAGTTTATCTACGTTATCCAAGTCATTTGCCAGTCTGTCAATAATAGCAGATGTCTTTGTTCTTATCATGTAAGGAACACTGTCAATTACTGCTTGTTTATTTTCTTCGCTGGCATGATGCACATAGTCGTAAATCATCTTAAACAACGGTTTGTTTATTTGAACTCTTTTGTATTCATCGAGCCCGTATAATAAGTCTTTACTTTGCAGATTCATAGTTTAACCATTGAGTATGCAACCAATCATAATCGTTAATCATGTTTATAGAATCTTTGTTATTTTGTATCCAATCTCTGCCAGCACACGCACCTGCAACGGCATAGTCGCCGTTACTTACACCTAGATTAACGGTACACCATGTTTGTAATCGTTGATCGGACTCGCTGTCAATTTGGTTTTTAATTACTTTACTAGCCAGTTTTGCCGCTTCCCTGAATCCACTGCGCCATGCAGTTTCTGGATCACAATTAAATTCTGTAGTACCTATAACTCTTGGTATAACTTTAAATCCTGCACCTATACTAGTAGCCAAGTCAACACGCCAGTCAGTTGCATTTTTTAATAATTTGGTAGGGAATAGTTTTACACCACCGTAGCCATAAGTTAAACCGTTAACCGGATTCTTAACGTGCCACACATAGACTACATTTCTATCATGCGGCTTTGGATATAAGTCAAAAGCAAAGCTACCTTCGACTACACAATCTGCATCTACTAGATAAAACATATCTGTAGTAACTACATTGGCAGCGGCCTTATGTGCTTCTAATATTCCTTTGACCCCGTCAACTCTATGTAACTTGGATTTATTATGAATTAATTTTTCTAGCTTTGCATAGTTACTGTCTGCATAAGGCTCGTTATTGCTCAAAAATACAATGTCAAATTCTTCCTCGGTACACCCGTGCTCAAAACATTTTATAGCACCACGTTTAACTTTATCTGTGAGCTCTATGCCTTGTGGCACTAGATAACATCCTGCCCATTCAGTTACTCTGCCTGTTTTAGGATTAGTCATTGTAAACACATGAACTTTATCTTCGTTACCGCGGCCAGGCATAAACTTTTTATTCCACTGGGGCACTGGTATGCAATTTTTATCAAAATGCCAATATAGTTTTGTATCACCGGGCCCGATGCTCCACTCAGTCATAAAGGGTCTAGCGTAACCTTGTTCTTTGTATCCTTGAGTATTTGTTACATAGGAAACTTTAACTCCGTACTTTTTATCTGTACCTTCACAGTACCAAACGTGCAAGAATTGTAAACTATCATAACTGGGAACAAATTTGTTTGTTACATTAGACCAATCATATAATTGAAAATCCGGATTGACTTGTATTTTTGGTTGGAGATTTAACTCTATCTCACCCATGTCTAGCTCACCTGTTATAGAATCACTGGGTGTTAGCCTGACTGCCCAAATTCTTTCACCGGGGGGTGTATGACTAGAATCCAAATACCAAGTATGGGTTAGATTCATCTTATCTGCTAGCGGTCTATAGTTATACTCAAAGTTTTTGAAGTTAATGTTTTCAAACAAAGGATTGGTTTCCCATTTCATATTATCATAGAAATTTAAAACGTTTAACGTGCCTTCTACAACTGTGCCTACAAAGTGCTGTGGCTCTAAACTATATGCCCATACATCGTAATTTGGTAGTTCGACATCTCCTGCCAAATTCCATACATGTCTATATTTTCCCTGGCTATAGTGAAAGTTATTAGTATTGTCTATGCCTGAGTATATGCTGTCAGGGAGACTTGTATTTTTTATTAATTTAAACTGATTTTTTGCAGTTTTATCTACAATTTTTAATCCTTGCGGGTCTGAAATATAAGAAATTCGTACAGCTTCAATGTCTTCGCCGTCTGTAATAGCAGGGTCAAACAGCCATATATGTTCATATTTCAAATCGTAAGTTGGCGGTAAAAAGTCTACCATTTGTTTAATGTCAGCATTATAGTATGTGCTAACAGTTATTCGACGTTTTGGTTCTGTTATGTACTGAACATAGCCGCCGTCCCATCTAGCAGGAATTAATTTTGCTAACCAAAAACTTCTGTCGGGCCAAATCCATATATGTAGATTTTTAGACTCGTAGCCGATCGGAGAAAAGCCCCAATCAAAGTTTTCAAATACTTCTAAATCTTGTATTTCTTTATTGACAAACCAAGTAGTTTGTCCGTTAGTCATAGCCGATAACTCTTGATCAGTAAAAGGCCTGTCAACAAATACTACTGGAAATTTACTTATTTGTGTAATGCTGTCTAAATCTGTCATATAACCACTCGAAATCATTAACTCGTTTAAGTGCTTCTAGATTGTTTTTATTTTCGGTGCCGTACTGTTTTCCAGCAACAGCACCAGAGATCGCTTCTTTGGCATAATTGCCTTCGGCGATAGTACACCATGTATCTAAACGTTGTTTAGTAATGTCATCATCACTAATTATACCACTGGCCAGTTTAGTACACTCTCTGAACGCACTACGCCATGTACTAAAAGGATCAGTGTTGAATTGCGTTATGTTGCTTATTTGTTCTTTGCTGACAAACTCTGCCCCCATACTAGTAGCAAGATCAACACGCCATTCTTTAATGTTTAATAATAAATCTTTTCGAAACAGTTTTACGCCGCCATATCCATACACTAGATTGTTTACAGGATTTTTACTAGTCCAACAAAATACACAATCAGTTGACGGTATTCTTCCGTAGATTAATTCGGATACAGTTGGACTGTAGTCAAAGTAAAAATCATCAACTATATAAGCATCTGCATCTACAACATAAAAATGACTAGTCATGCTTTTTCTTGCGGCAGCTTGATGTGCTTCTAATATTCCTTTGACCCCCGATACTCTTTTTGCATGAGGAGCATACTCTAATAATCTCGAGTAGTTTGCTTCTGCATTAGGTTCGTTATAACTTAAAAATATAACATCAAGCACGGCGAGACTCCATATAAAATGGAATTAATTCAGGAAATGTAACCTTGAAATTAGTTCCTCTTCTTTTGTCATGCTCTTCGATAAACAATGCAAAGTTTCGTCTATCTCTTTTTAATTTTTCTGGATCTAGTTTATGGTTATCTAATAGATGTTTAATTCGTTCGGCTGCATGTAATTCATGCTGATAAAATCCGTAATGATCCGGATGTTTATGGCCATGTCCTAAATTTTGTTTAATGTAATTGATGCATTCTGTATAACTGGCTTTCATTTCATCATTAGCTATTAAACTACTTAAAAAGTCCGGGTGCCTTAAGTAAGGAAAGTCTACATACAAAGGATGTGGTCTTTTTTCGGACCTTAAAATATTTTTATCGTTTTTAATTGCGGCTATGTCTTCTAAAAAATGTTTGAACATTGGCAAACTTAATACATTAAATGTCACCATAATAGTAACCGACACATCAGGACATTCTTTAATTATACGTTGCACATTTGTGTACCACTGTTTGTAATCCATACCGTGACGAATATAATCGGCCTGGGGACCAAATGTATCTGCACTGGTATAGATATGTAATTTCTTAACCGCATTTGCTGTTGTGATTCTTTTTAGTTGTTCTATCGTTTTATCTATAATAGAATCGGGTAAACATAAATTAGTGTTAATTGCAAAATTTAGATTAGGATTAGGATTGGCTTCTATATAGTCTAAAGTCCTAAACGTGTTCTTGTTCATTAACGGCTCGCCACCGGTAATTCTAAAAGTATGTAAATTGGGATATAACTCGGGCCACCATTGCCACCAAGCATCTACGTAAGGATTGTCTTCCCTGTCAGGTATTGGCATGCGATCTAATTCTTTAAGGCGCTCTATGTTATTAAATTTAATTCCTTGCAGATTATAAGGGCCAAATTTAACTGCTTCTTCCATCCACTTACTACTAATGTCAGGACTGCAATATGAACACTTAAAATTACAGCCGTTACCAAAACTAACTTCAACGTAAGTAGGAACAGTATTATCCGTTGGATCTGCATTGACAATTTTATGCATGTACGGATAACTCCATTCTTCTGCTGTCTTTAATATTCTATCACTAAAGTGAGTACCTTCTGTATCTTCTACACGCCAGCAATAATCACATTCAGTGGGTCTAGTACCTTCGAGCATTTGTGCTCTTAGAGATTTTTTATATTGTGTATTGTGTAATGCACTAGGGTTTGTTTTTATTTCTTCTAAAGGAATCTTATGTTGCATAGGATGGTGACAACTGTGTGTCATTCCTGTTTGCAAATGAATAGTTACTTGGGTCCATTTAGCCGCACAAAAGCTAGGACTAACATTATCAATAACTTGTTTAATGTGCCCTAGTCGTTGATTAAAGTAACTATAATCACTCATTATCAGATCCTACACCTTTTAATACAGCATCTTCTCTAATCATTGGTCCCAACCTATTAGGATTAACATACGTTGCTTTAAAAAACTTGCTAGCATCTTCGTCTAAGTCTGCTAGTTCTAAACCTAGTTCTTGTTTTAGAATAACGCCCAATCGTTTTGTCTCTTCTAATAACTTAGTAGGATTCCAACTGTAACCGCTACGAGGACAAGACATACCTTGTCCTACAAACTTAGGAGCTACTTCTTTGGCCCAAAACTCGTCGTGCCATTCAAAGTCTCTGACATTAACAAAATCAAATTCATCTCGTTTCATGTTTGTTAAATAACAACCCAGTCTAGTCCCATATACTGCCCATTCCCCGTTGGCTACGTCTGCGCCCACGCTGGCCCATACTAAAAGTCTTTGATAATTTTTATAATGTACTGCTTGTTTAAATCGCCTAGGGTCCACTGTTACTCCGCGTTCCAGGCCTAACTTAACACCTTCTCTAAAGCCTGCTCTATATGCTTGATAAGGAGTAGCATTGTTCATCACGTCACTATAAACATTATTCATCTGAACATAATTAATGTTCCAGCAAAAGTCCACTTGGCTTTCTGGAGTATCAGAAGCTTCATGGCTTTTCATTTGTTCGACTACGTGCTTGGGCCAGCACTTGATACCACCATTGCCGTAGACTAAGCCGTTAACAATATTCTTTCCTGCCCAACTAATCACATCACTGCGGTCAATTTTACGCATGTCAATTTGAATGTTCATAAAGTCTTCGCGAACAATGTTATCTGCATCAATAGTAATGAATCTTTCAGTGTTACACAATGCGGCGGCGGCTTTATGGCAAGCATCACTGCCTTTAACTCCGTGACTACGTTGCGCCCATGGAATTTTTGTTAACAAGTCTGCATAATTTTCGTCTGCATTTGGCTCGTCATAACTCATGAACACTACATCAAATTCTGTAATAGGTACTAGCATTAATTTCTTTCTATTGTCCAATGTAATCTTAAATTAGTATTATCAAATATGAGCCCCATATTTTGATATCCTTTAACATAGTCAATGGTATATGTTTTACCATTGGCCACTTCGTTGGGTGGTATACCAAATGTGCCATAGTATTGACTGGGGTCATTATGTTTGATCATATGTACTGCCAAAGTATCATAAAATCTTAACTTATTTGGATCCTTAAGATTACTTGTAATAATAACACCTTTATCTGTAAATTTCAACCTTAGGTGACAGTCTTCGTTGTTAGAGCACTCAGCGGTATTAATACTATAAACACACCCGCCAGAGAATGGCGTTATAAATTGTTTGGTTTGCCAACTCCAAGAATACGAATGAAAAAAACGTTTGGTCCATACTATTAATCGATTTAACTTGTCTTCGGTAAGCCAGTCTAAATTAAAATTTAAACGTTTATTAAGAATATCGTTAGGTTTGCATAATATAGTTTCGTATATGTTGTTTGGATCGTATTTGTCTACTATATAAAATACAATATCCTCGTCAGACTGTGCAAATATTCTTTCTGTACTCATTGCCTTAAGCAAGTTTTCCAAAGAAGACCTATTAACTGCTACTTCTAATTGTTTGGTGTTTAAATGAAAGTTTAAGTTAACTTGATCTTCGTAGTCAGCTTCTGATTTGAAGGGAATGCCATACAAATTGTCGCTGTCAGAATGCAACTTTCTTAAGAAAGTGTCTTTCTTAAAAAGCCCTTTTGTGTCTTGAGATTTATCAAATGCTACGATATAATCGTTTTCACTTGCATTTGAATCTAATATATTTTTTATATGCTCGTTAAATTCGGGTACTAGTATATACTCACCTTGTGGCAAAGGTTGTAACTGTATCTTGTCTATGGCGCCGTTTTCAGGATTATAATAAACAAAATACTCAATAGGAGCAACTTCTGTTTGTTCAAACAACGATGCAAATTCTGTTAGACTGTTATGCATATACAGCTAATATCCTATTGTAAATATCTTCGTTGACCCAATTTTTTGTGTAATGCCAAATTCCAGATTGTATATAATTTTCAACTTTAATTGTGCTGTTATCTAATATCCAAGAATTTAAAAATTTAAACCATTCTAAATTAGCCCAAGACATGCTGGCGGTGTTTTCCTCTTGTTTGCTTAATGTAGTTAATTCTAAACCTGTTGTATAGAAAACATCTGATAATTTTAATGCTAGGCTAAATGCTACATTGAATTTTAATGTTAGCTTGTCGTCGATTGAATATTCTTTTAAGAATTGTTCTTTGAATTGTCTCCAAAAAGTAACTATTCGATGTGTTAGTTTTGTCAGTTCCATAAAGTCATTGGTCTTTTTGTACAGTATGGCATTGGTCCAAACATCTGGTAAATTATTTCTAACGATAATTTTTCTTTGCTCGTACAACGGCCTAGTAATTTTACTACCTTTAAAATCTAATAGTTTTTTGTTCAGTACAATATCATGAAAATCTAACCATTGGAATATATTAGATATATCAGATAGTATTAACGTATCGCTATATAAGAATAATGTTCGATCGTATAGGCTAGCCGTAAGCCCATCGATTAGTCCACGTTCTATAGAATCGACTTTTTCTATTACATGAACATTGTCAAAATATTGCTGATATTTGTCTACTAAGTCTTGACGAGGTACTACAATGCTTGTATTCAGTTGACTATTTTTCTTTGCTGTTATGGACAACAATACAGCTTGTCGAACATGCTGTTCGCTGTCTGCATAGGTTATTATTCCATTAGACATAATAATCCTTAATAAATTTATCGTAGTGACGTAGTAATGCTAGCTTGTTCATAATATGAATATCTTGATTTACTAATCGTACTGGCAAATTCTTCCAAGGTTCATTTCTAAAATTGCTGAGAAAAGTAAAATCATTTTTTCCGTTCAGTTGTACCAGGTCATCTTTTTGATCCATAAATCGCATCGTGCCAGGAGGTATTTCTTTAACCCAATTACCTTCTCTTTGTCCGTTCATTAAATGAATAGCAATGCTGGAAGCATAATCTGTTCTAAACATTTTACCAGGAAACTTATATAAGAACTTATAGTAATCGTAATTATCTTTGACATGATGCCACATATTAAAAAACTGTGTACTGGGTTCACTTCTTTGCCAATATATAACTGTGCTCCACCACATGTCAATGCCATCGGGATGTAATCGTTGTTCTTCATGATGCGGCAGTTCCCAGCGCAGACCGCGAGCATTTCTAAACAATGCTAGTTCGTAATCGGATTCAAATAATAAATCTAATGCATTACTGTTAACAATATAATCAACATCTATTAATAAACTTTTATCCCACGGACTTAGCTCGTAGACATTATGCTTGTTACCGTTACTAAATTGTGCTTGAAAACTGTGCCATGGACTATCATTATGAACACGGGTATTTTCTTCGTGTTTAATATCCTCTACAATAATTTTGTCAAAGCAATAGTCAATTAAATTGCGAGGATGCGTTTCTATTAAATGCTCATGGGTTTTTACATCTGTGAGCAATGCTACATTGTTATTTTTTAAATTTGCCTTAACAGACAATGCTGTCATTACAGCCAGTTTAGTATAATCCAGTTTGTCGTTGTTATAGGCAAATAGAACTACACCTTTACTCATTGATGTTTACCAAACTTTTAAGATTACGTTGCCGCTTTAGTTTTTCGTTTTCAACAAAAAAATCATTCATAGCCATAGTGTATGCACTATTCAATTTTTCTAAAAATACCGGAAGGTCCTTTACCAAAACAGGCATTTCGTTATTATCTAAGAATACTTGCTGTTCGGCTTTAACAGAAATCAAATAGTTTATGTATCCCATAATTTCTACAGAAGCTGTGAAAATGCCACTGTTATGGTTTACTAACTTTTGAATTTCTGCTCTTTGTTTGAGATTATTTCTTTGATTTGATAGTGTTAGACGATAATTGCTAAAGTCTAAGGCTTCTTGAAGACGTTTATCCATTGCGATCTTTCTCTGTGTATTAAGTACGCAGATATTTATCGCAATAGATTTAGCTGTCTACACCGGAAGTTGTAAATCCTTCTGCCAAAATATAAGCAGGAGGAGTAATATTAAAATTGGATTGACCGAATGAATTGGGCGCCGCATACATTACATTAGATGTTAGTACGTGTGTACCGTTTACATTTATTCTAAATGCCATGTTGTCCAACTCAAATCTAATAGCAACGGTTCCGTTATTGTCTACTAATCGACCATAGACCTTAAGTCTAAATGTGGAATATCCGCCATAACCACCGTAACCTCCATATCCCCCGTAGCCGCCATAACCACCGTAACCTCCATATCCCCCGTAGCCGCCATAACCACCGTAACCGCCATAACCGCCACCTGAGCCAGCACTACTGGCTGTCATTAATAATATTTCATTGGCCGAAAGGTCATAAAATCCTTTATTTTCGCTAACTGCATAAGTGCCTGTATTTGATGCAGTATTGATATCTAATACAAATGTTCCTAGTTTGCTGTATACATCTTGCCATGACTGATAGCCGCGGCCGCTACCTCCGCTGGCAGTCATATGCAATCGTAACTGACCGCCGCTATTAAAAAACCACCTAGCTTGGTCAAAACTACCAAATTGATAATTAACCGTAGCTGATATTTTATATTTCCATGGAGTAGATCTTGATGTAGTACCTAATGTTGCAAATTGTTTTCTTGCAGATACTAAATTGTTTTTATTTGTATCAACCAGTGAATTTAATACTTTAAGAACCTGTGCTTGTTGCGCCGTAATAAGTTGTCCCACCGCTGTTCTAGACAAATTAGTTGTTAGTGGCAACGACCCTGTATTATGTGCAGAAATGTTAACTATGTCAATGGTACTATTCCATAATGAACTGGTTATTTTATTTCCGACTACTGCTAATTGTGCAGTGGGAGTTTGTCCCCAACCATATTTTAACAACGCTTTTCTTGCAGGATCAGTTGTAGGGCCACCACCTTGTTCGGTAGGTCCCCAGATTTTATTCACGGCCTGAGCTAGCTCATTCCATTGAGCCGCTGTTACTATTTGACCTTGGATAAAATCAGTCACTTTAACGTACTCCTACGACAGCCTCGATTAATCTGACGCCTTGTTCGTCAGAATTTACTAACGAACGACCGATGACTGTGTAGGGGTCTGGTCGTTCAACCGCTTTAGCAATTCCTGGCATATTGCTAGAAACTAGTCTAGCTCCTTTCCACACAGGACCTACTACTTGCACTGGCACACGACCTGTTAAAGCTACTGGCAGTGCTTGGCCTTTACGTAGGCCTGCACCGTTTAGTATAAAGGCTGGCTCAGTGGAAACAACGCCAAACACTTGGTCGTCTGCTTCGCTTTGTGTTTGAGTAACTTCCTTTTCGCCGCCCAATTTAATTACTGTTCCTGGTGTGTAAGGAACATCTGATTCATAATATTCTGCAACGTCAGCAAATTCTGCTTGAATCGCAACGCCTCGGAATTTAACACCTGTTCTATTAGCTAAATTAAAACCTTTGCCAATAGTTGGAAATTCTGGAAGAATAGCAGTTTCTGTAGCGTTAGGAGTAAACTCGTCTGCACTCATTATACCCATAATTCTCTTAGTTGCTGTTACTGTTTGATTGGGTTGTCCTTGATTAATAACAACTTTTTCAGTGTTATAATGAATAATGACGTCATGGAAAAGTCCGTTTGTATCTCTTATAGTTGCATAAACAATTGTGTTGCTGTCGGGGAATCCTAACATTACCCACTTTGTACCATCCCATACATATAATGTTTTTGTAGCAGGGTTGAACCAAAAATCTCCAGCTCTGTTTCCAGCTACTAACGGTTCCGTGTCACGGACGTATCTGTTAGCAATTTCTTTCCATGCGCCGCTGGTGTCAAAAACACTAAGAGCTTTTGTAGATTTGTTAAACCATAGCTGTCCAACAATCGGATTTGCAGGTGCAGTAGGGTAAGAAAAGTTTTCTAGCATTGCTACTAGGTTTTCTGCCATTACTTCACCGTAGCCGGCATAGTTTTTACCCACTAGCCTAATGCTGGTGCTGACATCCAAGGTGCCATCGGCAATACTTGTTAGTAGCGTACCATCTGATTTATTGACATCATATGCCATTGTAATTCCTCGTTATCTTATATTTAACCAACTTTAGGCCACTCTAATTCTTATAGTGTAACGTACTTGTAAAAGTCTATTTGCAGACTTTTGAACCGGGTGGAAAGTAACATGAGTTAACAATAATCCTCCGTTTAATGTAGTTCCTTTACTTTTTAAACCAATTTCATCAAATACAAATGAACCGTCAAAAGAACTAGCATTGTCTAAGTTATCTTGACTTTGTCCTGCTAAGTTAAAAACTGTATCGCTGACCATAGGCTCATTATAATCGATAACACAGTTAACAACAATATCACTGTACGTTAAGCCATTAATGTGCTCGTAAGTGATAAAATTGCTAGTAGTATCTGTATTATTAACAGTATCGTTGCCGTCAACTACTTTAAAAAATGTAGGGCTGTATAAATCTTCGTTTTGGCCGCTGATATTTGACCCTTTGTATGTAATAACACCCATAGAGTCGATAATTGTGCCTCCGTTGCCAAAATGCATTTCATACACGGGGCCTACTCTAGTAGTAGGACCAACAAATGTATACGCTAAACTTTGCACAAGTGCAATACTTAGGTTTTCAGGGTTAATAGCATTTCGCTGATTTACAAATACTTGGCCCGTAACTGGGTCAAATACTTTTAAATGTCCTTCTATTTTTAGAGTAGCATTTTCATTTGATAACATGGTTTTGCCTTTAATTTACATATTTACCTATTTAAATCACCCTCTTTTTCGGTGACAAAAATTGCAGCCAATGTGCGGCTTTCTTTCAGGGTTTTACCCGGCTCATTGAAAATTACAGTAGGTTTATTGAATATAATAGCCCCTGTTTTTTCACGTTCAACTGGAATAGTTTGTACTGGGTCAGCATCCATAACAACTGCACCTGCACTATGACTTGCGGCGCCTGTACCTAACGTTCCTCGCACTAACTTGCCTAATATATTTCCGTTGGCTTCGTAATATTCGATACGTTCGCCATCGATAAAAATAACACCTGGGTGACGGAAAGTAATATCTACTCCGCTTAATTTGGTTACATCTTCAACTTCAATATACTCACTTTCTGGAGTAATTGCAGTAACCAGTGTAGTTTTAGCATCGTTAGCTATTCTAGAATAAGACCACTCATTATTTAATGATTTTAACATACGGAAACTGTATAGTTCATATTCTCCTAACTCATAAATCTGAGCTTCGCGGGGGTATCTTGTTTCTACTAGAATTTCTAATGCGTCGCCAGCTTTAAGTATAGCTAATTCTTCGTCGGGGTTTTGTTCTAAACGTAAAATATTAAATGGTGCTCCATCAATGATGATTTGCAATTGTTCTGGTAATATGCCGAAATCGCCACCATTGTAAATTGCATCTAATAGAGCTTCTAATTGTTCTCTAGTAGGGTCAACGCCTACCCCTGGGAAATCCCATGGGCGACGATTTAAACCTGGTTCGTATGTGTTAAAATCCATTGTGGTTGGATTACTTGTGTCTGTATTAGGGTTAATAGAATTAACTAAACTTGGACCTTGGCCTGTTCTGTTAAATTTAAGTTTTACACTTGGATACACATATTCTTCGACGGTTATTTCTCCGGAGTCAGTAACGTCTCTAGTATCTAATACTTCACGCAGTTTACTGTGATATGGTTTAGTTTGATCAATATAATCAATGAACTGCTCTACAGTATCTTTTTCATAGAACGGTTTTTGATCTAGACCTTTAACTGCTAGGTTGTCAACATGCAGATACGTGCTTTTTGCAATCCAGTCTACTCGGTTGTGTTCGCTGTAAACGTATCTTACCATTGCAAAGAACAATTTGTTATAATACTTGGCAAATCGATTAATAAAAATATCTTCTCTTAGTGCTGTTAGTATTTCGTAAAACTCTTGACTTGGTTCTGGATCCCAGCGTTTAAAGTCCCATGGGCCGTTGTCCCATAGGTCCTGTTGCTTTTGACTATTAAACAGAATTTCTTTAAATGCAATAGTACCGTTCTTTCTATAACGTAAAATTTGCTGACCATCTACATATTCGTAGACAGCAAATTTGCCTATTGCATCATTTTTAACTAAAATATAATCGCCATTGTTTAAAGTTTCTGTTAGCTGGAATATAACTTGCTCTGATTCTACTTCATAGCTATAAGGAATAGTTGCATCGTAGCTAGGATCCACGTAGTCGATGTAATTCCAGAATTTAGTTAACTCGTAAAAATGCTCGCCCTTGGTAAAATCCTGCAAATGTCTGTCCCAGTTTGCTATAGTGTTAACTAAATCAATTTCCGCTAACAATTGATTTACAACTTCAACGAAGTTTCTACGAGCTTCACTACGATTTTTAATCCAGCTTTGTTGAGTTGGACGAATTCTATTACCGTAGCGATTAAACTGATTCAGTCTTGGATCAGGTACATCATTTGGTAATGGCATCTTGATAGTATTGTTAGCTAACAATGTATACTCGTACAATTTGTAGAAAGGTTGTTGTCCAAACGCTCTTGTTAGATCTTCAGCAGTGAATGTTCTAAAAGCTCTATAATAACTATTGTTTTGTTTAACTATCGAACCAAATGTATATGCTGTTTCGGGTTGATAATCAGTATAGGTAGTTGTATATGTTGTGCTGTCATAACCTACTAGACTGTCGCGCAGTCTAATATGTAGCCATTCAGGTATACCTGTTGTGCCATCATTTTCGCGAAGTATCATCCACTGGCTGTGTACATTTGTATCATCCGCTTTAAATTTAATTTGTAAACTAGTTGTAGTGTCATTTAAGAACTGTGTTACGTTAGCAATAATAAAACTGTCCTTGCTAACTGGAGCAAACCAACTGATACCGCTGTTAGTTGGATCAGTAATTATGCTGGCTAATGTAGCAATAGGAATTCTTCTTTCTTTACGATTGTTTGGTAATGTAGTTTTATCTTTTACCCAGAAATAATATTTTGTAGCTTGAGCACCTGTTTCTGTAGTATAAACAACCGTAGAGTAACTGTTGTTACTAATGTCGCCATTAGGTGTTATCTTTGCTGTACCTGTTGGAACTTGTCCATCAACTGGCGTGCCATTTTTAACAGCTTCGTTGTAAGCAATTGGGTCCACACTAGTTTCTATCCACTCGTAGATGTCGATGCTACTACCAGTAAACAACTTACCCCAATTTTTAATTCTGTAGTCTAATGTACCTTGTTCGTATTCTACATACTTGACATTGCTAGTGTCCCACCACACTGTGCCAACTTGGCGATGAGTCCAATAGCTGTCAGGGTTAACTGAAATATTATCGTCAGTGGTAATTTCATACTGAGCAGGATCTACGCTACCTTTGTGATCTATTTCAATATCAGCGACACTAGGTATGATTCCTTTGTAAGGGTCATATAACTCCAAATCTATTAAGATTCTATCTAGTTTGTAATCGTATAAATTTACTTCATGAATTTTATAAGTATCAACCAATGGGGATTCTTGGTCATATAAATCAAAGTTTTGATATAGTACAGGTATCAAAGTAATATCGTCTTCTACTCTGTACTCATATTGCCATTGGTATACTTTGTATCCGGATTCTTCTTCGACATAGGCAAGTTCATTGTCTACCCAATTGTATCTCGGACTGGTTCTAGATGCCTCTAATAAAGTCTTAGTTTTGAATACTACAGGAGCATACAGATAAACTGTTCCTTCAGTACCAGGATCAGTAACAATAGTAGAAATTTGTATTGTGTCAGAATCTATTACGCTGTCGACCGTAACTATACCATCAATAGTATCACTACTATTAGAACCTGTAATTAACAACACATCGCCTGCTGTCATATTATGGGCTTCACTAAATGTTACATTAGTTGGGCCAGTCGGGCTATCGTCTGCTTTGACAATTTCTGTTATTGTATAAGACTTTTGCTGTGATAAAACGCTCCACTTGCCTTCTTTATAATTGCCTATCCAGATAGTTGGCTTTGTAGTTACATCAATGCTGTCGTATAGATCTTTTACAGATGTTGTGTCTGCTGTAACAAAATCAACGTCGTCAAAATTAATAAATCCTGCGTTAGGCAAATCTGTATCAAATACTACTTCATTTTGATCGTCGGTTAATTCAGATTTTTTACGAACAGGGAAAGTTAAATTTTCGGCGCCAGGACGATCAATCCATCGATTGTCCGAAGCCATAATATCAACGATTCTGTCGGTACTACGATCAATGTTACTAATTTCAGTAGTAGGGTCGTAGTCGGGTCTAAACCTAAACAGTTGTTTATTGTCTTTAAATTCTTTTTGTTTTAACTGTAAGCTCCATGATTGATTTGTTTCATTTGCACCAAAGTCTCCCAGCTTAAACATCCATTCTTCATCTACTTCCAACTCTTGCAAAGTATTAATTGTTCCTTCTACGTTGGTGTTACGTAAAAGTTTGCTATAGACAGCAGGAGTACCCTGCTGACGAATCATTCCCCTTTGGAATTCAAATGTTACGCTAGGGTTTAACAATAAATTGTCAAGATAACTAGTGGTATTAATTCCTAAATTATGACGAGCTGTTTCAACTAGTCTTGTGTTTAGAGTACTGCCTTCAATACTAAAGTATCTAGTTTCCATATCGGAAATAGTTCTATCATAGTTTGCTATAACTGTACTACCATTGATTAAATAACCGGCAGCACTTGGACGGCCTTGCCAATCTGCTGTGCGCTGGCCAATGAATTTTAATCTGTATTGTTTTAATCGTAAAACTGGATCGTAGACAATATCATTAAATGCTGTAATGTTATCAAATATAACAGCATGTTCAATGTCTAGTATACGAATTCGAATACCAAATAATCCTGTTTGATCGCTCTTAGTTGAAATAACAGTTACACCGTCATCTTCTCTACTAATTTTAACATTACTGATGTCCAACGGGACTTTATCTTTGTCTATCAGCGGAGCAAAGCCTCTGGTCATTACATTAAAGTCTTCAACAAAACCCTGTGGATTACTAATTATTAGTTTATTAGCACATGGACTTAATGCAATATAATATCCCTCTGCCCATTTAGTTTCGCTCCAAAACAAAAATTGTTGAGCACTTTGACGAAAGTCTTTAATACCATTCATAGTTGTATCAAAGTCACCAAATACTACCCCTTGGTCAACTATCCAGCGTTGTAGTCCTAGTAGGAAGTTAACTACTCCTTCTCTACTATTGAATACTGTGCCATAATCTACTAAACTAGGTGTTGTTTCCCAGTCTAGTGATTCTTTAACTGTAATATTACTATAAGTAAATTCGGTTACACGGCTAGTTGGCTTTGGTTTATATACTGTAAAATAAGGATTAATAAAGTCGTAACCTTGAACTTCATAACCTTTGCCGTTATAAATTACTTTTACACCACTATAGAAGAATTCTTTATACGGAGTTCCTTTATAAAATGTTAAATTGTAACTTTCTTCGGGGATAAAATTTCCGCCGCTTTGAACTTTTAAACTGTCCGCAAGGAAACTTAAATTTCTCTTGTCAGCAAAACCGCCTAGTTTGAAAATGTTTTGTACAGTGGCATATCTTATTTGATTGTAAAAATAATCTGCCAATGTTTTACTGTCGCTGATTAAACTTTCAGCTATAATATTTTCTAGTCCGTAACGTATAGTGGTATTGTCAGAATAAATGTTGTCGCCATATATTTCCCTGTGGAAAATATACTCCCCTACAGGAGGACGACTGCTTTGTAATTTACTTACAGAATATTGAGTATTGTAAAAATCAGTGCCTTCAAATTCTGGTTGCCACGACTTTTCGATATACTTGTTAGGTGCTACTGTAAAGTACCATTGGGCCGCGGCCCAAGGATACTCTTCGCTTCGAATCCATGCAAGTTCTTGGTTGCCTAAGTCGCCTGCGGCCCAATCTAATTGAGCGGCTTCTTGACTAGGAGCAGATGTAATACCAGCCGTAACTGGATCTAACAAATGACCTAAATTGTTAACAGGAAAAATTGCGCTGGGTCTAGCAACCATATGATCAACTAATACCGCAGGAGGACAAGCAACATTGCCTAACTGTAAGGCGTCAATTAACGGCTGTCTTTTGTAAGGGTCGGTCCAACTATAATGTGTATCCCACCATGTAGGCTTGACACTATAGCCCAACATTTCCCATGGGTGAGTATGTGGACGATCTGTGTCATACAATGCTTTATAAATGCTTCTCCAACTGCCGCCTAGGCCGTTGCTAACAGTAGTGTAGTTCCAGGTAAATTTATTAGTCTGCTGATAAAAAGCAGTATTATCTAATTGATTAATACCATTGGTTGTTTTCCATAGTCTAAACAAATCACCAACATAGCTGGCCTTGTCTTCTCTAGAAACACGAGTGGATCTAAATAGTCCAGGTTCAGCATTAGTCCATCTAAAGCGTTTTTGTTTGAACCCGTCAAATATGTTATTATAAATTCTTGTTTCTAATTCAAGTATTATATCATCTCTGTAATCGCCGTAAGCAACAATCATACTGCCGTCATGACATTGAATAAATGTTTTTGCAACGGGATATGTGTTATCTGTAATAACCTCTGGCTTGTAAACTGGAGCCATGCCCAGTTTACTCAAACTAGCTGGCACAAAGCTATTGTTTTTAGTTTCATATACTACTATATCAATAGTACAAGGTCCACCTAACTGAATAAACTCTACAGTTGTATTGCTTAGAGTGTAATGAACTCCTTGTGTTTTAATTCGATTGTTAATGTAAACATAAACATGATTTCTATAAGGATCAGTAATATCAACTGCAATAGGCAATGCATAAGTAACCGTTTGCGGAGAAATTTCGCTTATATTATAACTTACGGAACTTTTAACAGGACCATAATAGACCATATCACTGTATGCGTGAGTAAAGTCTGAAGCTTTTCCGATATTGATGTCGGCCAATGCTTTATCTAGTTGTTCTGCCGGAGTTAATTCCGTTACATCTACTTCGGAATCTAGCATTGAAATTTTCTGCAAAAACTTTTGTCTAAATATCTTAGACTGTTCCGCACCAAAACGTAATGCATTAATTGGATTAGTTTCGCTTAATCTTAACAATGCCGCTAGCTTTAATGAACTATTTTCTTGTTGTTGTATTACCCAACCTGATCCAGGATTTTTGTGTATATTATAATAGTTATTTTTACCGTAGCCGTGTCCTTCGAATCCATAGGTGCTTAATAGTTTACTCTTAAAGTGATTGAATACTTGATTATATCCAACACTGGTAAAAGAAGCGTTATCGGCGTTGGCCTCTAGTGTATTGTGTACAGCATAAATGCCCCATTCAACAGAACTTTCAAACAATACTTCAATAATATCGCCGTTAGATAATATACTAGGTTCAACAGTAATTTCAATTAGTCCTGCATTTTCCTGGTAAGTGAACCCTTCTGTTTTGTCGTAACCGTTTACTCTTACTAGGAAACTACGAGGATCGTTATAAGCATCTGTAACGATTACTTTACCAGTTGTTCCATTAAACAAATATCTAAAATTTGTTTGCGTTGTGGCATAAATTTCTATAGAGCCTTCTGTAGCTCCGTTATTAGTAACAAACCCAGCTGGAGTATTGTCTATATCATTAATAAATGTTAGTGACAGGCCACTCATGTTATAAACTGTAGCTTGTCCTAATACAGGTACTACCAGTGTGTTAGTAACTGGATCAAATCTTTCCCATTCGCCGGCCTTGCTCAAACACCAAAATACAGGTTTGCTGTTTTCTTGAGTTACCATGTAAGTATAACTAGGTGTGCTGTCTAGTGGAATACTAATTACATTATCTGAATATTTGTTATTAACTGGTTTGCTAACACGCTGATAAGTCTTTGGTGGCTCACTGTTTTTAACCCAACCGTTACTTTGATTGTAGCGGCCTAGTTTTTCATCCCAATACTGATAATAATAGTTACCTGGAATCTGACTACGCAAGTTTAAAGAATCTCTATAGTATAAAGGATAATTTTGTGTTACATCAAATAATAAATTTGTAAATGTTTTAGCAAAAGGACTAGCATTGTCTACAATGTCAAAGTTTGTAGATCCGTAAGAAACTTCGAACCCTAGTTCTTCGTCATAGACAGATCCTACTTGATATTGGAATAATGTATTTCCTGCAAAATCACTGTCAGGATATTCGTTGGTATTGCCAATGCTTACTGCATTTTTATCATACATTGTAAACAACGGAAATTGATTACGTTTTGTTTTATTTTGTCCTAGTACCCAATTGGTACCGTCAAACCATAGTTCTTTATAAATGTACGTACTTCCTCTTAGGACAAACAACTTGTCGTCTGTACTGTCTATGCTAGGACTGTCTGGCTCAAGTACAAAACTAATTGCAGATCCTACTCCGGTTACACGATATATTTTATTGTTATAATTATGGTTGCCGTTAATGAATACTACCCTGTAATCATTTTTTAATTGTATACCATCAACAATAAACGCAGATTCACTGGTAATTGTTGCTGGAGCAATATTATCAATTACTAGGTCAACCGGAGTGATTGGGTTTTTTCCGTAGTTGTATAACTCCAAGTCTCTAATAAATTGTACAATAGGACGAGCCGCACGTTGTTCTACTTTTAGATAATCGGCGCTGTTTACTCCTAAGAACTCACAAACTTCTTTGACTGCATCAACGTGATACCATTTGTTTGTTCTACTCCACGGATTTTGATCGCGGGCGCCGCGTTCCATGACAATATACTCTTTTTGTATAGGCGCAGGCTCGCTGGTATCCCAACGCTTACGATCCCAGTTAACTCCATCCCATGGCACATAGGCCAACATTGTATAAGACGTGCGAGGATCTAATTCGATACTAGGAATTAACTTAATACTATCTCCTACTCCACTTACAATATAATACTCAGGATCTACCAATGGATCAGGATCGCTTACATATTCTGCGGGTGTTACAGTTGGCGCTGTAATACCTGTTACTGTAACACTAAACAAACTACCAGCTCCAATTATACCAGGACTGGCTCTTAGCATGTCACCAACTTTGTATCCTTGACCGCCGTCTATTAATACTACACTAGTAACTTGGCCACCGCTGACTGTTAGATTTACTCTGACACCAGACCCAGTTACAGTTTCGTCTTGTCCAACTAGTGGAACGTTTTGATAAAAACCGTTGTTGTATCCGCTGCCAGAGTTTGGGCCGCTTAAACTAGTAATTGTATTTTTGTTAATAAAATAAATTTTCATTCCGTTATGGAATGTCAAAGTTTTTCCGTTAGGCTGAACTGGTGTTGTATACTCTAGCTTGCCAATAATATCACTAGCTACATTAATTGTACCTTCCAATTGAATAGGCAGCGGATCAAACTTTAACCAATAATAACTGGTAAAGTTAGTAAACATGTCTGCATCAATAGGAGGGTTCCAAACGTAATATTCACTGTCTAACTGATCTGGTTTTGTTCTGTTCCAATTTAACTTTAGCTGTGAAAGAAAGTCGTCGTAAGTCAAGCTATCAGTAACATTACCGTTAATGTCATTGAATACTACTCCGGGTTCTAACTGATAGTCGGATCTAATTGAACGTGGCTCTTCTAAATAAAAATCTTTTGTAGGACGATATACTGTACCACTTTTTTTACCTACATATAAGTTAATATCTTCGGGCGAGCCTTTGCTTATTAATTTGTCTAATGTATTGGATAAAAATTTTGTGTTAATATCGGTTCGGATATAGCCCGGCAAGAAGTTGCTAGATTTGATTACTTCGTTGCCAGCACCTTCCCCGGGTACTGTATTTTTACTGGCCACTACGGGCTGTGCGGAGAAATTCTTCTTTTCTGCCATCTTAAACCTTAACTTGTTTTAAATTAACATCAGTTAGTTGCGTAATAATATCAATGTCATCGATTGTTGAACTACTTATAAACAACTCATTTGCCCCACTGCTGACTTGGAATAAGTCTCCAAAAGTATTACTAGTGCCTTGTGGAACTAAAACCACAGAGCTAATGGAACCAGCTAACTTAGTGTGTATGTAGGCAGCAAGTTCTGTAAAGTAAAAAGTTTCGCCAAATGTCCAGTTGACTATGGCAAAAAATTCATCTATTGCAGCCAGCACTTTACTTTTAATTTCGTTGTCTGTCATTGCTGTACCTGGCATTTTAATTACTTTAAATCTACCCGATAGTTCTTTATCTGCATACTTGCCAAACAATAATTTGTATTTGGCAGGCCTGTATACAATAGTATCACTGGAAGTTTTTACATCTTCTAGTGTAGCAAAATTTTTGTACAATTCTTGTGGTGTTGGCGGCTGTGGCATATCTTGTACTCTGCCATTGTTCTTTAACCAACGTCTAAAGCTCATGTCGTAGTCACTGGTTAGTACAAATAAATCAATGATATTAATTGTACTAGGATCAATACGCTGATTGCTTTCGGCAACGTGATGCCACTGCATATACAAACCTTTGCGGCCTATTACAGTTTTAGTTGTTGCAGTATCATCGTATTCTGTATCGTAGGCCTGTTGGAAGGTTATTCCGTTAACAGTAGTAAAATCTAACTTGATTTGATTTGATCCTACTAGCGTTTCAAATACATATGGATCGTCTGGTAAAAAGTCGCTGTTATCGTCAGATACGCTGACAACCAACTTAGTATTGTCTGTAAAACTATCAGCACCGATAAAATACTTGTCACTCTTAAATTCAGATTTTTTACCTAACATGCCGTTGCCTAACGCATTGGTATTGGTTGGCAAGAAATAAATGCTGTCACGTTCAATTTTCGTAGTTTCGGCATTTAGAGATTTCTTAAAGTTTTCGTTAAAGAAACGTACTTTGTTTTCACTGCCAACAATATACCTTAGGCCTTTGTTTACAATAACATACTGTCCATTTTCGTAAGTAACTTTTATTAACCAACTGTTGTCTTTGTTAAGCTCGCTGACATCTCCTGCAAACTCGTCGCTGTAAAACTCACTGGTTCCTAAATTGTTTTGTGTAACAATTTTATAAGTTTGTGTTAGATAATCGTAACGAATACCAAATGTATTTTTGGCTGCTAGCAATTCAAATATTAAATTGTACTCAGTTGTGCCAAAAACCTGTTTGAATCTAGGAACAATGCGGCTAATAGTACTGTTAGATTTAATATTTTTAGACAACGCAATAGTTCCTGTGCCGTCTAACTTTTTACCAGTATCAGCGCCAGTTAAGTTTTGTTCTCCAAGACCATTGCCATATATTCCTGTTACTGCGGCCCATGTTTTAGTTCCGTTGGTGTCAAATTCAACTAACGATCCTTGCTGTATAAGTCTCATTAATCCTGTTGTTGCTGACCCCACTTTGATAACTTCGGCTGTTGTTCCGCTTTGTGGAATTCCTGTAAAGTAGCCGGTGCTGGCACCACTGTTAATTGTAGCTCTATTCCATGTAACATTAGTTGGCTGTCCTGTTATCTCGCTGTATGTTACTGCTGGGTATATGCTGTAAAACATGTTAACTAGCTCGGGGCTAGAAAATAAACCGGAAATATTTTCTCCAATTAAATTACGTAAGAAATAGTTATTGCTAACAGTATAGTAATTAGTTGTGTAAAATTCATCTTTGTAAATGTAGCCGTCATCACTGAAAATATCTAAACTTTGATTTGTTCCAGTTGGATCAGTAATGTTAGTGTATCGACTGAATCCGCTGTGAATTCTATTAACTGCTCTAATCTTAAGAATATTAGAACTTTGAGTTAACGGATACACACTATAGTCCTGACCTGTTACCATGCGGTCTTGACTGTAATAAGCATTAGGTGCGTTAGCACGTACACTTTCTATAGTTTCAGAAGGTGTACTGTTGTTTACTGTATATTCTAAGTCAGCAGTTAATGTTAGGAATTGTTTCTTTCCTACTCGGTCAAAGTATGCTATTTCCCAAGTGATGTTTTTCATATCGTCTGGGCGAATAGTATATGTTAGTCCATTGCTGGTACGAGTCCATATTCTAATAATTCCACGTGGAACATCACTAAAATAGCCGTCACCAAACTTAACGCTGATTTTATCACTGTCGCGTGTGATTACGCTACAAATTTTTCTTTGACCCAAACTATAGCTGTTATAAATTACGTTGTTACCTACCAAGTTAGGAACGTTTTTCCAGGTGTTGACTATGCTACCATCTTCATTAATAGTTTGAATGTAAACATCTTGCTCGTTAATATTTTCAATATCTACGTCTAATACACGATTTTCAATATAGTCATTTAACTGAAAGTCATTTTTGTTTAATTGACCCTGCTTAAATGTTACGAAGAATCCTGTGTTTGCACTGGTGTTTCCTGTACCATCATTTCTATAAAGCAAATTAAATGCCGCATATGGATCTGGAATAGCTTCTTCGTAATAGCCTAGGTCAGCAAAGTCGCTGTTACAAATTTCAAAATTACTACTAATTCCAGCGACGCTGGCATTGTAGCTAACGGCCACTTGTTGATCCGGTACAGAATTTAAACTGTATAACTGACTAGTAACTCCGCCTACAGTTCCTGCTTTTACAGGGTTTCCAAATAAATGGTTGGCTATAAAGACGCTGTTCATTACTGTGATAAACTTTTCAAAACTATCAGGATCATTTACCCCAGCCCATTGAATTACTTTATTGGCCAAGTTATTTCCAGTATTGTCTAAGACATTTTCTGTAGTTTTGATAGATTTGATCTTTAATAAGCCTTGGGCGCCAATATTACGCTTTGGGTTATAACTTAAAAATCTAGCTAGTCGTAGTACGTTTTCTTTTCGTTCTGCTGTATCAATAAAGTTTTCTCGACTGTTTAAGTCGATACGAAAACCTAAGTTTTGTCCTAAGAACGCAACTAAGTCAATAAGGGCAACAAATTCACTGGATTGAATCCAGTCATTGAAATCTTCAGGGTAGTTAGTGCGAATGTAATCAATCATTGCAGTACGCAATGTATCAAAGTCGTAGGCTTTAAAATCAGCGTTACGGAAACTTTGATATACACTTTGCCAGTTTTCTGCGGCAAATAAATTTTCTTGTCTAATAGTTTGAGTCATCGCTTAACCTTATTTTATATCCGAATTAGCATCAAAATTTACTTGTAAATCTGTTACTAAGTCATCTGGCAAATAATTCAATCTTATCATTACTACAAATCCGTTATCAACTTGAATGATTTCTGCGCCCATGTATTGAAATCTAATGTCTTGCGTTACTATTGCTTCGCATTCACGTTTAATAAAAGTTTGTAACTCGGGAGTTAAAGGATCAAAAATATAGTCCCAAACTGCTGTGCCAAATGTTGGCGCCATTACACGCTCGCCTTTACGAGTGTAAAAATGATTCAATAGATCCTGCTTGGCCAAATCAATATTGTAGGCCTTGAGTGATGGTGTTCGAGTTGTAAAACCTTTATATCTTAATGTTGCCATACTAATATTTACCAATAAAATAAACTACATACTTAATGCAACGTAGGTTTAAGCTCATTTATTTTCATCTTTTCAATTAGCTCTGTAATGTTTTCGTCATTGAGCATTTGATTATTAATCAGCTTAATAACTTCTTTAAAGAACTCAACGTTTTTGGGCAGTTCGCTGATATAGTTTAAATTAGGATATATGAAGTCCAACTGGCCATTTTCTTTAATAATAATGGCGCAGTCCTGTGGGTCACATTGATATCCTTTATAGGTTGACATGAAATATAATTTAATATAAAATACTATTTATTTGGTTATTTTCTGGAGATTTTTATGACTATGCATTTGGCTCACCCTAGTTTAACTATGTCTGGCAAACGCAAGGGCAAGAAAAAATTTCGTAATGCCGAAGAAGCTCGTAAAGCTCGCGCATTGGACGAGTCTTGGCAAGAATTGCAAAAGAAGTGGGGCATCGAAGCAGAAGAAAAGAAACGCAAGCGAGCGATGACAGCGCCATTGCTGACTACTGTTAAACCGTTTATTCGTGACACTGGTCCTCGTATTCCTAGCCTTAACGGCGGGCTTGATTCCGCTCCTGCCACTTTAGCACCTAGTAAAGTGTATACCGGCACCAAAGTCAAAGGTATTGCTACTATGCACAAGTCAAATGCTGTACCAGTATTCAGCGACGAAGAAGCGGTTGAAATCAGCCGTATGCGTAGGGGTTAATCTTTACAACTTGTAAAGACGCTGAGTCCTATCTTACGGCGTGCGCCTGCTTGCAAAAAGTTTGTAGATACATGTAAGCATCTGCGATCAAAAACTATTACGTTTCCTGGTCGCCATTCAAATCGTTGCTGTACACTGAGTCCTTCAAAGTTATTGCGGGGCAAATGACTACATTCTTCTACTAATTGCTCGTCGAATCCATGGGTAAGTTCAGCAACGTCTGAGTAATCTGTGATAACTTTGTTATATTCTTCTTTGACATCTGTGCTACCTTTAACAAAAAACGCCGCTGGTCCATACCATCGTTGATTAAGTACGTATAGGGCATTCTTTGCGGGATTGTACTCTGTGCCGGCAAATACCTTTAAGGGAAACACAAATGTTTTCCACGGATTAGGGTCAGGTAGACCTGTGTCTGTATGTACTCTATATGGTACTTTGGTATCAAAAAAGTTTGCGTTATCTATTTTCCAAGTTCCTTGACCCAATTCATTGTTAATAATTGGAGTGATTATTTCTACAACTTTGGGTGTTATGTCGGAAAAATATCTACCTGTAAACTGAACATAGTTACTAGCATCGTACTGCTGTTGTTCTTGTTTAAAACCAGTATTGTGATGCTCCATTAATAATTCTGTTCTAGTATATAAATCTAAAACATTTTCTAATACATAAGCCATTACTGTATGCCTGGATCTTTTTTGTTTAATTGTGCAAATGCCCACTGTCGTTCTGCACATTGGAAACACTGACCGCATCTGCCTACTTGTTGTTCTGTGCAACTATGGCTAAGTTCTAATAACTGCTCTTGCCCAAATTGATAATACAAATCTAACGTATGTCTTTTATCGAGATCTACAAAAGGAATCTGAGCTCTTTTATATTTGTTATGTACAGGACGTTCTGGATACAGTCCTGGCATCGGCCATTGTACTGGCGGTGTTTGTTGACTTCCATAAAATATATAATCTGCTATGCCATTTAACACTTCGATTGTGCCAGTTTCAACTTGTTTGCTATGATGAACAGTTGGATCACCTACCGGAATGGGTGCAGGTAAGTTTAGTCCTAGTACTCTGTTAACATACTTAACTATATCTGGACTGTATCTATAAGCACCATCAGTTCTGGGAACTGTAAAAGGAATCAGTTCTTTTGGTTGACTGCGCTCTTTGTTTAGTTTTGCAACTAGATATAACAGTATGGCGCTGTCCATGCCGCCACTAACAGTAACGGCTATTTTAGTTGGCCATTCTGGAATATAAATGTTAAATGTCCTGCGATCATTGGCAGGTCCGCATGTAATAAGCATCAATGTCTGTGTTGCAGATGTGCAATAACCTTATTGACATTAGCAACTGTAAAAGGAATATTCATAATTAAGTGGATACTGTCGTCTGTCCAACTAATTGTTCTGTGTGTCTTTTTTGTATTTACATAGTAGACACGGCCCTGTTCTATGTTAATTTTTTTATCGTCCATCCACCAATCATATTGTAGTGGGGCAACGTTTTTAACAAAACATGCCAATCTAAATTCTCTACGAGGAAAGCCCGGGCTATCTCTGTGCGGAACAAAATATCCGCCGGTATTACACTTAACAAAAAAGCTACGGCCAACAGGTGCAAATTCTTGAAATAAAGGATGCAGACTGGCGCAAGCATCGTAAAGTGCTGTAGGTTTAGTAAATGCGCTATCACCTACTGGACGACCTAATGCTTGCGCGGCTTCGGGCAAGCTCGGTAAACTACGATGGTCCCAGCCTTCAATGTCTAACGTAGTTAAACTAAGACCTTTGCGATTGTTTGGTCTGTCTGTTCTGGGCAAATAGTCGACCCAGTCGTTGGAAAACACCGCCAACTCTTGTTCAAGTTGGGCGGTGTCGATCATATAATCCAATGGCTCGAAGTCTCCGATACCCAGCAATGCAGTTTCTGCAACTAGTTTGTCGTAGTTACTGATTGCTGGGTCTACTGTACTCCTACTGTGACTTATGCCTTTACCATCTACTGTCATGCGGCCTTTACTAATTCTTCAGGCCAATGTATGTATTCTTTCCATGCATTGTCCCTAATGTAAATTGTTTGTTTACGAGCAAGTTTAGCCATTTCCCAGTATGTAGGTGCTCTTGGTTGTACCAATGGCTCCATTGGGTCCGTACCTTTAACAAAGTTACAAGTACGGCATGCTGTTACAATATTGTCCCAGTTAGTTTCGCCACCTTGGCTACGAGGCACCACGTGGTCAAAGGTCAAGTTGTCCACATGAAACTGTTCGCCGCAGTACTGGCAACGGTATCCGTCTCGCATATAAACCATTTTACGGTTAAATGCTACACCAAAACTAGGATTAATATATCTTGTAGCCACAATGATGCTAGGCACAGGAATAGTCAAATGTTGACTACGTACATGCCAATCATCATAGTTTTTAATTACTGTGGCCTTTTCCGAAAAAATTGCTTTTATAGCGGTTTGCCAGTCTACCGTGCTCAGTGGCACTAAGCATAGCGGCTGATAGTCTGCGTTCAGCACCAGTGTGTCATTGCTCATAATAATATTTAAGCTAAAGGTCAAAACGCTAGTATAACATAAAAAAGATTTTCTGCAATTACTGGAAATACCAAAGTAAATTTACAGCAAATACCAAAGTAAATTTACGGTTGACAATTAATCCAATTAATTATACAATCAATTTATCGTTAACCTTCGGGGCTTGACATGGATTTTAATATTAACAATTTTGAATTCCTTGGTTGGAATAACAGCACAGGACACGACAAAATATGGGGGCTGGTACAGACCAGTCAAGGCGTTTTTAGTTTTTGGGGACGGCGTGGCAAAAGTCTGTCCTTCAAACAACATTTTAGCATTTGGGACGCAAGGGCCACAGCCGACAAAAAGGAGCGTGCCGGTTATACTAAATGTAGTACTGAAGTGTTACCCGCAGATTTTGAGGGGCAATTAATGATGGCCTGCTTGGGCCGTGTAAAATTTGGGCTTGACAATTAATCCAATTTAATATATAATATTGGTATAGTAACAAAACGGGTACAAAATGCTTACAGCAGACACTCTTAAAACTCTTATGGAGTTTGGTCCCCAGGGCCTTACTGTACTGATCCGCAGGGCAGGTTACAAAGAAGACAGTTTTGTCAAGTCCAAGTTTCTGGGCATGACTAACGGCGGGCAGTTTTGCTATCAATGCACTTACAAGGGCGATTTTGAAGATACTTGTAAAGTATTCCTGACATATAACCATGACACTGGCAAGGTTTCTGCCGAATACTAATTGGTTGACAATAAATCCAATTTATTATATAATATTGATATTGTAACGCAAAAGGAGTCCTAGATGGCCTACGTTTCCCAGGATATGAAAGCAAAGTTGGCGCCTGCTATCAAAGCCCTACTGAAAAAGTATGGTATTAAAGGCACCCTGGCTGTGAATAACCACAGTACTCTTGTGCTTAATATCAAGTCCGGCAAAATTGATTTCGTTGAAAACTTTATTCAAACAGATCTCGCCAAGCCCCATGCTGGCAAAATGTCTGCGGATCAAGTGGCTTATCTGCGTAAGCATCAGACTTTGGATGTTAACACTTATTGGGCGCACGACCATTATTCCGGTAAGGCCCGGGACTTTTTAGTTGCAGTAATTGACGCCATGAAGGGTCCTGAGTTTTTTGACCACACGGATGCCCAAACTGACTATTTTCATTGTAGTCACTACGTTAGTATTAATATTGGTAACTGGAAAAAGCCCTATATAGTGGCTTGACAATAAATCCAATTAATTGTATAATATTGATATTGTAACGCACAAAGGAGTTCGAAAATGGCTAAACTGCTGATTACTACCCAAGTTTACGAAAACTATGCTTGGAACGAAGACGGCTCCTTGGGCACTGGCGAGAACGCCTATTGGAAGGCCAAGGGCGGTTCGGACTATGTGGTTAAGAACTTTAAGGATTTTGGTCGTGTTACTGAAGTCGTGATGGCTCTGCGTTCGCAGATTGAATCCGACAATGATGCTTTCCGCGAGCATATTATCGACTGGGAAGTTGTGGCCGACGACTACCTCACTGAGTTCGAGCGCGATCAGTTGGAGTACGAAGGCGTGATTCGTTTTGGTGCTAAAGAATTGGCTCTTGCTTAAGGTAACCATCATGGACAATTTTGATACTGAAATTCAATGCGACGAGTGCATTCCTGCACTTTATGAAATGACTCCCGAAGAGTATGCGGAGTTTTGCAAAGAATACAACGAGTGGCTAGACAAACAAGAAGAAGGCTATGAGCCGGAGAAAGAATATGCGTAAACCTTGGCAAGTTATTACAGAGCTAGAATCAGACAATAGTCGACTGGCCAAAGAAGCAATTATAGAAAAAGAAGCCCAAGCAGGTAATTCGGAATTTTTCGAAGGCGTTCGCATGGCGCTGGACTGCATGGTAACTTTTGGTGTTAAAAAAGTTCCCACTCATGGTGGACCCGACGGACAGGGCCTGCCATGGTCGGCGTTTAAAGAACTAGCAGACAATCTTGCTAGTCGTAGCCTAACTGGTCATGATGCTCGTAATGCCATTGAGCTTTGCCTAAGTGCGGCTACAGAAGCAGAGTGGAATAACTGGTATCGTCGTATCCTTATTAAAGATCTGCGTTGCGGTGTCAGCGAAAAAACTGTAAACAATGTAGTAGGCAAAAAATACAAAGCATATTCTGTGCCTGTGTTTACTTGCCAATTGGCTCATGATAGCACTAACCACGAAAGCAAAGTATGTGGCAAAAAACTAATCGAAGTCAAACTGGATGGGGTGCGAGTATTGACAATCGTATACCCCAACGGTCAAGTGGATCAATTCAGTCGAAACGGCAAGGAATTGCTGAACTTTGGTCACCTCAAGGATCAGTTCGCAAAAACAGTGACTGGCTTGACGGAGCCTGTGGTGTTCGACGGCGAAGTGATGTCAAGTAGTTTCCAAGACTTGATGAAGCAGGTGCATCGCAAAGACAATGTCAGTGCTCAAGATGCTGTACTGCATTTGTTTGATTTTATTCCTCTTAAAGACTTCCAAAAAGGTCGTTGGGACAGGCCACAGGATCAGCGTAGCGAAAAGCTAAAAGCATGGAAAGACCTATGGGCCGAAGAAACGCCTGATGTTCAAATTCTCAGTCACGAAGTAGTTGACTTGGACACTGAGCAAGGACAAATTAAATTTAAAGAAATTAATGCTCGGGCCATTGCAGGCGGCTATGAAGGTATTATGATCAAAGAGCCAAATGCGCCTTACGAGTGCAAACGTACTGTAAGCTGGCTCAAGCTCAAACCTTTTATCGAAGTCAGTCTTAGTGTTGTTGGTGTCGAAGAAGGCACAGGCAAGAACCTAGGCAGATTGGGTGCTATTATCTGTGAGGGTGATGATGACGGAAAATACATCAACGTTAACGTTGGTAGCGGCTTTACTGACGCTGATCGCGATTCTTATTGGAACGGCAAAAATAAGCTTCTTGGACAAGTTGTTGAGGTTCGTGCAGACGCCGTTACACAAAATCAGGATGGCAGTTATTCGCTCAGGTTTCCGAGGTTCTTACGTTTCCGAGGCTTCGAGGCTGGGGAAAAAATTTAATAAGGTAACTATGACGCCAGAAGCAGTTAAAGCAATGTTATACGGAGGCTTAAAAGAGCTGACCGAAGACCGTAAGCTATTTCGTAAAAGTGAAATTGGTCGTAAGCACGAATACAGTTCGTGGACTGAAGAAGGCGAAGTGGCCGTAAAAGATTTTATTAGTCTTGTGACTACTCAAATGTTGATGGCCGAAGAAGCACGTATAGAATCCAAAGCCAAAGATATGGTCATGGACAACCTAAAGAAATAAGTTCTAAATTAGGATCTGTATTAACTAGGTCAATGACCTGTTCTATGGGTACTTTGAACTTAATACTGGCATAGACCATGCCTTTGTTTTTAACGTCCCACATCATAGGTTCGGATTGTATATTAACTAGATAAGCACGACCTGCTTCTAGTTTTACAGGTTCCTGATCTTTGACGCAGTAATATTGCTCTCCAGCAGTATGCAAGTGCATGATCATAGATGTAAACCACAAACTCTTTCCGTAATGTAATCGCAACGTTGGGCCATACATGCTGTAACTAGGCTCTATGGCTATGTGGGCTACACAATCGGGTATTCTATTTAAGAAATCTTGTTTATGTTCTCCCAATGGGGTAACAGATTTTTTATGCTGGGCAATGTGTATCTTATCCCAGTTTACCCATCTTAGATTTTCTTCCTGCCATCTATTGGGAAGACTAATACCTTTAATTTCGTATATCATACTGGAAATAATCCTTTAACCGCTTCCCATTGACGTTTTTGTAATTCTGTAGGTGCACCGAATATAGGCTTCCAACGACCTGGGCTTAACTCAGGTCCTTTGATTTGTGCTCTACCGTTTTCTATAGCTTTTTTCGATGCTAGGTAACCTTCTTTTTCTAATTGTGCTCTAGTTTTGCCAGGAGGATAATTACCTGCCTTCATGATCTGTGCTTCTTTTAGTCTGCGACCATTCTCATGAGGACAGCTACTAATACAGTTAGCAACGTTGGCCCAGTCTCCGGCTTGTGCATATTCTTTAATGTTTTTATTATTATAACTTAATGAGCTAGCACCGCCAGCACCCATGTTATATGCCAAACTTACTAGTGCATCAAATTGACTTTGTGTTGCTTTGACTCCTTTGAATCTGTTTTTGACAGCATTTTCAATTTGCTGGACATCAACTAGAAACTTATTATAGGCTTTTTCGTAAGGTTGGCCATTGTCAAACTCTCCGGGCTTGTCCCACGAAACACCCTGTTGTAAGTGTCCAAAACCAATACTGTTAAAACGGAAGTCCCAATAATCGATTGGTCTAAATGCTTCCATGCCCAGGATAAAGTCTGCGCCAGGTTTACTTAAATGCATACCGGCAATAGGTTGAGCATTTGTATTATCCACGTTAGCATTAGGTTCGATGCCAGTAGTATCCAACGGAGTAGTGCTGGCATTAGGGTCTGGTGGCAATCCAGGTCCGCCATCTGCGGCTGTTTGTTGTTCACTGCGTGTTTTGCTAGTTAATCCAGGATTAGGCAAGTTCACGTGGCCTCTCCATGGTTCGTGTTCTGGTACGCGGCTAGCAATACTACTACGAACACTGGAGTTAACTGCTAGACCATTTTCCTTAGGAGTTTCAGGGCTAGCAGGTGATGGACCGTTTAAGTGTAACTGTGCGCCGCTCATTACTAAGTTGCCAGTAGCTCCTAGGTTTGCAGAACCTAGCGCACCCATTTTAAGATCGCCACCTACAATTAAATTACCACTGCCTGATACACTAATTTTAAGGTCTGATCCACTGTTCATTTGAATTTGGCCGGCGGCTTCTAAATTAATGTCTTTACCAGCGCGAACGTTGAAATCTCCTAAAGTGTGGAGATTAATACCGCCTTCGGCATAAGCATCTATATGTCCGTCTGCACTTAATTCAAACCATGCTGTGCCATCTCTGTTGATCAAATAGATCATACCAAACGTATCGTTAATAAAAATTTGTGCGCCGTTTTGTGTACGTAATCTTATATAAGCATTTTTTGGATCATCGTCCATGACAAACTGATGTTGACCAGGCGTTAGTATTCCATATACTTTGCTTATACTGTCTCGTTGAGCTCCACTAGTACTATTGCCTCGTAAAAAGTCTTTGGTAAGTCCTTGATCTTCCAGTGCGTCGGCAAGTGTGGGATGACGGGGTCTTAGACTAGCATCGTTGTCTAAGTCACGTTTATTCTTTTCTGCGCTAGGATAAGATTCAGGGTTAGTGGTCTCACCATATGTTTTACCAAAAGGTATACCAGGCACTGTGTATGTATTAGCATCCTGATATAAGCAAGCAAACCATACGCCTTTGGTAATATCTCCGTTGGCAAAGCAGACTAGTACTTCGTTGTTTACATCAGGAGGCACAAACCAAAAACCATATGCACGTTGCGTTTCGGTACTGCTTTTAGGATTAGAGCCTGTTGCCCTGGGATCACTGGCACCTGCAAAAGGACTGGCATAACTTACAGTTACCCAAGACGAACTGTCACTAGGATCACTTTTAAATTCTGGTATCCATACTCGTAGTCTGCCCATGCCTTTTTCGTCAGCATTATCTTTGACGATACCCAAGTATACGCCCATAGGCATATTAATTCTACTGGCGGTATCGTCTTTTGATTGAGGTCTAACTTTACTGGCTGCGTTACTGATTGGCATTTATTAACCCTTTGCGCTTGGTGTTTTGACTGCTAGTGCATTAGCTTGAGTTTCGGCTGTTTTGCGTGTAGCGGATTGCTGGTTCTGTTGCGCGGTCTGTTGTTTTTGAACAGCTTCTTTACTTAGTCCTAGATAACTAGCCACAATACCTGCATCGCGTACTGCTGTAATTTTTTGTAAGAACTGTCCTTTGAATGTATGTTCTACTCTAGTGGCTAGATACAAGCCCGATATCATATTATTTTGATCAAATTTCATTAAACCATCGGTGGGATCATAGTCGCTTGGAGTTTGTACAGTTAGATAAAAATAATTGCCGCCTTTATTATAGTCCGCCAAGGTCATTGAACTATTTTTCATTTGATTGTTGCCGCCTAGTTTTTCTAATAAAATACTGTTTGGCGTACCAAACCAAAACGGGTCTCCTACTATTTCTATATCAATTTTACATAAGTCCGCACTGGCACGTAGCTGATTAAAAATATAACCAAATGTGCCGCGATTGTTACTAAAAGGACTTTCTACACCTTGTGTGCTTTCTTTATCCGTATCGTCCTCTAAGAATCTATTCAATAGCCATCCGGCATTAACGCTAGCATCATCTACTACACCTTGACTGTCTTGATATGTTAGCCCTGATGTACGTAGCTTGTGCGGGTCGCCTTTAGGTGCGTTTTGTCCGAACTTTCTAATAGGACCTAATAATGTTGTAGCGGCTTCCTGTTTGGCCTTCATTACAGGATTATTGGCCTGTGCTTGAACTAGTTTAGCTTCTTCTTTAGCTCTGTTGTTAAAAAGATAAAAGCCTTTGCCTTCCCTAACATCTTTTAATTTTTGTGCATTATCTTTCCATTCTTTACGTGCTTGGTCAATGGCAGCTCGCTCCCCGTCTGGATTCCCTTTAATCTTTGGACCATGTTGGCTAGTGTCTACGAATGCTGTGCCGTTAGTAGGAACTGGCTGAAAGAAAGCATTGTTTAGAGTAATTTTAAAAGATTTCACTTCAGTGTTTAGTCCAGTATAAAAATAATCATAACGTTTATTCAACATGTTAAGTACTTTTAACTTTTCATATCTCTTTTTAATAGTTTCCCTATTAATAGCTTCATCGCCACCTTGTTGTGCATCTTGATCTGCTGGTGTTACTATTTGCGGAGTAATAAATTCCATTATTCTGTAAGTAATCTTTTTAGCATAGTCTTTGGTAAAACTATCAAACTCGATAGCTTGTGTATAAGTTTGTACCCGGAAAAACTTATAAGGGTCGGCAGCTTCGTCTGGAGTTACTTTACTAGGTAGTCCTTTTTCATTGCCGGCACTGCCTTTACGTTCTACTTTTTGCAATTTTTGCATTTCTTCTGTGCCGGCCAAAATAACATTAATCAAACCTAATATGCCAGATCCTTCCCTAAAAATCTGGTTGCCTTTGCCGTCAGCGGATACTTGAGTGTTTTTGGTTGTAGCAATAGACCCTGGGTTAAAGTTAGCAAATTTATATTTGGCTATCTCGGGGTCTACAATAAATTCATACTCGTTAGGTATAATTTTGCTTACGTAAACTTTTTGTTTTTCTTTATCATTCAATGCTTGCTGTAGTCCTTGAAAATATTCTCCCACTGTGGTTGCACTTACGTTAACAATGTCTTTTAAATTTTCTACTACAAGCTCTTGAGCACTAACTTCTAAGTGAACAAAGTCGATTTTATATTGACCGCCTTTTTCAGTTATATTCATTTCAACTTTTCTAAACACAATGGGCCAAACATAATATAACCCTGGAATGAATACTTCATCGCCCGACGGAGTAGTGCCTTTAAATGTTATTTCTAAATAGTACTGGGCTTGAGTGTGATTTGAAATTCTAAGTGCATTGGCTGTTCGAACAAGTTTGTCTAAGAATTGTACACCCAGAGGTTCTGTAATATTCATAGTGCCGGTGGTTGCTACTACGTTTTGAGTTTTACTATCCCAGTTACAAACGGTATTGACCTGCAAGTCGCTGATAATCATATCACTAGTGGCCGCAGTTTCGGCTATAACAACACCTTGTGCTGGATTCCAATCTTGTAACAACTGCGGGTGAATCATTGTTAATCTTAGATAGTAAGCAGTATTTTGATATTCGTTAAGTACGTTGGGCCTAAAACTGCCCATTGCTTCTGCGCTTTTAACAATGTCTACTTGTACAGGTGTAACTTTTTTATCAGCTTGGTCTACTGCTTTTATTGTTGCAGGATTTCGTAATGCTTCTGCCCTAGCATTAATATTGCTGGCTGCTTGCGATGGAGTAACTGTCTCCCTAGGAGTCATTGGTGGTTTGTTTGACATATATTACAAGTACGTCTTTGCGTTATCTTTGCTTAATAATTTAATCTTTGTTCCAGCTTTAAAATCAAACACTGGATCCGACAGTACGTCGGGATTTACTGCTCTAAATATCCACCACAATTTACTAGAACCATAAGCATCGTATGCTAATAGATCGGGTCTATGGTGGTATCTAGATTCAATGATTGCTTCTATTTCCGTGCCGTCTAAATTGACAGTGGGTAAAGTAGCCAAATCTAAATAAAAACGATTTACCCTCGTAGTTGCGTAGGGACTAGTTTGTTCATACATTGCCATTATACGTATCCTTGTTTAGCTAATTTTCCAGCCGCAAAGTCACTTAGATTAAAGTTTCTTGCAACTGGGCCAGTGTTGTATTGTGTCATTAAGTCAATAGTCATTTCTAATACAATAGGAACTACTACTTGACCAATCGGTGTTTGTACTGGCACATAATCTACATCGCTGGGATATCTATAGTTTACTGCACTAATAACAACCGGGACGTTTTGAAATATTGCAGGGCCATATGCATTAAACTCCATTACCTGCGGAGGACTACCGCGAAGTCCGTCTGATCGTCCAAAGTGCATTTTTGTAATAGTTTTAAAAAAGTGCATTACTGCTACCATGTATTGTGCTTCCTCTACAGTACTAGCTGTAAACTTTGCACCATTTATACTTATTTTAGGGTTAGTTGTTCTTTGATAAATGTTAGGAGCATAGTTTGTATGCGTTAATGGCTGTTCTTCCCAAACTGAACGAACATCGTATTGAATGTCTGGCATGTAAGGAAACATTACTCCACCGAACTGCTTCAATGGTGCTAGCATCGGACTAGAAAATAAAGGATCCCTTACTCCTTTTTTACTGGCCAAAGCCACTCGCTTTGTGTAATCAATTGCCATTGGCGTCTCCTAGTTTACTGTTAACTACATTAAATAAGTCTTGGTCAAAACGTCCAAATAATTCAGTAAATAATTTCATTCTTGTTTCTTGGTCTGCGGCAGCAAACATGTTTCTAATTTCACTGGCACTGGATATATTCTTTCCTAACAAAGAAAACTGCACAGTAGGTGCTACATAAACATAGCCATGCTTGTCAAATGTATCAAAGTCGAAATCTTTTGAGTACGGTTGTAAATAGCTTGGACTACCATCTTTTTTAGGTTTAAATGCAAAACGCGGATCTTCTGCCATATCTTTTTCGCTGACAGCAAACACTAAAATATCTTTGGTAGGATCATGTTGTGCTGTTATTTCTTGTGCTTGATAGGGATTTTTAGTTTGTACGATAGCAGATCCCGGAACTCCGGTTAGCATCATTAGTGCTTTCTTTTCTGCAAAGTTAAAAGGACTTTTAGGTGGTTCCACTTTGTCACTGGTAGCAATACTAACTGCATCTTCGCCAAATTGTTTTATTAAATGGCCGTAGACGCTTCTGTGACCCATGTGAAAAGGCTGAAATCTACCTGGGTAAACTACTACAAAGTTTTTGTTAATTTGACTAAATCTCATAATTGTGGATCCTTATCTAATATTTATGGCAAGAAAAATGGCTGTTTTTGAGTTGACAATAGTTGACTTTGTTAGTACTGACCTGCTACAATCTTATTCATGACCGCACCTAAAATATATCTAAGCAACAAAGAATTACTCAAAGAAATTCACAAAAGTAAGATGACTTACTCCTGGCTCAAAGCGCCAGAATACTTTCAATACGACATTATTGTACGAGATTTAAACGATTTTAACGATAAACCTACTGAAAAATACCCCGACGGTGTTATTGCTGAAGCAAAAGCTAATAGGGCCGCGGCTCTAAGTTTAAAAGCCCACGAAACTGCTGTTAAAGAATGGGAGTCAAAAGGCAGCAAAGGCGAAAAACCCAAAGCTATTCAATATAAAGTAGACCCCGAATCCGTTAATACAGATGATCTTGTGATTAGATTAATGACGTTTGAACATATTCCCGAAGAGCCCGGCCGCAAAAATAAACCAAAAATTACTAGCGATTACCACAGTAAAGTTAACTTTCCCCCTTATAAGCATTTTGCTAAAATAAATGCCCAATGGGAGGAAGTAGCCCGAAGTCATTGGCGTGGTGATTTAGCCACAGGGGAGTTTAGTGTTGACCATGGGCAAACTACTCGCGGTTTAGCCCAAATGTATATTAAACTCTGTGAGCGTTATAGTATGCGTAGTAACTGGCGTGGCTACACTTACGTAGAAGAAATGCGTGGACAAGCTCTGTTGCAGTTAAGCCAAATTGGTCTACAGTTTGATGAATCAAAATCAGAAAACCCGTTTGCTTATTACACAGCGGCTATTACTAATAGCTTTACTCGTATTCTTAACATCGAAAAGAAAAATCAAGTTATTCGTGATGATCTATTAATTGACAGCGGACAAATGCCTAGCTATACTAGACAGTTAGAATACGAAGCACTAATGGCTCAAGAGCGAGAAAGAAATAGTGCTTTGAGATCTGTAGAAATGGAAGACTCCAGTGATTGATATCCAACCTAAAGATACCAGTAAGGGCCACTTTTATGTAAGCCTTGTCAAAAGTGCTACTCGCATTGCCGCAGGTATTAGTTTAATTTGGCCTCAAAGCATAATTCTTGCAGGCATATTTCTTATTGCCGCAGAAATATTAGGCATTGTCGAGGAAATTGTATGAAGCTAATTTTAATTCAATTTTATTTGACTATGATTGTTGCACTACAACAGACTTGTTTGGCTGTTAGTAATGGCTGTTTGTTTTTGTACGGCAAGCTATCTGACTTGGCGTTTAAAGCAAGACTGTTGATAGAGGATTTAAAAAATGGACCAATTGTTTAAAAAAGTAGCTTGTTTTACAGACATACACTTTGGTATGCGACAAAACAGTCGTAGTCACAATCAAGACTGTGAAAACTTTGTCAACTGGTTTTGTGAAACAGCAAAAGCAGAAGGCGCAGAAACTTGTATCTTTCTAGGCGACTGGCATCACCATCGCGCTACTGTTAATGTCAGTACACTGAACTACACAGTCAATAATTTAGAAACTCTAAGCAAAAACTTTGAAAAGGTCTACTTTATTACTGGTAACCATGATTTGTATTATAGGGAAAAGCGCGAATTAAACAGTTTGCCTTTTGCTAAAAACATAGACAACATTATTATGGTTGACGAAATGTTACAGCTGGGCGGTGTTGCTATCGTTCCTTGGTTAGTCGAAGACGAGTGGACTAAAATGCGTAACTTAAAAGAACGTTATGTGTTTGGACACTTTGAACTGCCTAATTTTTATATGAATGCCATGGTAGAAATGCCTGACCATGGTGGCCTTAATGCCGGGCATTTTCCCAATCAAGAATATGTATTCAGCGGACACTTTCATAAACGTCAAAGCAGAGGCAATGTACATTATATTGGTAATGCGTTCCCTCATAACTATGCAGATGCCAGCGACGATGATAGGGGTATGATGGTTTTAGAGTGGGGTGGCAAACCTAAATATATTACTTGGCCGGAACAACCTAGGTTCAGAACGGTATTGTTAACTCAGCTTATAGAAAATCCTGACAAGTATCTAAATCAAAACACTTTTATTCGTGTAACTGTTGATGTAGATATTAGTTATGAAGAAAGTACGTTTCTTAAAGAAAACTTTATGGACACGTACAAACTTAGAGAAATAAGTTTTATTCCCGGTAAAAAAGAAGAACACTCAACTGAATGGGACGGCGGAGAGATAAAATTTGAATCAGTAGACACAATTGTATTAAATCAATTAACTGCTATTGAAAGCAAAGTAATCGATAAGCAACTGCTAATTGACATTTACAGCGGATTACAGTAAACTAGTATTTTATGATTAAAGTTAAAAATCTAACTATCAAAAATTTTATGAGCGTGGGTAATGTTACCCAGGCAGTTAATTTGGATCAACATGGTCTTACCCTAGTACTAGGTAACAATATGGACTTGGGTGGAGACGGCAGTAGAAACGGAACAGGAAAAACTACTTTAGTTAATGCATTATGCTATGGCTTGTATGGTCAAGCCATTACTAATATTAGGAAAGATAATCTTGTTAACAAAACAAACTCCAAAAACATGCTGGTTACTATCGACTTCGAAAAGAATGGTTCGAGTTACCGAATCGAAAGGGGTCGTAAGCCAAACATATTCAAATTCATTGTCAACGAAAGCGAGATTACTGATGGCCCGACCGACGAAGGCCAGGGAGAAAATCGCTTAACACAGGAACACATAGAACAAGTGTTAGGCATGAGCTATGATATGTTCAAACATATTTTAGCTTTGAATACATTTACTGAACCCTTTCTAAGCATGAAGGCCAATGACCAACGTGCTATTATTGAACAATTATTGGGCATTACACTATTAAGTGAAAAAGCCGAAGTTCTTAAAGAGCTGATCAAATCTAGCAAAGACAGTTTAAAAGAAGAAGAATTTAGAATTAAAGCTCAACAGGAAAGCAATAATAAAATTAAAAGTTCTATAGACGATCTTGAAAGGCGCAGTAGTGTTTGGCTTAAAAAGCACGACGAGGACCTTGTAATATTACAACGAACTGTAGAAGAGCTTGAAAACATAGACATTAATACTGAATTGGCCAATCACCAATTGGTTACTGCTTGGCGTGAAAAAGAAAATAAAATTAAACGTCTTAACAAGGATATCAGTACACATCAAAGTGCAGTTAAACGATTGAATATTCAATTGACTGAATTAACTAGTGCGTTGAGTAAAGCAGAAGATCACAAGTGCCACGCCTGTGGACAAGATATTCACGACACACAGCAAGAGTCAATGCTTAACGAAATTCAAGAAGCAGTTGAGCTGATTCGAACTGATTTATCTAAAGAACAAGTTTTAGAAAAAGAAACCACGGATGCAATTTTAGCACTGGGGGAACTAGGTACTTGCCCTAGCCTAAAGTATGCTAACTTAGATGATGCTATTAATCACAAAACTACATTGGATAATACGTATCACCAACTAGAAACTAAACTTCTAGAAGTAGATCCTTATGCAGAACAAATTGCACATCTTAAAGAAACTGCGTTAACTGAGCTGAACTGGGACAGGGTTAATGAACTTACGCGATTAATTGAACATCAAGAATTTTTATTAAAACTGTTAACTAACAAAGATAGCTTTATACGTAGGAAAATTATTGAACAAAATCTTAGCTATCTAAATCATAGACTAGAATACTATTTAGAAAAACTAGCGTTACCGCACGAAGTTAAATTTCAAAGTGATCTAACTGTAACTATTACACAGCTAGGACAAGAGTTTGACTTTGATAATCTAAGTCGCGGCGAGCGTAATAGATTGATTTTAGGGTTAAGTTGGAGCTTTAGAGATGTTTACGAAAGTCTCAACAATCCTATTAATATTTTGTTTATTGACGAAATGATTGACTCGGGTATGGACCCTAATGGGGTAGACAGCGCACTGGGAATTCTTAAGAAAATGTCGCGCGAACAGAACAAAAATATATTCTTAATTTCGCACAGAGACGAATTGGTCAGTCGTGTAAATACAATTCTACAAGTTACTAAAGAAAACGGATTTACTACGTTTGGACTAGATGTAGATATGATAGAGGTATAATCCCGGCCATGGACATTGTAATTACTAAAGAAAAAGATAAAACCGGAGAAGAAGTTGTTGTTAAATTAGCCCAGCAAATCGGGGGCAGTCCCGTGATGCCTTTCTTTTTACGTAACTATGCGGATTTGATAGACAACGGGCATTCCAATCCCTTTATGTTTGGCACTAATAAAAGCAAAGCAGTTTATATTGAAGTCAACAATGAAGTTGCAGGGCATATTGTTTATGATATCTTAGACGATGCTTACAAAACTGCTTGGATTGTGTTTAGCTGTGTCGAAGACGGTTTTCGTCGAAGAGGCCTTTACATGATTATGCACAGACACTTTGAGCAAATAGTCAAAAATGCGGGTAGCAAAAGAATAGCTAGCCATGTACATGTAGATAATAAAGTTCGTTATGCCAGCTGTGAAGCTGTTGGCATGAAACCGGACTTTTATAGAATGGAAAAGACAATAGCATGACATTAAAAGAACAATTTGAACAAAATGGATGGGTAGGACCTATTCAAATTATGTCGCGAGAAGAAGCACTGGCTTATAAAGAAATTGCGATGGACACTGAAGAGCAACTAAAACTAATGAACAGTGACTATCGTTGTAAAAGCAATGTGTTGTTTCCTTTTGTCGATCGCATTAGTCGCAGTCCTAAGTTGATAGAAGCCTTAACTGAACTTATTGGGCCGAATATTCATTGTTGGGACACACTATTTTGGATTAAAAAGCCAGGTGATGGCAAAGATGTTAGTTTCCACCAAGACGCTACTTACTGGAACTTTGATAAAAAACATCTAGCAGTTACCGCATGGTTCGCATTCGATGATGTTGTACCTGAACACGGCAGTCTTGAATATGTACAAGGCAGTCATAGAGTTTTTCAACGTAGACACAAAGATGTTAAAACTGACACTAATCTTTTGATGCGTGGCCAAACTGTTGATGAAGACTTGCCTAAAGAACGTGTTAAAACTACAGTTCCGGCCGGTAGCGTCTTGTTACACAGTCCTTATATTATTCACGGGTCTGGTCCTAATCGTGCGGCCACTAACCGCGTGGCCATGGGAATGATCTTTGCCAGCACAGAATGTAAGCCTATTTTAAATAGAGCTCCAGAATCTACTGTAATGGTTTCGGGTACCGACACTTATAACTATATGATACATGATCCCCAGCCAACGGGCAACTGGGAAGCCGATAAGGCTAATTGGCGCAAAGCCTATGATCGTCAACATGACAATTATTACTTTATGGAACAATCTCCTGCAAGCCCTTATAAGGAATTCGAAAAGGCAGTTGCATGATTTTTAAAGATTGGCGCGATTGCGATCAAAGTCCTATTGACTTAAATTTTGAACGTCATAAAATATATTATGTACATGCTAGAGCATGGCATATTAAAGGATACCTATTAGGTAGACATAGTTATCTTACTTGGTGGGATAAAAAACACAAAAAGCAATTGGTTATTGAATACACTGATAGAGAAACTTTAGATATACAAAATGCTAACATATTGTATTCTGGAAGAGAAGAGTATACACTACACGCTCCTTATATCAGTGACAGGCTAGCTAATGCTCGTTGGTTTGGTGCCGATCCTGTTATCAAAGCAGAATGTACTAATCATTTACAGTATGAAGACCTTGTTAGTGCTTGCGAACATTATCCTTATAAGACAACATCTTTTGATTTATTAAAAAATAACTGTAACACTTTTACATCTTATTTGTTGTATCAATTAGACTTAGACATCAAGCAGCCTTGGCCTGCAATTGGACACAAAAACAGACAGACATGGATTAATTATGGACTTGAAATTTGAGTATACAGAGAACAATCATTTCAAATGGGGATTCGGTGACGAGTGGTATAATCGACCGGACCCCACTAAACAATATAAAATACATCTAGGATATACTACTAGACCGGTAATGCGCTTCAGAGAAGAATGCATCGACGTGGCTAGAAAAATTGCCGCAAAAGCTACTAAGCCCATAATAGTGGGGCTCAGTGGTGGCAGTGATAGTCAAATGGTCTGTTTGAGTTTTAGAGAAGCAGGAGTTCCGTTTAAAGTTGTTATTGTAAAAATGTATGATAACGAAGAACGATTAGTTAACGGACACGATATTAAGACTGCTTATGCTTTTTGTGAAAAGTACAACATCGAATGGATTGATTTCGAAATTAATGTCGACGAGTATTATCAGACTAAGGGCGCAGAATACGCAGCCAAGTACGGCTTAACAGGTGTTCATACATTATTACAATGCGCCACCATGGACTTTGTAGGGCAAGATTACTGCTATATTATGGGCGGTGGCGATATTGTGTTTGCCCCTTATAAAACTTATGTAACTCCTGACGTTGCAGATCAATTGCCTACCATTCCTAATTTAGATCAAATGGTTAGGCCTTGCTGGTGGCAAACACCGTTGCCTATCATGCAACATATGATGACTATGGGCTATGAAGGTACTAGTAAATTTTATTTGTATACCCCGGAAATTATTGCCGCTTACTTAACAGATCCAGTAGTCACTGACTTTTTAAATGCTCAAGATACTATTTACGAAGTGTTTTGCAGATGGCATCCTTATTCTAGGATGTGGTGGCGCTGTTTCCATATGTTGTTTAAACCATTGATGACACAACGCGAATGGCCTGAAATGCTTCCTGCAAGAAAATACACAGGGTTCGAACAGTTACAAGGTAAAAATTTTAACTCTGGTAAAGAAGTGCTTTATCAAAAATGGATTAATGATGCCGCCGGTGGAATATCAGACGGTCAAGTTATAACTACTCCGATTCCGGAATTAATCAAATATGTAACTACTCCTCACGATCATAATTTAGTTTCTACTAGAATTGTACGCGGAGTTAATGTAGGTTGATTATGAAACAGTATTTGTGGGCAAATTGGAATAAATTAGATTATTCGTCTATGCCTTATAGGGATGGTTTTAAAAGTGTAGCCGGCTGGTTTGAATTTCCTGTGGACCGATTTAATGTACTGAATAATAAATTAGAACTACCCACATATAACATTGTTAAAGATCCAGTGTACTCTTTAACTAATTTAACCAATGATTGGGAATGTAGACTTTATAGTATATTAGATCAAATTGCCGATAGAGTTTTTAAAACTGCTGGTGAAAAAACTATTGTGCTGACTTGGAGTGGTGGCATTGATAGTTCTTGTATTTTAGTTTCGTTAAAGAAACATCCTGAATTTAAAACAAAATTAGAACAGGGCAAATTTAAAATTGCCTTAACTAGCACAAGCATAGACGAATATCCTGAACAATTTTATAGAGACATATTACCTTCAATCCCTATTACTACCTTAGATTATCTCAGGTTAATGAATGATCCTGATGTAATGTTAGTAACCGGAGACATGGGAGATCACGTAATAGGCTCAACAGATGTCCTTAGATTTACTAACGGGCTACCTGGAGATTTAGATTTAATGTTACCATGGAAACAAGTATTACCTAGAATAGTCGAAGTTAATGACAATGCGTTTTATCAAGATTTATTGTTTACAATAGTTAAAAAAGCACCTTTTGAAATTTTATCTATTAATCAATTGATGTGGTGGTGGGCAAATGCTTTAGACCATCAGGACGATTTACTACGACCATGGTACTGGAGCACTACTACTGATTTATCGGAAATAGCTAGCCAAAACAAAGTCTTTAGATTCTTTTACGATGATGCATTAATGACTTTTAGTTTTGAGTACATGAGTACTAATCCCGAATATCATACTTACATTGACAATAAATTATGGATTAAAAGATATATTGTAAACAGCAACGGCGACGAACACTATATTAATAAACAAAAAATATTCAGTCAACGTATGAGTTTGCGTCATACATTTAAAACAGAGATATATTACGAAAACGGTGCAGTTGCATGGCAATAACTAGAATTAAAATATTAGTTGATCAGGTTACAGAACAAGTAATTTGGCTAAGTTATTTCTTAGATACAAAGCCACCTGTTATCGAATCTAACTTAAACTTTTTTACCTATAGCGGTGAACCTACTGTAAATGTATGGCAATTGTATTTGTCTTACAAATTACATTACAATATTAAAGACAAAGTTTTTTATAAAAAATTACCAAATTCCAATTCATTTAAGCAAATACAATTTACCAGAGCTAAGTGTATTGCCGTAAATTATATTAGTTCTGCTTGTGATTATCAGTATGAAAAATACAATTATATTAATCATCAACTATATTTGGATCAAAATTCTTTCAATCATGAACGTTGGGTTGAACTTATGATGCATACTCATAGTTGCACTAAAGATGAAGCCAAAAAACTTTTACAATTTAAACGAGAAGAATATGAACTAGCAGTTTTTCATTTTGAATCTATCAGATATACATTTGCAAATAAAATCAAACAGGCACAGACATTAGAAGAAGTTAATGATTATTACAAAGAAACTATAGCAAAACTAATTAGTCCCAACAGCGCAAAATTAATAAATTCACCAATCATACAGGGCGTAGGCCTAGAAAGTGGTCAAAATTCTGCACCCTGATATATAGTAAGCAATGACTTGGCTGTATAATGGAAGTGAGATTTTAGATTTACCTGAGGACTGTATTGGATTCGTTTATATGATAACCAATATAGTAACTGGCCGCAAATACATAGGCAAGAAATTGGCAAAATTCTCTAAAACAACTTACAAAACAGTAAAACTCAAAAACGGCAACAAAAAGAAAAAGAAAATTCGCTCCAAGATAGATAGTGATTGGCGCGATTATTATGGCTCAAACGACCAACTCAACAAAGACGTGGAAACTCTAGGCAAAGAAAACTTCAAACGAGAAATACTTTACTATTGTAAATCTAAGGCAGAATGTAGTTATATTGAGGCACGAGAACAATTTACACACAGAGTATTAGAATCACAAGACTACTATAACGGGCACATTCAAGTTCGCGTCCACGGCTCCCACATTATCAACAAACTTTAATAACCACTACGGATAAGCTGAGTCCCGGCTGATTACAAGGGATCCTAGACCTGGCCAAGCGTGAGCACAGGGATGGAAATTCTGCGCCGTAGCAGAGACTGAAACCACTATCCTTAACAGGACGAAGTTCAATTGCTTGAAAAGAACTGGGTTTAGTATATGTAAAGCTGAAATGAGTGAGCTCTGTTGACAATTACAACTCACAGGTTATAACAGATTGCTCTAATAGTTTGTTAAAACCGCGTTAAGTCTAGCGTAAAAGGGTACAGCAGAACCGCCCTTGCTTGGTCAAAACAAGTTGCTTAATTAGAGTGTGACATATGGATGAAGGATAATGTCTAAACATTTGGCCTTGAAATAAGGCTAAGTGTGACTGAACTCAGGATAATACTATACCAGTTAAAAAAAATTATTCGAGCTTTACGAAGTAAAGTGAAGAATAGGCTGTGTTTACACAGCCGTTATCTTCTTTTACTTGATTCTTTCATTGCTCTTTCTTCTTGTTCTGCCTTGTACTGAAGTGCTTCTCCAAGAGCTTCACGTTCTTCTGGGCATAAATTATAGATTTCGCTGTATGGCATTCCGCTGTAAATGGCTAATAGCATTAAATCTTTCTGTGTGGCTTTCTGGTCTTTTTCGAAAGAGCTAACGAAATCCATTAGTTTAGCGGGCTCTTTCAGTAATTGAGAAAGCCTTAGCCGAAAAAATCGCTGGGATTAAATGTTAGGTCTGCAGAATATTCATTTCCGCATTTACTGCACTTTACAGTTAGCTTATTGTCTACACCGCAGTCAGTTATTTCTTTAAGCATTTGATCGATTAAGTCAAATTCAGGTTTACTGATACTGCCTACCCATTCTCTAAGCATTTTTCTGTCTGTAAACTCTTGATTGTCAGGAGTAATTACTTTTTCTATACTAGAAGTAATTAAGTCTAATGTTGCATCTAATAGCCTTGTAAAACTTTGACCAGTCATTTTTAATTTTTGTAGTTGATCTTTAACTTCAGATTCAACTTGTTGGCCTTTGGCCATTTCTTCAAATCCAGCAATATTAACTTTGTTTTGCTCAGTTAATGTAAATGGCTTAAGAGATACTTTAATTCCGCTGGGCAATACAATTTCAACGTTACCTTTGTAAAATCGTGTGCTGTCTAATATAGCACCTAGGTTAACATTAACTGGTGTTACAGCATCAGGTTCACAGTCATGAGTAAATTCCATTTCCATATTGTCACCATAGGTAGCCATACGTATAGCTACCATGATAGCATCCATATCGATTACAGGAATTTCTCCTGGGTCTATAATGCCAGGCACACAGGTTCTAAAAACTTGTTTTATAGATTCTCCGTTTAACAATGCGTCTGGACTTTTTAACATTAACTCGTCTTTGGCAGTCATTGGAAAAACTGCTATTTCGTTAGTATCAGTTAAATCAATACCTTTAAGATAACATTTGCCCATACTGGGTAATTTAACGTACCTGGCTGGACGTTTGTTATATTGAATAAGTGGGTTCATGCGTGTGTTTTCCATGGTTTTTACTCCGATAAATAATAGTGTACTCGAGTATTTATATGCGTAGATAATGGCTAAACCACCACAAGACATTAATTTGCCCGACGGGTCAAGTCGTCCCCAATGGGCCACTGAAGAAACACTATTAAAGCTACTGGATAAATTTGGTGGAGCTGGCGCCGCGGGCGTAGGCGGAGCTTCCGGTGCCAGTAGCGGTGGTGGAGGCAGTGCTGGCGGTGGCGCAGGCGGCAGCAATAATCCTGTTGACCAAATGGACAAAATGGGAGAGATGGCCAAGTCTCTCCGCAAAAACTTTGGCGATATGGGAGATGCTACTAAACGTCATAGTAGTTTAACGTTGGTAGCATCTGCGGCCACAATGGAAGCTTCTAAAAAGGCTTTTGAAATGGCCAAAGGCAGTGCCAGCGTTGATGGCGCGATGAAAACATTGTCTAGTGGTATGACAACTCTCGGGCAATACATTGGCGGCCCATGGGGCTTGGCATTACAAATAGCTGCCGTTGGCCTAACAATGTTGGCTAACAAAACCAAAGAATATTTGGACAGCATGGGAGAAATGGTTGATGCTGGCCTAGCCTATAGCGGAAAATTAGGCGAAAGCGCGGCATTGGCGGCAAACAGCGGACTAGCACTAAAAAGTTTTTATGCCGCATTAAAAGAAACAGGACAAGCATATAGAGCATTGGGTTCTAATGGTATGGATGCGGCCCGAGCATTTGGCGATTTACAAACCCAAGTTAGAGATACTTATGGCACTTTTGGTATGAGTGCAGATGAATTAGCCAAAGGCAGCGCAGACTTTATTAATATATTTGCAGCCACTGGCGCCAAAGGAGCGGATGCTGTCAGCGGAGCAGCCAAGTCTTATGGTAAGAGTTTAGAAACATTGCGAACAGTTAGTATTGCTACTGGTGCGTCAATGAATGAAATGAAAAAGAGTTTAGGCGACTTGCTTAAGAGTCCTATTATTATTAACGGACTAAGAGCATTCGGCCGCGGCACCGAAGACGCTGTAGTAGCCATGGCTCGAGGCGCCAGCGGCTTTGAAGCAGTGTTTGGTAAATTAGGTAAAGAATTATACAGTCAAACAGCAGAAGCAAGAGCCGCAGGTCTGAGTATTATTAACACAGAACTAGGACAAGCAATTGCACCTTTTGCAGATATTCAAGTTCTAGATAATTTTAGAAAGAAATTAGAAGATAATACAGTCAGCGCAGGCGAATTTCAAGCCAGCGCACAAGCAATGGTCAACAGCATGGGACCAAATATTCCTACGCTACAGTTACTAGCACAGCAAGGTGACGCCAACGCTAAAAAGTTGTTAGAAATGTATAACAATGCTAAAAAGTACACAGAAATGAGTGCTGAAGAAGTAGAAGCAATCAAAGCCAAAGGCCGCGCGGAAGAAAAATTAAAAAGTATTAGCGAAAAAATGGGTGCTATGTTTGAAAAAGTCAGCAACAAATTATTTGGAATGATTGACTTAATTCCAACAGGTATGATTGATGCTATGTCTAACTCTTTGGAATTTGTTACTGACGCTCTAGGAGCAGTAATAGACGTAGTAATAGCAGTACTAAAACCTGCAATGTGGGCATTAGGTAAAACATTTGACTTTTTAAATCCAATTGTTAGATCATTGCAAAAAGCCATAGTGTATCTGATATCGGGCGTAGGTTCTATAATAAGCGGATTTTTTGAACCTCTCATGGAAGCATTAGATCCTTTAATAGACATGGTCCTTGGTGTGTCGAAATTTGTATGGGAAGGCTTTACAGATATAGTTTCCTTTGTTTGGGATGTATTTGCGTGGCCTTTCAAAAAAATAGGAAGTGTAATAAGTTTTGGTCTAGACATATTTAAAACAGCCACTACTGGATTTGCTAGTTTTATGGAAGGTATAGGCGGATGGTTATGGGATTCCTTTAAAGGCGCAATGCAAGCCACTTTCGATATTTTAATGTGGCCATCTAGACAAGTAATAAAAGTAGCATCGTGGTTTTTAGACGGATGGATGGCAATTGGTAGAAAACTATTTGATTTCGTTGGTAATTTTGGTGGATGGTTATGGGACGGACTCAAAGACATAATTTCTTCAGTAGGTGAAGCACTGTCGGGCTTTGCTTCAACTGTTGGTGAAAAAATGGCCGCGATAGGAGAGACAATAAAAGAAGGAGCAATGTGGCCGTTTAGACAAGTATCAAATTTAATATCTAGCGCCGCAGATCTGTTTATGAAGCCGTTTAGTTCAATGAATAATTGGTTTAAAAGTACTTGGCTGGGCAAAAAGATTATGGGCGGCGAAGGTAATGCCAGTGCATCAACCACAACAGATGATGCATCAAGCAGTAGTCCTATAATGAACAGTCAAGTCAGTTCTGTTTCACCTGGTGTAGTTGATGCCAATGTAAAACGAGAAAGTTTCTCTTATGGTAATATGTCAGATGTTCAAAGAACGCAAACAGAATTAATGCAAGAAAGCCTAGCACATCAAAGACAGGCTGTGGCTCAACAGAGATTAATTGCAGACAACACCGAAAGAACTGGTAAAGCTGTTGAACAGGCCGGTGCTTACGCTTAACTAAATATACTACTATGTCTTGGAAAAAATACTTTAACGTTCAAAAATCGTCGTTTAATACGGGAAATCAGCCACAGTCAGCTAATTCCCGATCTGTGTCAACCAGTAAGTTTTCCAGCTATCTTAATGAAGTTTATACTGGTACTCCCAATCGTGTTGACCGTTATATGCAATATGACCAAATGGACATGGACAGCGAAATTAATGCGGCATTAGACACTATTGCCGAATTTTGCACACAGTTCGATGCTAAAACAAATGTTCCATTTGACGTACATTTCAATGACACTCCCACTGACAGTGAAGTAAAAGTATTGCGTAAAGCACTACAACAATGGTGCCGTATTAACGAATGGGACAAGCGTTTGTTCCGTGCTGTACGTAGTGTACTAAAATACGGTGACAACTTTTTTATTCGTGATCCAGAAACATTTGAGTGGATTTGGTTAGACCCAACTGCTCTTACTAAAATTATTATTAATCAGACCAAAGGCAAGAAACCTGAACAATACGTTGTCAAAAACTTGTCATTGGATATGATGGACAAAACAGCCACTGATGTTATCAAGCATGATACACAGTTTATGGCCATGAGCGCAATGAGCCGTTTGGGCAACATTCAACCTGGACAGGCAATGAACTACGGCAGCAAGAGCAATCAAGGACAAATTGAAGAATTTGGTATTGACAGCGAACACGTAGTACATTTGTCAATGACCGAAGGTATGGACAACAATTGGCCTTTTGGTACAAGTATTCTAGACAGTATCTTTAAGATTTACAAACAAAAAGAACTGTTAGAAGATGCTATTATTATCTACCGTGTACAACGTGCTCCAGAACGTCGTGTATTTTATATTGACACAGGCAACATGCCAGCGCACATGGCCATGGCCTTTGTTGAACGTGTTAAAAATGAAATTCATCAGCGCAGAATTCCAAGTCGTAGTGGCGGCGGGCAAACTGTTATGGATGCAGGATATAACCCATTAAGCATGATGGAAGACTACTTCTTTGCCACAACAGCAGACGGCCGCGGCAGTAAAGTTGAAACACTACCAGGCGGTGAAAACTTAGGTCAAATTGATGACTTAAAGTTCTTTACTAACAAAATGATGCGAGCTTTGCGTATCCCTAGTAGCTATTTGCCTACAGGTCCAGATGATGGCACAGCCGCTTATCAGGATGGTAAAGTAGGTACAGCATTTATTCAAGAATTCCGTTTTAACAAGTATTGCCAGCGTATTCAAGGACTACTAGCACCGCATTTTGACGAAGAATTTAAGTTATTCTTAAAGTTTAAAGGTATTGAAATTGATGCTAGTACGTTTGATTTACGCTTCTTACCACCGCAAAACTTTGCGGCTTACAGAGAAACAGAACTAAATGCCAGCAGAGCCAGTGTGTTTACTCAGCTAGCAGAAGTTCCATTCTTGAGCAGACGCTTTGTCTTAAGCAAGTATTTAGGCTTAGAAGAAGACGAAATCGTAGAAAACGAAGAAATGTGGTTAGAAGAAAACCCAGAACAACACGAAGCCGCTGGTGTAGGCGCAGAAGATATGATGAGCGCAGGCACTGCTGGCGGTATCGGAACTAATGAGTTAGGAGCCGTAGGAGTACAGCCCCCAGCTGAAGGTGGAGAAGAAGCACCGCCTCCTGAAGGCGGCGAAGCTGGCGGTGAAGCACCGCCTCCAGAAGGAGCACCACAATGAAATTTTTAGAATTACGAGAAGGCGTAGAAGAGAAAAAAGAACAAACGCCCAACGATATTTTCAAAGGTCAATTAGACCAATTACGCAAAGACGATACTCGCAGAAGTCGTTTAACACTGATGCACTTAAATAAATTGCGTAAGATGAAAGAATTGCGTAAAGCAGAAGTTAGCAAAAAAGCTAAAAAATTGGGCATTATCTATGCCCGTGCTCAGGCACAATAACCCATCTTTTTGCCCTAAGGCATACTTATGCCACGGCCTAAAATCAAAAAACACTGTTTTTTAGGCCTTTTCTAAGGGTATTTTATCCACCCGATTTAAATAATAATACGATAATTAACTATCTTTGGCCAAAGGAGATATAGGAATGTCAAAAAAGATATTAGAACAAGTGCTAGAGCACATCCTTAATAAGGAAGAAGATAAAGCTCAAGAATTGTTACACTCTTTCTTTGTAGAGAAAGGCCGTAGCATTTACGAAGGCTTAATCGAGAGCGACGATGTGTCTGAGGAAGAAGTTTTAGAAACTGAAGAATTAGACGACAATATGCAGGATGATTTCGGTAACGATATCAGTGCCGCTAAAGAAGACATCGCCAGCGAAGAAATGTTTAGCGAAGAAGGCGACGAAGACGAGCTAGAATTCGGCGACGAAGACGAAGGCATGCCCGGCGATGAAGAGGAAGAAGGTATGGATGGCGGAGACGCTGGCGATACTGAAGACCAAATCGACGATGCTGTACTAGACGTTGAAGATGCTTTAGACGAATTAAAGAGCTTATTTGCTCAATTAAAAGACGAAAGTGGCGCCGGCGACATGGGCGGCGACGACGAAATGGCAATGGACATGGGTCCAGAAGAAGAAACAGAAGAAAGTTTCCAATTTGAAGATGCCGACGAATTAGACGAAAGTGCCGATCTTATTGCAGTTGCAAAGCCAGCTGGTGGCGACAACGGTAACAACACTCGTAGCCCAGTAGCCGCTAACAGCGGTGCTAAAGGTATGGCAGCAAAGCCATTCAAACTAGGCGGCAGTGAAAGCAATAAAGGCGGAACACAAGGCGGTTTACTAAACCCAACAACTAAGGAAGACAATGCTGGTAATGTTAACACTACTGGTAACAAAAAAGCTCCTAGTTTAAGTGCAGTTGCAAAGCCTGCTAAGGCCGAAGCCGCTGGTAACACACGTAGCCCTGTTGCAGGACGTTAATAATGCAGTACGTACCACTTAAAGAAGCACTGACTTTTGATCAAGCTAGACTTGTTGTAGAAACCCGTGACGGTGTCGACGGTAAGTCTAAAGACTTGTTTATGAGTGGTATTTTTATTCAAGGCGGCGTTAAAAATCAAAACCAACGAGTTTACCCTGTAAACGAAATTGGCCGCGCCGTTAAGAGTATTAAACAACGCATTGATGAAGGGTTTAGTGTTTTGGGTGAAGCAGATCACCCAGATGATTTACAAGTTAATTTGGATCGTGTAAGCCACATGATTACTGACATCTACATGGATGGTGGTAATGGACTAGGCAAGCTAAAGATCCTACCAACGCCAATGGGCAACATTGTGAAAACATTGTTAGAAAGCGGCGTTAAATTGGGTGTAAGTTCTAGAGGTTCTGGTAATGTTAATGAAAGTGGAGAAGTTAAAGACTTTGAAATCGTTACAGTTGACATTGTTGCGAACCCTAGTGCGCCAGAGGCGTATCCTAAGGCTATCTACGAACGTGTTATGATGAGCAATCGTCAAAGACAAATCATGGACGTGGCACAAGCTGTAAAGTATGACTCTAAAGCACAGAAATACCTCCAGGAAGAGGTTCTGAAGTTTATCCAAAACCTTAAAATCTAAGGAGAAGGTAATGACAGTTTTTTCGGAACTACTCGGTTCAGAGGTACTCTCAGAAGATGTTAAGACTAAATTAGCCGAAGCTTTTGAACAAAAAGTTAACGAAGCTAAAGCAGAATTAACAGCCAACCTTCGCGAAGAATTCGCTCAACGTTATGAGCACGACAAAGGTTTAATTGTTGAATCTATGGATCAAATGATCGAAGAAGCAATTAGACAAGAAATCGCAGAATTCAAGCAAGACAAAGACGCTCTAGTTGAAGCTCGTGTAGCTTACAAAAAGAAAGTTGCTGAACACAGCGAACTACTAAACAAGTTTGTTATGGAAGCTCTTGCACGTGAGATCGGCGAATTGAGAAAAGACCGCCAAGCACAAGAAGCTAACTTTGCTAAGTTAGAAGAATTTGTGTTACAGCGTCTAACCGGTGAACTTAATGAATTACATGAAGATGAGCAGGCTTTACGCACAGCTCGTGTTCGTATGGTTCAAGAGGGTAAAAAGATTATTGCTGATGCAAAAGCAAAATTTGTCAAAGAAGCCGCTAACAAAGTCGAAGGCATTATTTCTAATGCTATGAAGACTGAGCTAACACAGCTTAAAGAAGACATTAAGGTTGCTCGTGAAAATGCGTTTGGTCGTAAGATCATGGAAACATTCGCCGCAGAATTCATGGCCAGCCACTTTGCAGATGGCACCGAAGTTAAGAAGATGGGCAAGCAAGTTGCCGAACTTCAAGCTAAGTTGGAAGAGACAGCTCAACAACTAGCACAAAAAGACAATATGATTGCAGAAGCTGTACGTAAAGCTAATGTCGCAGAAGACATGGCCAAACGTGCTCGTGTAATGCAGGAGCTGGTAGCTCCATTGTCCAAAGAGAAACGTGAGATTATGGAAGATTTACTGCAAACAGTAAAGACAAGTAATCTTAAGGAATCTTTTGAAAAATATCTACCAGCAGTTCTCAACGAAACAGTTAGCAAGACTGCTAAGAAAACGTTAGTTGAGGGCGCCAAAGCACAGACTACTGTGTTTACTGGTAACAAGTCTGTTAGCGCAGATCAATCTACAGGTAAAGCTGAGATTGTTGCACTACGCAAACTTGCAGGATTATAAAAGTAAGGAGACATTAAATGTCAAGTCAACTTTTTGAGTCTCAAAACTGGTCAGCTACTAAAGAAGCTCTGCTAGAAGGACTCGACGGCAACAAGAAAGCCGTAATGGAAACAACATTAGAAAATACACGTAAGTATTTGAGCGAAAGTGTTTCTGCTGGTGCTACATCAAGCGGTAACGTTGCAGTTTTAAACAAAGTAATTCTGCCAGTTATCCGTCGTGTTATGCCAACAGTTATCGCTAACGAAATCGTTGGTGTTCAGCCAATGACAGGCCCAGTTGGTCAGATCCACACATTGCGTGTACGTTATGCCCAAACAGCTAACGGCGCAACAGCTGGTGAAGAAGCTCTAAGCCCATTCAAGATTGCTGAAGCTTACTCTGGTGCTGCCAGTGGTAAAGCTGCCGCAACAAGCGCACTAGAAGGTGAAGCTGGTAACAAACTAAGCATTCAAGTATTGAAGCAAACAGTTGAAGCTAAGACACGTAAGTTGTCTGCTCGCTGGACATTTGAAGCTGCCCAAGACGCACAAGCCATGCACGGTTTGGACGTTGAAGCAGAAATCATGGCTGCTTTAGCACAAGAAATCACTGCTGAAATCGACCAAGAAGTTATCGGTTCTTTATTGAGCCTAGCTGGTACAGCAGTAAGCACATTTGACATGTCTGGTGGTTCTTTCACTGGTACACCTACATACGTTGGTGATCGTCACGCTGTTCTTGCTATTCTTATCAACAACGCCGCTAACTTGATCGCTCAGCGTACACGTCGCGGTGCTGGTAACTATGTTGTTGTTAGCCCAACAGCATTGACAGTACTACAAAGTGCTACAACATCTGCTTTCGCACGTACTACTGAAGGTACATTCGAAGCTCCAACAAATACCAAGTTTGTTGGTACATTAAACAGCTCTATGCGTGTATACGTAAACAGCTATGCCAACGAAAACAGCCCAGTTCTAGTTGGTTACAAGGGTCCTAACGAGATGGATGCGGCTGCTTTCTACTGCCCATACATTCCTCTAATGAGCTCTGGTGTTGTTCTTGATCCAACAACATTTGAACCAGTTGTAAGCTTCATGACACGTTATGGTTATGTTGAGCTTACAAATACAGCAAGCTCTCTTGGTAACGCCGCTGACTACGTTGCAAAAATTGCAATGGCTAACATCAGCTTCCAGTAATCCAAGGATTGCATTAGCAAAGTTCAAAAAAGCGCCGCAAGGCGCTTTTTTGTTGATTATTGAGATTTTTTCAAAAATAAAAAACATTTTTGGTATAAATATAAAAATATTAGTAACTGAATAGACATGGCCATTAATCTTAACCATCAAGACAATGCATTATCAACATCGAATGACACATTGAACTTTCAAAGTACAATGATGCAAAACGTAAATGTTGAGCGTGTAAGCACAGACCCAGCACCGACAGTATCCGGAAGAGTTTGGTATAACACTACTGATAAGCACATTAAAATGTCAGCTTTAAATGATTTAGGGCAATTAGTAGTCAAGCAGATCCCTATCAAAGACGACTTGGATTCTGCTATTGCACAGGTTAATAGCTACATTGCTAATCTAAAGTTACAAGAATTATCTAACGTGCAGGACCCTACACCAGGAGATGGTTTAAGATCCGGCGACGTATTAATTTACGCGGCAGATATCGATAAATGGTTAGTTTCAAATTACCTGTATCAACAAGTCATGGATGCAGGCGAATTTTAACGGAGAAATTATAAATGGCATCAACAATTAGAATTAAACGTTCGTCTACCAATGGCAACCCAGCGAGTTTGTTGGCCGGCGAACTAGCGTACTCAGCATTAGCAGGTACGCAAGCGAACGGAGGTGATAGACTTTACATTGGTTTTGGAACTGAAACTTCTGGTAATGCCGCTAACCACTACGTAATCGGCGGTAAGTATTTTACCGATATGATGGACCATGTACAAGGTACATTAACAGCGTCCAGTGCGATTTTAACCGATGCCAACAATAAAATTGATGTCATTAACGTTGGTAACTTAACAACAACTGGTAGTACAAATACTATCAGCGCAACTAACACTAACGGCGGTATTACACTAACAGCCAACGGTTCTGGTTATGTAACAATCAGCGGAACTAACGGCTTAGTAATTCCAGTTGGAACTACGGCACAGCAAGGCCCAGCAGTACAAGGTGCTATTCGTTACAACACCACTATTAGCCAATTTGAAGGTTACAGCGGCACAAACTGGAGTAGCCTAGGCGGTGTACGTAGCGTTGATGGTTTAACATACGTTATTGCTGAAAGCAGTCCAGGTGCCAGCGATGACATAATCCACTTTTATGCAAGTAATAATACATCGGCTGTTGAAGTTGCACAATTAAATACAACCAAATTAAACTTACTACAAACAACAGCTAGCTCTAGCACAACAACTGGTGCTCTTACTGTTGCAGGTGGTGTAGGTATTGCAGGTAACTTGTATGTTGGCGGTAACTTAGTTCTAACTGGAACTGAAACAGCTATTGGTAGTGTTACATTCAATAACGGTCTAACATTAAGCGGTAGTGACACAGCCGCTACAGAATATCTAACATTAAACAACGCTAGTGGCGTTACAAAATTCCAAGTTGATACTGCTAGTGGTAATACAACTATTGCTGGTACATTAAGTGTATCAGGTACAAGTACATACGCGGCACTTTCTGCTACTTCTATTACCAATTCAAGTTTAACTTCCGGTAGAGTAGTTTATAGCTCAACAGGCGGTTTACAAGTAGACAGCGCCAACTTAACATTTAACGGTACTACACTAACATCTAATGCATTGGCTGTTACAAATAACGCTACAGTTGGCGGAACATTAGGTGTAACTGGTGCTACAACATTAAGCAGTACACTGGCTGTAACAGGCGATACAACATTAACTGGAGATTTGGCAGTTAATGGTGGTGATATTACTACTTCTGCCGCAACATTTAACTTAGTAAATGCAACAGCAACTACAGTTAACTTTGCTGGAGCAGGTACAACAGTTAACATTGGAGCATTAACTGGCACTACTGCTATTAGAAACAATGCTACAGTCGGTGGTACACTAGGCGTTACTGGTAATACAACACTAAGCGGCACAGCTAACGTTGTTGGTGATTTTAGTGTTAACACAAACAAGTTTACAGTAGCCGCAAGCTCTGGTAACACAGCAGTTGCTGGTACATTCAGCGTAACAGGTACAAGCAGTCATACTGGTAATTCTACATTTGGTGGCACAGTTGGTATTACTGGCGATTTATCAGTTAACACAAACAAGTTTACAGTAACAGCCGCTAGCGGAAATACAAGCGTAGCTGGCACATTGGGCGTTGCAGGTGATGTTGCAGTTAATACAAACAAGTTTACAGTTGCAGCCGCAAGTGGTAATACTGTTATTGCTGGTACAGCTAGTGTTGCAGGCGACTTTGCAGTTAATACAAACAAGTTTACAGTAGTTGCCGCAAGTGGTAACACAACAGTTGCTGGTACTTTGGGTGTAACTGGTAATGCTACTTTCAGTGGAACAGTTGGTATTACTGGTGTAACTACACACAGCGCAAACGTTGTAATGAGCAACAATTACATTACAGGCTTAGCTGATCCGGTTAACCCACAAGATGCCGCTACCAAAGCCTATGTTGATGCTAGCCGTAACGGTTTGGATGTTAAACAAAGTGTACGTGCGGCTACAACTGCAAATATTACTTTAAGCAATACTCAAACTGTTGACGGTGTTGCACTGGCCGCTGGCGATCGTGTTCTTGTTAAAGATCAAACAACTGCTAGCCAAAACGGTATTTACGTTGTTGTAAGTGGTGGTTCATGGACTCGAGCACTGGATGCTAACAATAGCAGTGACGCAGGCAACGGTAGCAACGAAGTTAACCCAGGTATGTTTACTTTCGTTGAAGAAGGTACAACAAACGCTGATGCTGGATTCGTATTAACTAACGATGGCACAGTTACATTAGGTACAACCGCTTTAACATTTGCACAGTTCAGTGGTGCTGGTCAGATTATTGCCGGTGCTGGTTTAACTAAAACTGGTAACCAAATTGACGTTGGTGCTGGCCTAGGTATTACAGTTAATGCCAACGACGTTGCTCTTGCAACTACAGTAGCAGGTGCTGGTTTAACTTACACCAGTGGCGTACTTGATATCGTTGGAACAGCAAACCGTATTACAGTTAATGCTGACAGTATTGACATTGCCAGCACTTATGTTGGTCAAAACAGCATTGTTACTGTTGGTACATTAACAACTGGTGCGTTAGGAACAGGCTTTACTACTGTAGCAGTACCACAAGGCGGTACCGGCGCAACATCTTTTACCAGCAACGGTGTAATTTACGGAAACGGTTCAGGCGCACTACAAGTAACAGCGGTAGCCACAGTGTCAGGCAGTTTCTTACGTCAAGATGCTTCAGGAGCTCCATATTTCAGCAATGAAATTGATGGCGGAACATACTAAATAACAGAGTATGTTATATACCATAAACAGGATAGTACATACTATCCTGTTTGTTTTTCTATATAGAAAAAGGATTACTGCCATATGGCTTCCAATATTAAGCTGAAACGTTCAGCGGTCCACGGCCGCGTACCCGTACCCGGAGATTTAGAACTAGGTGAATTAGCAATCAACACCTACGACGGCAAACTATATCTCAAAAAATCAGTCAATGGTGTAGAGACTATAGTTGATGTTAGTTCGGGATACTCTTTGCCTACGGCTACCACTTCTGTTCTTGGTGGTGTTAAAGTTGACGGCACTACAATTACAATTAGTCAATCTGGCATTATAAGCGCAGGCGGCACTGCATATACAATTAATAGACAATATATAGTCAGTAACGGATCTACTACCACTTACAATCTAGATGTAGTTCCAAAAAGTGCCGATTATGTAGAAGTATACTGTGATGGTATCTATCAAAAAAGCGACAGCTACGTAGCCGGCTCAGGAACAGGAATTAAAAATACGTTTACAGGTGACGGAGGCCAAACAGCATTTGTATTAAGCTCAACACCAATAGATGAAACTTATATTGAAGTTTACCTGTCAGGTATCTACCAAAAAGATACAACAGCATATTCTTTAAGCGGAAATACTGTAACATTTACCGAAGCTGTACCACAAGATGTACCTATTGAAATTATTGTTATTAATAAACAAGCACAACTGATTTTATCAGAAGCTCCGCCAGCAACAACAGTTATTGAAGTTCGAACTTACAGTCCGGACTTAAATGTTAAAAAAATACCAATATTAGCATTATCTAATTCAAGTTCTTTTAATTTAGGATATTCGGTGCAGCCAGGCGATTTAGTTAGAGTAGTTTGGCAAGGTGTTTACCAGCACGAGGATTCATATTCTGTTCTAGACTATACTTTGACTTTAGATGAACAAATTCCCACGGGAGATTGGCTAGAAGTTATATTGTTAACAGCTAGTCCTATTACCAGTTTGTCTGCGGATTCTGCAGGTATTATCGCAGAAAATAATGACGGTATTGGTGTTAATACTGAATTAGATTTAGGTAAACTAATACACAAACTAAGCTGGACCGGGTCATATGCATATACTCTAGCAGACGGTGCAGAAGGGCAAGTAATTCAATTAGTTCCCAGCGCAGGAGATGCAGACCTTATATCAATTACAGTAGCACATTTACGATGGTTAAATTCTGGAGAGTCTACTACCAGTTCAAATGCTGTGTATAAACCTTTTGGTAGCGTAAACGCATTTCCTACTGTAATTACGGGAATATTTACAGACGGGGCATGGAATTTCAGCGGAGGATCAAAAGTATAATTTTTGATTCAAAATACTTCGGTAAAGTATTTGATAAATATTTGGATATAGGATCCTAAAATATGGCACTAACAAGAGTAAAAGCAAGTTTATTAACAGGGGTAATTACACCAAGTAGTGCCTCATTTACCAGTCAAGTAGCTTTGCCCGCAGGCACGGTTTCTGCGGCCCCGTTATTATTTGAACCTGGTACTAACGTCACAGTACCTTATCAAGGTTCTATGGAATTTGATGGCACTAGATTATATTTCACTCCCGACACAACTAGAGAAACAGTTGCTTTTAGGACTGATACAACATATATTGGTACTACTAGTGTCGCATTAAATAGAGCCAGTGCCAATTTGGCCTTAGCTGGAATTACTTCTGTCGCACTTCCTGGATCCACATCTGGTACTATTACATTACAGCCTAGTGCTGTTGCAGGATCAACTACTATTACTTTACCAGCAACAACTGGTACTGTGGTTACCACTGGAGATTCGGGCACTGTAACTAGTACAATGATTGCCAATGATACTATTGTCAACGCAGATATTAATAGTTCAGCAGGTATTGCTTATAGCAAATTAAGTTTAACTGGCAGTATTGTCAACGCAGACATCAGTAGCTCGGCTGCAATCGCCAATAGCAAATTAGCCAACAGTAGTGTGACAGTTGGTACAACAGCAATTAGCTTAGGTGCGTCTAGCACAACGTTAACTGGATTAACCAGTGTTACATCTACTAGCTTTACTGGTGCATTAACCGGTAATGCAAGTACAGCATCTGCATTGCAAACGGCAAGGACAATTAGTTTAAGTGGTGATGTAGCCGGTAGCGTAAGTTTCGATGGTAGTGCCAACGCAACAATTACAGCAACTATACAAGCAGACAGTGTAGCCTTAGGAACAGATACAACTGGTAATTATGTAGCTACAGCAACAGCAGGGTCTGGAATCAGTATTGCTGGCTCAGGAACTGAAACAGCGGCAATTACCGTTACAAATACTGGCGTATTAAGTGCAGTGGCCGGAACTGGTGTTAGTGTCAGCGGCGCAACAGGAAATGTTACATTTAGCATCGGCCAAGCAGTAGAAACTACCAGTAACGTAACATTTGGAACAGTTACTACAACTGGTAACGTAATAGTAGGTGGCAATCTAACTGTTAATGGATCAACAACAGTTGTTAATAGTACAACTACTCAATTAGACGATCCAATTATTACTCTAGGTGGAGATACAGCACCCACAGTTGACGATGACAAGGATCGAGGAATTGAATTCCGTTGGCATAACGGTACAACTGCTAAAGTAGGTTTCTTTGGATATGACGATAGCACTGGGTATTTTACATTTATTCCTGATGCAACAAACACCAGCGAAGTATTTTCAGGTACAAAAGGTACATTAGATGTAACAGCCATTACAGGAAATGCCGCAACGGCTACTGCATTGCAAACATCTAGAACACTATCACTGGCTGGAGACCTGTCAGGATCTGCTGGTTTTAATGGAACAGCGAATGCAACTATTACGGCAACACTGGCAACGTCCGGCGTTACAGCAGGCAGCTATGGAAGTGCAACGGGTGTAGGCACATTTACAGTTGACGCCAAAGGTCGACTAACATCAGCTAGTACAACTGCTATTGCAATACCAAGCACACAAATAACTGACTTTACAGAAGCAGTACAAGATTCTGCTAGTTCAATGATTACTAATGCAACGCATACCGGTATTACTACAACTTATACAGATGCATCAAATGTTCTAGCATTAGCATTAACTACAACCGGCGTTACAGCAGGAACTTATAACAATATTACCGTTGACACATACGGCCGAGCTACAGTAGGTTCAAACGTTGCTTATTTGACAGGTAATCAGACCATTACAGCTACTGGTGATGCTACAGGATCTGGTACTACTAGTATCGCATTAACATTGGCTAATAGTGGCGTTACAGCAGGAACATATGGAGTTGCAAACAGTAGAACAGTTGGTACTGTTATTGTAGATGCCAAAGGTAGAGTGACTAGCATTTCTCAAGTACATTTTGGACTAGTGCATAGTGATGTAATAACTGTTTCTAATGCGGCAACCTTAACTTATACATTCCAACAAAATGCAGGCACTATTGGAAGTGCAGGATTGAACGTCGACAATGTGATAGTTTTTAATAATAGGTTAAAAATGAGACAAGACGAATATACTGTAAATGCAAACGGTACAATTACGTTTGTAAGTGGTACTATCGAAGTAGGCGACGAACTAGAAGTTACCACATACACACTTATCCCATAATTAATATAAGGCAAACAAATGTCAAGAAAGTACGCAATTAAAACTAAAAACAGTACAACTAGTATTGCTAGCGGATCAAACAACTACAAGTTGAATAAAACTACTGGCGTTTATGATACTTACACTGATGATCTGTCAGTAACAGCTACAGACATTATATTCGTTGGTAAAAAATCAAATATTAGTGATCGTCTAGACGCTGTTGAAAAAGACATAAGCGTTTTAGCAGGAACTGTTTTCTTCCAAGATGACGTAGATCTGTCAGGTACTACAGTGGTAGCAAATAAACTAGTTACAGCTAGAACGATTGCACTAGGCGGTGACCTAAGTGGTAGTGCAAGTTTTGACGGATCCGCAAACATAACAATTACTGCTACAGTTCAACCAAATAGTGTGGTATTAGGCACAGACACTACTGGTAACTATATGACTGATTTAACAGCAGGTACCGGTATCAGTATTACTCATACACCAGGCGAAGGTTCTACAGCAACAATCGGTGTAAGTAGTGCTACAGCATTAAGAGCAGATACTACATATATTGGTACTACCAGTGTAGCATTAAACAGATCTAGCGGGAATTTAGCATTAACTGGTATTAGCTCAGTGGCTTTACCAGGTAGTACCAGCGGTACAATTACACTACAACCAACTGCTACAGCAGGAACAAATACAATCACATTACCAGCAACAACTGGTACAGTAGTAACAACAGGCGATAGTGCCACTGTAACTAACACAATGTTAGCGGGTTCTATTGCTAACGCCAAATTAACAAACAGCGCAATCACAATTAACAGCGCAAGTACAAGTTTGGGTGGTAGCGTAACATTATATGCAGGTACAACTACATTACAAACATCCAGTGCTAACCAAGCATTGACTGGTATTAGTAGTGTTACACTTCCTGGTAGCACTAGTGGCACTGTACAAATTATTCCAACTGCGGCAGTTGGAACTGGTACAATATTAACAATTCCAGCAACAACTGGTACGATTGTTACTACAGGCGATACTGGTACTGTAACCGGTACAATGATTGCCGATAACACAATCCTTAACGCAGAAATCGCATCAAATGCGGCCATTGCATACAGCAAATTGAACTTGTCTGGTAGTATTGTTAATGCTGATGTGGGTGCGTCGGCAGCGATTGCTTATAGTAAACTTAACCTAGCTGGTAGCATTGTTAATGCTGACGTTGGTGCATCTGCGGCTATTGCTTACAGCAAGTTAAACTTATCTGGTAGCATTGTTAACGCAGACATTAGTGCTAGTGCGGCCATCAGCACAAGCAAGATCAGTGGTTTGGCTACATCTGCTACTACAGATACAACTAACGCCAGCAACATCAGTTCTGGTACATTGGCATTTGCTCGTTTGCCATCTCTATACCACGGCACTACATTAGTACAAAGCTCTAGTGCTAACCAAGCAATGACTGGTATTACCAGCGTTACTTTCCCAGGTAGCACCAGCGGTAGCGTTCAATTGATTCCGGCTGCTGTAGCAGGTACAGGTACAGTTCTAACTATGCCAGCAACGACTGGTACAGTAATTACTTCTGGCGATACAGGTACTGTAACTAATACCATGTTGGCTGGTAGTATTGCCAATGCCAAATTAACCAATAGCTCTGTTACTATTACAGCCGGCTCCGGTATTACTGTTACTAATGGTACAGTATCATTGGGTGGATCTGCAACGATCACTAACTCTGGTGTAACTAGCATCGCAGGTACTGCTAACCAAATTACTGCCAGCGCCAGCACAGGCGGCGTAACACTAAGCCTCCCAAGCTCTGTTACACTACCTGGTGATTTAACAGTTACTGGTAACTTAACAGTAAGTGGTACAAGTACAACTATTAACGCAACTAGCGTATCAGTATCTGACTTAAACATTACAGTAGCCAAGGATGCTGCCACAGCGGCAGCTGCCAACGGCGCTGGCCTAACAGTTAATGGTCCAGCAACGGCTGCAACACTGACTTATACTAGCGCAGACGATCGCTGGAACTTTAACAAAACATTAAATGCCACATTAGTTGGTAACGTAACTGGTAACGTAACTGGTAACGCTAGTACAGCAACTACACTACAAACTGCTCGTTTAATTAACGGTGTAAGTTTTAACGGAAGTGCAGATGTAACAGTTCACACAGCAGGTACTGGTATTAGCGTAAGTGGTACTACAGTTACCAATACGGGTATTATTAGTGCTAGTGCAGGCACAGGTATTAGCGTAAGCGGTACTAACCCGTTAACAATTACCAACACCGGTGTAACTAGTTTGGTTGCTGGTACAAACATTGCTGTAAGTGGCGCAACTGGTGCAGTAACAGTTAGCGTAACAGGCACAGTAGCAGATTCTAGCGCACTAAACGGTATCTCCGCGGTGAACTTGTTCAATAACATGGGCAACATTCACAGCACTAGAACAGGCTTTGATGCTTCAACACCAAGCTATGGCCATGGTTTTAGATATGTTCAAGGTACTACTAACGGCCCAGGCACTAGCGGCACTCAGTTCTATAGCTGGTATTTAGGTTTAGGTTCTGACTATCCTGCAACAGGAGCAGGATCATATGGCGCCATGTTTGCTGTGGATAGAAACGTTACAAACCCTTATCTAAGTGTAAGATATAACGAAGGCAACAGTTTTTCTAGCTGGTATAAAATCAGGGCTGGTGCGGCTGATGTACTAACAACGGCCCGTACTATTAACGGCGTAAGTTTTGATGGATCTGCTAACGTAACAGTAACAACAGCAGGTACTGGTATTAGTGTTTCTGGCACTACTGTAACTAACACAGGTATTATTAGTGCCAGTGCAGGTACTGGTATTAGTGTTTCTGGTACTAACCCATTAACAATTACTAACAGTGGTATTATTAGTGCTAGTGCAGGTACTGGTATTAGTGTTTCTGGTACCAACCCGTTAACAATTACTAACACTGGTGTAACCAGTTTAGTAGCAGGAACAAATATTTCTCTAAGCGGCTCTACGGGCGCAGTAACAGTTAACGTGTCAGGCACAGTCGCTAACGCAACCACTGCCGCAGGAGTTTCTAACACCGTAAGTGGAACTAATAGTGCAGACTTAGTATACGGTAACATGGCTGACAACGACCAGTTCCGTATTAGAATTGGCGGTACTGCTAGTAACGCAGGCTTTGTTGAAATAGCTACTGCTGATGATGGTACCGAACCAATTCACGTTCGTCAATACACCGGAGTGTTTACTTCATTAGCTAGAACTGCTACATTACTAGACGGTTCTGGTAACACAAGTTTTCCTGGAACGGTAACAGCTCCGACATTCAGCGGGGCATTGAGCGGTAACGCAACCACAGCCAGTTCTATCAGCGGTTACGGCAACCCAACAACCAGCAGTACAGCAAACACTATTGTATATCGTGATGGCAACGGTTACATTCAAAATAACTACTTCTATACCAGCAGTGGCGGCGCAGAACGTAATGCATCCGGTATGGGTTACTTTGCTGGCTTTAATAGCAGTGACTACTACATTCGCAGTTATACACCTGCCGCAGTAGCAGCCGCTATCAGTGGCCAAACAATGAACATCAACGGCAGCAGTACTAGTTGCTCAGGTAACGCGGCCAACACTAGCAGTATCAGCAACGCTGTTGGCGGAACTTACACTTGGACTGGTACCAACTATTTCCAAAGTAACTTGGGTGCTACATCTGGTTCTTTAAGTAGCCCTCCTTTACAAGCATACTGTACAGGTGGTAACGCTGCCTTCATGAGTTTCCACAGAGGCGGGGTCTATGCAGTGAACTTTGGTCTAGACTCGGACAACGTACTACGTATCGGTGGATGGTCTGCCAGTGCTAACAGACTTCAATTGGACATGAGTGGTAACTTAACTCTAGCAGGTGAAGTTACAGCTTACTCGGATGTGCGTTTAAAGTCTAATATTGAAACCATTGACAACAGTCTAAACAAAGTATTACAATTACGAGGCGTATCTTTTGACAAAGACGGTAAACATCAAATTGGTGTAATTGCCCAGGAAACACAATTAGTATTCCCTGAAGTTGTAGCAGAAAGCAATGACGGATACCTAAGTGTTAACTACGGTGCATTGGTAGCTCCTTTAATTGAATCTACAAAAGAATTGAACAGCAAAGTTGAAGCACAAGCCAAAGAAATTGCAGAACTAAAAGCTCTGGTCCAACAATTGCTAAGTAATAAATAACACGGGATTTTAAATTATGCCAGGAAATTTACCAGCAACAGGTACTACAATTACAATGGGAAGGACCCGAAATGCTTATAACCTTTCGGGTACTATCACTTTGAGAGCAGGACTTGGAGCACAGAAGCGTTACCCAGGAGCTAACACTACATCGGCACCATGGGCATTTAGTAGTCAAATGGGTGGCCAGTATTACCCTGGCACATATTAATCACATACACACAAGGAGTCAGACATGGATGTTAAAAAATTATTGGCCTCTGTGCCAATTGGCAGAAGCCAGTACGAATTTGATAATTTTGTAACTGGTGCGGCCAACAGCGAAGCTCGTTACGTAAGACAGCTTTTATTGGAAAAAGAACAGCTAGAAGAAAGCATTGCTAATGCTGACGCAGGTAGTCGTTGGCAAGATCAATGTCAAAAAGAACTAGCACAAGTTGACGCAGTTCTAAACAGCTGGACCGAAGAACAAATTGTTTCTACACTAAACAATTTAGAAGCAGAAGAAGGCCAATATTGGGCCGCACATCTAGGTAAGATCGCCGCAATTGAAAGTCTAACAAATGGCCATACTAGTCCACAAACGTTAGATCGTTTAGCCCTATTACCTATTGAAGATTTTAAAAACAGCGTAATCATCACAAACAGAATCATGGAATATATCCGCAGTACCACTGCACGTATCGAACAAGAAGCGTTTGGTAGCGAAGCAGAAGGCCTAGGTACCGGTAGCGATATTCAAGGATGAGTTTACTTAAAAACGCACTACAGTCTAAGCCACAGCTACAACCTGAAATTAAACTAGAGGATGTTAGTGTGGCTATCTGTGTTCCTGCACGAGATATGGTTCATACTGTTTTTGCTTTTGGCCTAGCAGAACTTATGACTTACAATGCTCAAAAAGGAATCAGAACCAGTGTGCATGTTAACATGGGAACTCTAGTAGTTAATCAACGTGAAACATTAGTACAGCAAGCATTAGACGTCGGCGCAACTCATATCATGTGGATCGACAGTGATATGGGATTTCCCAAAGACACAGTTGAACGTTTATTAAAGCACGACAAACCTGTTACCGCAGGCAACTATGCTACCAGACGTAAGCCTTTCAAAACAGTTGCTTACAAAAAAATATTAGATTGGCGCAGTTATTTGGTTCACGATAAAAATACCAAAGGACTGACTGAAGTGGAAGGCATTGGCATGGGCTGTATGCTAGAGCGCACAGATGTTTATAAAGTACTACCTAAACCATGGTTTGCATTAGAATACCATGCAAAAAGCGATGATCATATGGGCGAAGACATGTACCATTGCAGGGCTTTAAAAGCCGCAGGGTATACTGTATATGTAGACAATGAACTTAGCACAAAACTACAACATGTGGGCAGTTTTGCTTACACAACAGATCTAGTAGAGCCCAATTTAGAATAATTTATGACTCTTTTAACAATAGCGGCTTTGGCCGCTATTTTTTTGAATAAATATTAGGATATAACCGTTTGGAATTCAAATGCTAAAAACAAGAGCTCAAAATAAGTATATTTTAAACACCGATAACCAGGATCAAGTACTGGTAAACGAAGCAGGTGACTTAGAATTAATACATGGTAATCTAGTATTACAAACCTCACCAACTGCACTAAATCATGCAGTTACTAAACAATATGTTGATAGTGTAGCTCAAGGCCTTGATGTCAAAGCCAACTGTCATGTACTTTCTTATGAAAATATTAACTTAGCAGTAGCTCCTGCAATTATAGACGGTCATACTTTACAATCCGGTGATAGAATTTTCGTAGTAGGGCAAATATTAAAGTCCCAAAATGGTATATATGATTTTAACGGTGTTGGGTCTCCTTTAACACGCTCGGCTGATACTAATTCTAGCGCAGACATTACGTCTGGTATGTATGCTTTGGTTACAGAAGGCAGTCAATGGGCACGAACTGGCTGGATACTAACAACTCGCGGCACAATTCAAATTGATGTAACGCCCTTGGAGTTTGTACAATTTACTGGGGTAGGTAGTTTAGTCGCTGGCCCTGGTATTGAATTTAGCGGAAATACGCTAAGTGCTAAGTTGGGCAATACTGACAGAATCGTATCCAATGCATTAGGTTTTGATTTAGCTGAAACAGGTATAACCCCTGGTACATTTAACGGAATAGAAGTAGACAGTTATGGTCGCGTAGTTAGTGCTACACAAAACAATTATCTAACAGCTAACCAAAATATTACCTTATCGGGTGATGCAACAGGATCTGGTACAACAGCAATTACTGTAACATTGGCCAATACCGGGGTTAGTGCCGGAACATGGAACGGTATAACTGTTGATACAAAAGGTAGAATTACTGCACTGGGTTCTCAGGTATTTTTAACCGGTAATGAAAATATAACAGTCAATGGAGATGTAACGGGTTCTGGAACTACCAATATCACAACAACATTGGCCGATACCGGAGTTGGTGCTGGTAGCTATGGATCAAATTCTACCACATTGTCTGCAATCATAGACAGCAAAGGTAGAATTGTCACAGCAGTAGATACTCCAATTGCTTTTCCTGTAAACAGCGTCGCTGGAAGATTTGGTGATGTAATATTAACTTCTGCAGACGTAGGACTAAGCAACGTAACCAATCAAGCACAAATAGCTAATCTTGGTAATGTGCCTGGTATACAATCAGGTTTAACATCTAATAGACCTTCCGCGGGCCAAGTAGGTAGACTTTATATTGCTACAGACACTCTTAGCATTGCAAGAGACAACGGCGGTGCTTGGGAAATATTAAGACCAGCAGTATCGGGCGATGTTAATATTCCTGCAAACGCAGGTAATAGTACACTTAGTGCCACTGGTATTACCAGCGGTACTTATACAAAATTAAGTGTCGACAGCAAAGGTCGTGCGTTTGCTGGAAGTCAATTAACAAGCCTAGACATTAAAAATTATCTTGGATATACTCCTGTTAACAGGGCCGGTGATTTTATGTTAGGTGCGCTAGGTTTAACCATTGGCACTACGTCCGATCCTAGTTTATATTTTGGTACAACAACAACCGCAGGCCTATTCAGCCCAGCAGCCAATGAAATTAGTATTGTTACAGCCAGTAATGATAGATTAAAAGTAAATGCCGCTGGTCGAGTATTAATCAATTCTTTTGATAACGGCATAGATTTATTACAAGTCAACGGTACAGTTAGTGCCGCTAACCCAACTCAGCCAAATCAATTGGCTACAAAACAGTATGTAGACAATGCAGTTGCTAGTAAAGATACCACAGATGAAATCGCCGAAGGTTTAACAAATCAATACTTTACAACTTCTCGTGCAAGAGCCAGTATCAGTGCAGGTGGAAATTTATCTTACAATAGTCTGACCGGCGTAATGAGTTATACAACTCCTACGACCGACGGTATCATCGAAGGAACAAATAGATTATATTTTACAAACGCAAGAGCAAGATCTGCTATCAGTGTCTCTGGTAATGGTATAAGTTATGATGCGCTAACTGGAATTATTACCAGTAATGCAACCAATGCAAATACACCCAATACTTTAGTATATAGAGATCCAGCCGGTAACTTTAGCGCAGGAACTATTACAGCTACCTTAAGCGGTAACGCCAGTACAGCAGGTTCTTTACTAATAACTCGTAGTATTACAGCAACAGGTGATGCTAGTTGGACAGTAAACTTTAACGGCTCAGCAAACGCCAGTGCAGGTTTGACGCTGGCCAATACAGGAGTAACTGCTGGAACATATGGCGGTGGCGCAGTATTTTCGCAACTAGTCGTTGACAGTAAAGGAAGGATTACTAGTGCAAGTAGCTTACCTTTAACTTCTAGCGATATTACTACTACATTGGGATACACCCCAGTCAATAGATCTGGCGATACTATGGCCGGCTATCTATCAGTACTGACTCCAGACCAACCTGGACATGCGGCCAGCAAAGCCTATGTAGATCAAGCATTATACGGACTATCGAATATTTCTGCCAAAGACCCCGTAGCAGTAGCAACGGAATCAAATATTACACTATCGGGCTTGCCTGTGATAGATGGTTATCAAGTAGTAGCAGGAGACAGAGTATTAGTAAAGGCACAAACTACAGCAAGTCAAAATGGTGTATACATAGCTGCCGCA